TTTCGTTTTCCGATGGAAACTGGACCCGCCATACGGATTACAGATGTGCCTCTCACGAGAATCAGGCGACAGTACGCTACGTTACGAGGAAATCCGGCCATCTCTCGGCGAGCGTTGACAACGAGCTCGCTCTTTGCCAATGGATCGTAGAAGCTGCCCGAGAAGTAGAGCCGCGTGCTTCCGTCAGTATTCAAATGGCCTGCGTCAGCGGGTTGGACACACTCAGCTATCATGCTGAGATCGCCCCGTTGTTCTGATTTTCCGGCGTGCCGTTGAAAAATCCAGGCTCAAGCGGTAAGTACTGTGAACAAAAGGAGTCATCGCGTCATGCAGGATAGTGTCCTGTGTCTAGGAATTACAAGTCGACAGGTAACATGTCCAAGAATCTTCTTTTACTAGGCGACTGCTTGGAGCAGATGGAATCTCTGCCCTCAGGGTCAGTTGATGCCGTTATCACGGATCCGCCATACGGAAAAACCGCCTGCAAATGGGATGCTGTCATTCCTCTTGAACCAATGTGGGCGCAGCTGCGGAGAGTGACAAAGCCGAATGCCGTGATTGCCTTGTTCGGGAGTGAGCCTTTTAGCAGCTTGCTCCGTATGAGCAACCTTTCCAATTTCCGCTACGATTGGATCTGGGTGAAAAACCTGAAATCAGACAATCTGAATGCGCGCAAGAAACCCATGACCGGGCACGAGATAATTTCAATCTTCTGCGACAAACTCGGAGGTACCTACAATCCGCAGAAGCGTCCCAGGACCACCGAGCGAAAGTCAGGGAATAAAAGGAATAGCAAAACGAGCGTCTATGGGCGTCAACGCGAGTTTTACTTAGACAGACAGGACGATTGGATAAATCCTGATACCGTCTTGCAGGGTATTAAGTGTGTTCACAATTCCAGCGGAAAATTACATCCTACACAGAAACCCGTGGAACTGCTTGAATACCTAGTACGTACCTATACGAACCCAGGCCACACCGTTCTCGACTTTGCTATGGGCAGTGGAACAACCGGTGTTGCCTGTGTACGCCTTGGCAGAGACTTCATCGGAATAGAGATCGACGAAGCGTATTTTAGCGTCGCGCGAGACCGTATCCGCGCCGAAGAGCTTGCTTGCCGGAATTGTCTTCCAGGGCTTGGAGCACAGCATGATTAAGATCATCCTTCCAGCGCACATGATTCCACTTGGTACTACAGTTCGTAAGCCAACCGGCACAAAGCAGTATCGTCTCGTTCAGGACCTGTTCTTGTTTGACGAGCAGGGCAACCGCGTCTCGCTTGTCTCCGGCAGTTTCCTTCTTGTGTCCGGCTCGAACATTCTCATGGTGTCTGCCGAAACACCTCTGGCCGTGTACTTTGACGAGCTAAAGGACGCAAAGGAGTTCTTATCAGATCTCGTTGCAGTTGCAGAGGAATAGAGTCACAGCCCAATCCGGCGATAACAAGAGCTACCCGGGGCCTTTTGTGCATTGCTCGGATCAGTTGGCTGTGTGGGACTCTCCACCAACGTTTGCAGGACAGCCAGTCCGGGCGACCCAAGGTTCTCACGTAAGGAGATAACGCTATGAAAGCACCAATTGTTCTGAAAGCGCTACAGATGGGCATCAAAGTCGAGGGGCTGCTGGAATGGTGCAGAGTTGTGATGAGGGATGGTGAGATCTGCATGGAAGCTCGCAGTTCTGAACGCGGCCAAGTCTTCCTGCCCATTGACTTGACGTTGTCCCACTTTGTCGATGCCTGCGAAAATATGGCAGATGAAGACTTTGCCATCGTCGTCAGCAATCTTACCCTGAACGAGCAGAAGGAAACACGTTTGTGCCCGGCCTCATCCAAGTCACAATCCGCTGATTCCGCAGATTTACCAGAGAACCCAGGTGATTAGAATCGTTCTTCCAGCCGTCATGATTTCGTTCTCTTTGACGGAAATGACCATCGCTTGTGTCCAACAGCTTTTCTTCTTGTTTCAGCTTCCGGCGTCGTCAACATGGTGTCCGCCGAGACGCCTTTGGCGGTGACTTTTGACAACCTGGAAGAAGCCAAGGATTTTCTTTTCTCGCTGTCCGCGGAGAAACACTGATGCCTCATTTCCTTGCCGACACGATTAGGCTCCGGATCGCGGCGTTTGTCACCGAACGCTGGATGAGAAAAGAATCTGGAAAGGTCGTAGGTTGCGCACTCTGCGGCACTTCGGCAGTGTTAGGCCAGGACACGTTCTCTGTACATCACGCAGATGGCTGTCCTGCCGGTGCCGTTAGCAAATTGACGACGCAACTGACCCTGGCCGACTCCGAAGGGAGAGATAACGACGCCAGGAGTATCGCCCACAAACTCATGCAGGTTATCAAGAAAGAACAGATCGGATCCGCGTGCAAGGAATGTTCCTGCTCGCGCGGTCATCGGCGCTTCTGCCTAACCGGGCTCGTTCTGCGAACCCTTTCCTTCGCCTATGGCGTTCCTGCCGGGACCAATGCCAGCGATTCGCCGGAGATTCCGCCGACAGAATCCTCTGCTTTTGGGGATTCCGCCTACAACAGGTTTTTTGTAAGTGCCGTTAAAACCGGTTGGTTGTGCGGCCTGCTCCACCCTGTTGAGATCGCGATCAACGCTCACAGGACACCCGGAGGCACGCTATCAGAAGAGTACTACCGAACCGTCGAAAAGCACTTGCCGCGGTTCCTCTGTGAAGTGTACGAGGATGTCCTCACGCGAACGCCTGAATCGGCTGAGGACGTGCTTGAGTTTTGCGACAGCCATTACCACCAAGGTCACCTGTGTCGTGGTTACTTCGATTTCTTGCGAGATGACATTCAGAAGTATGTCCAAGCGCATTATCGGGATGGCTAGATGCAACCACTTTGTCCGATTCATAACAAGCCGATGATTCTGCTCAACGTGCACAGAATGCGCCCAACAGGCTCCGAGATGGCGACTGTTGGGCGAGAGGACACAGGCACAACCTACTGCCATGCCTCCTGGAAATGTCCGAATGGTTGCGTCCTGCAGTTCGCCGGCGATGCTGATGATGTTGGTCCCTTCCTGAAGTGCTGCGGTTCCCACGTTCAGCCGTCCCTGGTGAACGGTTGATAAGTGTTCGGCTGCCCGCTTAGTTCTTCTGTACAAGGTTTCTCCGTCGGAGGACTAGAATGAAACCTCGGGGAAAAAGCTGGAACCGTCTCCCAGGCGATGCACTGCTCGGGTTAAAAAGCGTAAGTTCCGAAGGCATCGGCCCCGAAGGTATGATATGGCCCCTAAAGGTTGGTGCCTGGGTACACGCCGAAAAGTGGACGGCGACAAATAAGTACTGGGACGGCCTCTACTACCTGCCATGGGGCAAAGGGAGTTACAGCCTCCTGAACTGGCGTCGTGGGAGCGTTTGGCTGGTGTTGGCAGTGCACAAGCCATTGGTCGACATGGAGATAGGCGCCAAGTGTAAACGCTGCCGCATTGTCCACATCGGTACTCGGCGCAGTGCGACGGCTTTCCTTGCTCGTTACGCCCCGGATCCGGCTTGTATTGTCGGTTACGGGGAGAATGCCTACAGGGGTCGTTCCCGCACTTCCGGGGATTACGAGCACGCCCATGTCAAGCAAGATGAGTCCAAGGCTTTGGCCAAGGGCTGGCGCGCACACGCCCTGGCAAGCGGTGATGAGAGCGGAGCCAGAGCTACCGGCTACCAAAGTCACGCGGTTGTTGCTGGATCGTCCAGCTGTGCGCTGGCTGAGGGCACAGCGGGCCACGCTTGTGCGCTCGCTGATGACGGATGCGCCGCCGCTCCAGGTCACTACGGCGTAGCCGTTGCTGTTCATGGAGGTTGGGCTTCGGCCGGGCAAGAGGGCTGTATTTTGCTAGCCACCTGGAACGGGCACACTAAACGAATGATATGCAAGGCGCTACATGTCGGAAAAGAAGCCAAGAGCGGGTACTGGTACCGGCTCAGGCCCGACGGCACCATAGAAGAAAGCAAGGATCCGCCCGGAATATGGGCATGGAAAAGGAGAAACCCGTGATTAGTTCTATCACTTTCACCAGTGGTAAGGAGGGCGAGCCGGATCTCGTTGTTTTCTTCGATGCCAGCACCGGTGAAGTCGAATTCAGGAGCCTCGGAGATGTCATCCTGGATGCTGACGACCTTACCACACTCGTTAAGATGATCCTCAGATACAACCCCGCGATGGCTCGGCAGGTACTTGATCACCTTGGAGTTAGGGACGACTAGAGGCTCCACAGAAATAGGAGAATGAAATGGCTATCAAGGAAGTCATCCGTGTGCCTACCGGATATATCCTCATAGTTGAAGGTCAGAAGGGCAAGCTCGAATGCCTTTCCATCGGGGACTACGGCAAAGAGCACAACATCAAGGCGGATTTCCTTGGCTTGCCGGATCCCATCAACGGTGTCACAGCCAAGCAGGTAATGCCGCTGACGAAGAAGTGGGTCGTCACGATTTCTAGTCAGTACGGCTGCTCCATGCGGTGCAAGTTCTGCGACGTGCCCCTGGTTGGGCCTGGTATCAACGCCAGCGTTACGGACATGGATCTCCAAGTAGCCAGCGCCTTGTCGATGTTCCCAGATATTACCAAGACAGCCAGGCTCAACATCCACTATGCCAGGATGGGAGAGCCCACGTTCAACCCGGCGGTTCTGGAACATGCGCGGAATCTTATCCGTTCTCCGCAGCATGATGTCGTCCGCAATAGCCTTGTCCATCCCGTACTCTCTACCATGATGCCCAAGGCGCATACATCTCTGCTGGATTACCTGCTGGAGTGGTGCGAGATCAAAAACGAAGTTTTTGGCGGAAACGCCGGCCTGCAACTGTCCATCAACACCACCAACGAGCAGCAGAGACAGGATATGTTCGACGGCTGTTCTCTGTCTCTCGCAGAAATTTCCGAAATTGCCGGTAAGCTGCCTGATCCCGTCGGTCGCAAATATACTGTGAACATTGCTCTGGCTGACGGAACTGAAGTTGATGGCAAAGAAATGGCCCGTCTTTTCGACCCAGCCCGCTTCATCTGCAAGATCACCCCAATTCACGTTACGACGACCTCGACAAAGTTTGGTGTTACTACTGCCGAAGGTTATCACTCATACGTACCCTATCAGCAGTGCGAAGAAGATCTCAAAGCCAATGGCTTCGACGTGCTGGTATTTGTTCCCTCGATGGATGAGGACGAAGGTATGATTACCTGTGGAAACGCCGTTCTCAGCGGTCGACAGCCAAAGACTGTGGATGCTCCACTGGTTCCTCTGCCGGAGAAGTAATGCGCAAGATTCCCACTATTTTCCTTCGTGACCTAGACAACAAGTCCCGCATCACAAGGAATCCGCACCCTGACTGCGACTGGGTTTTCCGCGGCGAAGGACTTCCGACAAGGAAGTACGACGGCACATGTGTGCTTATACAGGATGGACAGTGCTTCAAGCGGCGAGAGGTTCGCCCCGGGAAGAAGGCGCCCGCTGACTTCATCGAGGTCCAGGTTGATCGAGAAACCGGCAAAAGAATCGGTTGGGTTCCTGTTCGCATGGGCGATCCCAACGACCGATACTACTTCGAGGCTCTTGACAGGATCGGAACGCCTCCCGATGGTACCTATGAGCTGTGTGGCCCAAAAGTACAAGGCAATCCAGAGGGATTCGATGAACACGTGCTTGTCCCTCACGGTCGGGATATTCTTGCCGATTGCCCGCGTACATTCGACGAGCTTAGGGAATGGCTGGCCGACATGGACATAGAAGGAATCGTGTTCTGGCATCCAGATGGAAGAAAAGGGAAGATTAAGAAGCGCGACTTCGGACTGCCGCGGGTGCCGTGACTTGAAGGAAAACCGGCGTGATTTACCTTGCATCTCCTTATCGACATCCTAATCCGGAGGTGATGGCCAGAAGAGCAAGGCTCGCAGCCTTGGCCACGGCCAGGATTATTGCCGAAACTGGCCAGCCCGTGTTTTCGCCCATTGTCCAAGCTACCGCGCTTCTGCGCATGACGACGGGAATTATCCCCAAAGATTTCAACTGGGTGTCTTGGGATCTGCAGATGCTCGAACGGGCAACAGAGCTGCGGATCCTTCTTATCGACCCTGATGGTTTCTTTCAGAGCCAGGGCGTACAAGCAGAACGGCGCTTTGCTCTGGAACATGGGATGCCTGTGACGTATGCGCGCCCGGAGGAACCCTGTAGGACGATCCCTGCAGATCAAATACTTGATAATCTCGATTGGATCAGATACGAGGCCAGGATGAAAGGCATATCCTGATGGATTTCCCTGGACATTGAGGGCACGTGATGGAAGCCGTCCAATGCACTTGGCAAGAGCGTGCCATGGCCATGGCCCTGCATAACATCGGTTTGATTGTTCGTTACTCTGACCCCTCCTGGAGAAAGCATCTCTTAGAGCAGGGGTGCGGCTGGCAGCCTGTCGAACAACCGGATGCCCTTGTTCACTACTTGAGGATGGAAGTTGCTCCCTGGCTTTACGACACAGTGAAATTCAGAATCGAACCTGGTCAGCACTTGCTGAGGTGCTTCTACATCTACAGCAACCAGCACCGCGCAGTTGTCGCAGTAGACGTGTCAGGCGAGATTTCTGTTGTTGGAGCGACGATTGTACGTAAGAAGATGCAGTCCGACTACGTTCTTTGCCAAATCCCGTCCATCCTGAAACCGGTCCTGGAGAATCCGTGGTCGAATACACAGAGTGCATAGCTGCCCCCAAGTGCGAGTTCGCTGTTCGGATCATGGGAAACTGGTTTTGTCCGGGGCACGTGGCTTGCCGAAAGGGCACAGGTGAGCCTGCTGAGTTCAGCTATCAGGTTTCCCTAGATCCGGCCTTTGTTCGTGAGAAAGTCTCGTTTCCGTGGCGGGAATTTCGCGACACCCTCCGCGGCACCCGTGTCTTTGGGCAAGTTGTCCTCCGGCGCCTGCGTTGGCGCGATGTTGGCTTCGCTTACGAGGCATCTACCTCCACAGCCAGACTCTACAGGAATACCGGAGCTACACTCTTGGACTGGCCTGGTGACGAAGTGCATATCTTGCTCATGGTGTTGAGAGCCTCGTGCCCGCAGCCTCACCTGGCCAAAACTGTAGACGATTTCCTGGCTTCTCTTCCCGATTTCTCCAGGATTGGTTTCTGCCGCTACTTCATGGGGAAATCGCGAACGGTCGCACTCGCTGTGGCGCCGCTTGGTCTGAAGAGTCGAAGAACATTGGTCATCCGCGGTGTAGCTGAGCCTTTGATCCGCTCGATTTTCAAGATGGAGCGTGACACGTCGCGCTGTGCTTACTTCGCTGACGGTATCTCCGGCAGGAAAACAGCTTGAAAATCTGCTTCCCGTCCGTATAGTGAGATAGTCAACCTGGACGCTAACATTGAGCGAACGTAACGGACTCACCACCACCGAACGTGCCGAACTGCGCCGTTACGAAGGCGTGATCAGGCGTGGTATGCGCTCGTTTGTGGAGGTCGGTACGGCCCTCTTGAAGATCAAGGAGCAGCAGCTTTACCGGGAACAGTACCAGACTTTCTCGGAGTACTGCAAGCAGCGGTGGAATATGGGGCGCGCGCATGCGTATCGCCTCATTGCTTCTGCTAAAGTCGCAGAGGAGCTAGACGGCGACCCGGTCAGCGAAGGCCAGGTGCGCCCGCTGACCAAGATCAAAGACCCGGACATCCGAAAGGAAATTTGGGAGGAGGCGAGAACAAGGTTTGGGGACAAGCCATCTGCTTCGCAACTGCAAAACCTTCTACGGGAACGTGAAGCGTACCAGACGAGACAATCCAACGACCACCAACCGGCTTTTGCTCCCCAGTACCCCAGACCGTGGGTGCCTTGGCTGTGCAAGTCACACACCCTCCGTGACAACACCTCTTTCACAGCACCCTCGCCTCCTTCCTCTTCTCTTTCGGATTGTCTGGTCTACGTCGAGCACAACCAGGATCTGGATCTGGATGGTTTTCTCGGCTTCTGTGGCCGCCTGACAGACTGGGTTTTCCTGTGTCCATATCTCCCTGCCATGCAGCAGGTCGATGAGCCTCCGCAAAACGTCTTCGCTCTGTTCGACATTACACACCAGACGGATGCCACGCGCGCGGAAACGGCAGCATACGCAGTTCGGTTTCATTGCGTCGCGGTCATCAAGCCCGGCGATTCGTCGCACATCGAACTCAACGTTGACCCGTTCTCTTGGCTGGTGTTCGAGCCATCACCACACGTTACCTGGCAGACCGTATTCAAGATGATTGTCTCGGCCGTTACGTCCAATGTCCCCGTTCTGTGGGTGGACGGGCTGAAGGCGCTGCCGAAGCAATACCCGAAGCTGTCTTCGTTTGCTGATTAGTTCTTGAGTGCCAACTAATTAACCTGGAACGAAGACTTCTTTGAAAGGGCTACAATGTCTGTATCCGGTATCAAGGTGCTTTTGGTTGGCTGCGATTTTCATCTTCCCTACGACACCATGGTCAACGAGGACCCGCGCCGGATATTCCTTGACGTTGCCGGGTTTCGGCCGGATGTCGTTGTTACTTCCGGCAATTTGCCTTCTGTTCTCTCCAGAGCACCGTTCGCCCTCAGGAAACGCTGGATCGACGTTCCCCCGAACAGCCCTTCGGAAGATGTCTGTCGAGCTGTTGAGCAGTGCTACTCATTCAACATCTGGTCCCCTCATCCTCACGACGCTGACTTCCCACTCGTTTCTGTGTATACCTGTACCTACAACACTGGAGACCTGCTCCGCGACACCTACCAGTCACTCAGAGAGCAAACCTACTCGAACTGGGAGTGGTGCGTGGTCGATGATGGAAGCACAGATGGAACCGCGGAGCGTATCATGAGTCTGGCCCAGGAAGACTTTCGGGTTCGGCCATTCCTCATGCCGCATCAGGGAAAGATTGGATACAGCAAGGACGTGGCCACCCGGCTGGCCCGCGGTGAGTTTCTTGTTGAGCTGGACCACGATGACATGCTCGCCGACGATGCTCTGCAAGAGGTTGTCTCTGCCTTTCAGGCTAACCCGGACGTTGGCATGGTCTACAGCAACTGCGCCTCGTTTTTTCCGGATGGCAGCCCGCAGCAGTTCACTGACGACTTCTGGCGCCAGCGGTACCGCGACACCGAGTACCGTGGTAAGGTCTACAAAGAAGCTGTGAATCCGAACATTTATGACCGCTTCGGGGATGGCTTTGATCAGCAGTTCGCTTGGTTCCTTACAGTTGGGCCTAACCATGTCCGCGCTTTTCGCGCGAGTATCTTCCGCGAACTTGGCGGCTACAACCCGAATCTACCTGTGGCAGATGACTGGGATCTCTTTGCACGGTTCTTCCTGTATTCGAAGTGTCTGCACCTCGACAAGATGCTCTACCTCTATCGCTACCATGACTCCTGGAAAAATACCACCTTCCTCCGCAACAAGGCAATCCAGGACCATCTGGCTCTTGGTCGCCAACACTATCGCACCGAGTTTGAGCGTGTAAACTCTGAGCGCCTTTCTGGTTCCAACAACCGGCCGGTCGTTTCGGTCAGCACTGACCGAGACATTCGCGTCTGCTGTCCAGTCCCCGAAGGTTCGCTTGTTTTGGGGTATATTTCATCTTGGACCGGCAGGGTAGCGGCCGGTGTTTCTTGTCCAGAGTTCGACAAGTCGGACCAACCTTCGATGGCTGACCTTCTACGCCTCCTGCTTGCTGGAACCACCGAGGCCACTCTGATCGTGCACCCCTCTCTCAAAATTCCTATCTCTGGTAATTCCTTCCAGGACATTTTTGCGCGCTGCTCCGACAAGCCCATCGTTTTTCAGGCATCGGCTGCTGACAATCCGTCGCTTGTTTATCTCCCGCCGGATGCGTCTATCGACTATCTGCCCTGTTGGTTTCATGATCCGCTGTGTTCCTTGGCAGCTTACCTCAAGAAGATTCAGCCGCAGACAGAGGTTGTGATGGAGAGCTTTGTTCCTTGCATATCAGACAACAAGAAAGCCTCTGTTCCTGCCGTTCCTGCACTCAGACACCGGCTAAGTCTCATCATGATCACCTTGAATGAACGGCCACAGCTGGAACGGATTGTTCCCATGTACAGGGAAGCCGGGGTCGATTCTATTTGTATCCTTGATTCCGGTTCTACGGATGGAACCAAGGAGTGGGCTTCTGCCAACGGCGTTTATTATTCCGAGCGAAAGTTCACTAACTTCGCAGAACAGCGCAACGCTGCCCTTTCTGTCTTCGCTAAGCCAGGTGATATGGTGGTCATGCAGGATCCAGACGAGATTCCTCCGCAAGAGATTCTTTCCAGACTGGTAGAGATCAGCGACTGCTTTCCATATGACGTTCTGCACCTCCGCCTCAAGGACAGCGATGACAAGGAGTGGGTGCCAAAACCTTATCTTTTCCGCATGACAAACGCGCTCCGCTGGAAGCTTCCGGTCCACGAAAAACTGATAGGAGGCGAAAGACAGATTCTCATCAAGGACGACATTTTCATCCTCCACGATCTTTCGGCTCACGATCAGGCCCGGCGCGACCGAAACGCAATCTGGTACAATGAACTTGGCTGTGATCACTCGGATTTGCTCCTTGATGGTTTCCCTGTTTTTACCTACCGGCATCCGCGCAACCACCTTATACCGCAGGTTCATTTTGGCCCCGGAGTTTCTGTGGTCATTCCTACCCACAACAGACCACAGAAGCTTCTAAAGGCTCTTGAGTCGGCTTTGGCTCAGGACTATTTCCCCTTCGAAGTTCTTGTTGTCAATGACGGAGGGCCGGTTCCGGAGACGCTTATTCAGATTCCCGATTCTCTCCGCTTACTGCTGTGGGTTATTTCTCTTGACACCAATCATGGTGCTGGTGGTGCTTACCCGCGGAACGTCGGCATTGCTGCCTCCAGATTTCCACTGATCGCTTACCTCGATGATGACAACCGCTGGAAGCCTAACCATCTGTCTTCGCTGGTTTCCCTTCTCTCCCCAGCAACCTCCGGCGTCATTTCTTCCATGGAATTAGAGTCAAACTCCGTTCCGCTGATATTCAAAAGGAAAGAGCGTGGCCAGGTCGATACGAGCTGTATGCTACACAGGAAACACATCGTGCTTACGTCTGGCTGGTGGAAGTCTCGGGAAGAAGTTGGTTACGCCCACGACTGGGAATTCTGCAGCCGTTGGCCTGGCGAGGTGGCCTTTACGAAGCTCCCAACCGTGATTTACGGTGATGCCGAATCTCCCCAACAGGAATGGCTTCTCAAGCAATCAGGTTGAAACATCTCCTGTCGGAAGTTTAGTGTAGAAAACAGGAACTTCTACAGGAGATTTCCGTGTCCAAGTGGGTGCTTATTCAGAATGCTGGTGAAATCGACCCGCGCGCCTTCAGCCTTTTAGGCATAAGCGTCAAGGAGATCGATGATCCAATCGGTATGTTTGGCAGCGGGCTCAACTACTCTGTCGCTTTGGCAGCACGCGAAGGAGTTGAAGTTGTGGTCTTTTCTGGCACTAAGAGGATTGAGTTTTGCCAGATACCGACTGAGTTTCGTGGCAGGCGTACACAGCGAATTGACGTTCTCGTCGAAGACGAAGTGATTCCAACTTCAATTACTACCGATTTCGGTAAGCACGACTGGAACGACCACTGGCTTATCCTCCGCGAGTTCTTCGCGAATGCCGCTGATGAGGGATCCCACGTCCTTCGCCTAGCAGACGAAGATCCGGTAGGTGAGCCTGGGTGCTCGCGCGTTTTTATCCAGATTACTCCCCGCCTCCGGCAGGTCGTCGACAACCTGGAATACTACATCCGCTCCACCGGCCTGATCGAGGAAACCGGCACCGGTCGCATTTATTCCAGACTCGGCGAAAAGTGTCGCATCTACAAACAGGGAATCTTTGTGACCGAGCTTCCTGTGTCCTCTCTGTATGACTACGACCTCTTCGACTTAAACCTCACAGAGTCAAGGACCGCTACGGTCTCAGACATTCGCTGGGCCATAGCCGAGCTTTTGGCTACCTGCAGCCTAGAAAGACGTGTAGAGTTTATCAAAGCCGTCACCAACACGCAGGAGAAGCTTATTGAGCGCGATTTGTATTACCACGACTGGAATAAGTCGGTCGTTCAGAAGTGGCGAGAAGCGTTTGATGAAGCCTTTCCTGATGGCATGCTCTGCTTCAATCCGTCGGAAAACGTCGCCCAGTCTGTGAAGGCGTCTGGACGGACCCCCGTTCGTCTTCCTGACAAGCTTTCGGAGATGCTCGCCAAAGACGGTATTCCGTCCGAGGATGCACTCGGCTACGCCGCAAAGTCGGATCTTGCTCTCGAACCGCTCACTGAGTACCGGCGCGGTCTTGCGAAGCAGGCGAAAACTGTTCTGCAAGAGATCTTCGGACTGGACATTATGGAGGTCATGTTCTTCTCCAACACCAACCATCCACCGCTTCTCTTCTCCAACTTGAAGTCAGAGCTTTTCCTTTATCTTCCCGCAAACGAGTGTACCTCGGCGCGGACCACGGCTGTCCAGGCGTTTTTGGCTGCCTGTGGATTCTTTGTCGACAACCGCTCAAAAAAACAGGAAGAGTACATTGTAGAAAAGCTTCTTCCGCGCTTAGGTTTAGTAGTATGAAAGGAACAACTGCCATGACCGAACAACACACGGATCACCTCGACGAGTTATTGCGCGCTCCGAAGCGATATCGGAATCGCACCCTCAACGTCGATGCAGAAACTTACGTCATTATTTCTGCTGTCGCCCGTTTCCTGGGCACCAGTCGCCCGCGAGTGCTCTACCGCTTCGTCCAGTGGGCCTACGAGGAGTTCAAGAAACGCAAACCTGATTACGACGAGCAGAAGATGTTCGACATCGTTGGCCCGGACGGTGTTGAGCACAAAAACAAGGAGCAAGGCAATGAATAACAATGGCTTTCTGTTTGCTTCAGAGTGTGTGCGTCGCGGTCATCCGGACAAGCTGGCCGATTCCATTTCCGATGGTGTCCTGGATGCTCTCCTTGAGCAGGATCCGCTGTCCAGAGTAGCCTGCGAAACCATGATCACCGGCCATCTGGCCGTTGTCGCCGGAGAAGTCACTTCCGCAGGAAAAGTCGACCCCGCCGTCGTTGTTCATTCCGTTCTTTCCGACGCCGGGTATACCGAAGCAAGCTATGGAATGGACCCGGAGACGCTTCCCGTAGCGTCGAAGTTGGTCGCCCAGTCCAGAGACATTGCTCAGGGGGTTGATGCCGGTGGAGCTGGCGATCAGGGCCTCATGTTCGGTTACGCGACCAACCAGACGACCGCTTACATGCCGCTGCCCATTTACCTCTGCCAGCGTCTTTGTCGGGCCATTGACCAAGCGGACATTCATGGCATCTGGCCCGATGGCAAGGTCCAGATTATCGTTGCCTACGACGATGATAATCACCCCGTCTCGGTGGAGAGTTTGCTCGTCAGCGTCCAACATCATCCCGATCTTACCAAGCACGTTCCCGACCTGCTGCAGCCCGTCATAGACCAGGTCTTCCAGGATTACTTCCAGCCGAAGAGGGTTCTCATCAATCCAACCGGCAAGTTCGTTATTGGTGGGCCTGCTGGTGACTGCGGGCTGACAGGTCGGAAGATCATCGTCGACACCTATGGTGGCTGGGCGCGCCATGGTGGTGGCGCATTTTCCGGCAAGGACCCCACAAAGGTCGACAGGTCCGCCGCCTACATGGCCCGCTGGCTGGCCCTCAATGTTGTCGCTGCAGGACTCGCAGGGGAGTGCGAAGTTCAACTTTCCTATGCGATTGGCGTCGAGCGGCCCCTGTCCGTTTTTGTGAAGACCGACGCCGGACGCGAGATGGATTCCATACTTTCCCGCGTTCTTCCGGAGATGGTTGACCTCAGCCCTACCGGGATTATCAAGTGTCTTGATTTGCGCAAGCCCATCTACTATGATACCTCGGTCTATGGGCACTTCGGTCATCCCGGGTTCTATTCCTGGGAACGGCCGACCCTGGCCGAAGCTCTTCTTGCGGAGGCGAGTGCCGCGTGAAACCGGCTCGTGTAGGCGAAATCAGAAACTGGAAGACTGGCCCCGGCGGGAAACCCGAGCCATGGGTCCGCACCGATACCGGCTGGACGCGCGTTTCCGAAGCAACTGCCAAGAAGATACAATCTCCTTCCCAGGTCCGGGAGCATTTCCTGGATTTCGCTTCTGACCTCGCGAATTATATGACACCAGAGGAAGTTGCCGAGTACCGCCAGGCAAAGGAAAACTACGAACGTGCTTCTGAGGGACAAGCCGCAGGAAAGGTTGACAGTGTGACTGCCCTTCAAGCCGCTGCAGAGTTCCAAGCAGCAGACGCTTTGAGAAGAAGGCGCCTAGTAGCCAGCCTTTCCGTGAGGGACCCGGCCAAATTGGAGCGAAAACCACTCAGCGATGCCATCAAGTTGCGGCACGAGTGGTTGCCCAATCCTGAATTGGCGAAAGCTAGGATGGCAAAAATTGCGCCTGCTATGGAAACGCTTTCCAGGATGATCTCCGCAGATGTTTTCTCCCAGTTGGAGACAAAACCGGTCAGTATTGACGTAGACAGGTTCAGCCTGTACGACGCTCGGGGAAAACGAGGGACACGCAATGATCCAGTGGATTACGAGGGACCGGTCATATTGCTAGCCTACGCCAAGGAGGCCACCATAGACAAAACCGAAGATGACCTTTATCACGAGTACATGCACCACTTATGGCATCAGAACAAAGCTATCAGAGACGCTGTTGAGCGCTTCTTCCATGAAAGGACCAAAGACGACGAGGTCATAGAGGAAACATCACCGCTAATTGGAAAATACAGATACAAACCGGACAAATGGGTAGAAAAGGGCGGACGCGAGTACACAGGCAGATTGTATGGCAAGTCGGAAGGAGACACAGAAGAAGGAGCTGGCATGGAAGTGCTCTCCTGCGGCATGGAACGACTCATGTATGACCCGCAGGAGTTTGCTTCGCAGGACCCGGAGTTCTTCGACCTCGTGATTTCCTGCATAAGGGGGCTGTGATGGTCGCCGTTCAGATTGACTCAAGCCTGTGTTTCTTTGGCCGCGATGGCGAGTTCAGATGGGAAAGCGAAGACAAACAACTCGAACAGTTACTGAATAAGCACTTCATCTACTACTCACCTCCATACGAACCAGACCCATTCCTTTACTCGGTAAAACGGGCGCAGAGACTGATCAATCTCACAATACTCACGATTACCAAGCCAGAAATCACCAGAATACCGGACAAGCACGTAGTCGTTTAATTACAGGTGTTGTTATGCCAGAGCAATTCCCCTTGGTCTGTCCGGGGCTCGCCTTTCCGTGTACGTTTTGTGCACATATGGCGAAGGCTCTTGCCGCTGGTCAGACATCTTGCGGTGTAGACTGTAGAGGCCCTTCCCGTGGCGGCACCTTCAATGCCTATGAAGGCCCCCTGAAAGGTAACCTCTCGTCGTTCTGTTTTATTTGCGGAGCCACCCCGGTGATGCTGCTGCGGATATCCGGTCCGCACGGCGGAACTCTCGGCGTCTGCAAAGGTTGTCAGGCAACTGTCGAGGCTCTTTTCGAGCGCATCAATCATTCGTAAGGGAGAGAATTCATGTACAAGCGCAAGCGGTTGGGCAGGTCGGCAAGCAGATTGACCGGCCTGCGTTATTCTTCCGTGCCGCGCCCGGTCCTCTACGACCCGCGGCTTACCTTCGGCGCCCAGATGGCTTACTCAATCATCTGCGACCACGCTGGCACCCAGAACAGAGTGTTCCTCAAGCGCGCCGACCTTGCCAAAGAGATGCAGTGCTCTAGGCGCAGCGTCCAGCGTTACATTTCCGACCTACGGAAACTCGGTTTAGTCAGGATTTCTAACAGTACTTCTCTCATTATTCTTCGAGACGTAAATACTGTTTATCCTGACATTGCTTCGAGGAATCCGCTCCGGGACATCGAAGCTGCCGCCAAATATGCCGAATCTCAGATGCCCGCAGGTCGCCGGACGCTCCGCGTGAAGGGCGCAAATCAGGGCCATTTTTCTTCAGAAAAGAGGGGTGACAGTGGTGTCACCCCCCAAAAACCGCGAGAAAAGCAAGGGAGACAGGACTGTCACCCCCGGGTGACAAGCGTGACACCCGCAGGAGAGGATGTATTAGGAGAACCCACTGGAAAACACGCTTCGCGTGTTTGCACTGCGTCGGAGCAAGCTCCGACACAGATGCAGGAACTCAATGCGATACTGATAACCCTAGGAGTTTTTGCCAAGCGCATAGGACGTAGGATCCGATCGAAGGTTAGACGCACACAGCAAACACAGACGATACAGAGTGAAAGTCCGAGACAGATTTTTTCCGCTGGGGAACTAAGACATAAAGTCGCACCGGGTCAAAATGACACGCTGGACACCTGTCCAGATGAAGTCGGGGAGATCGGAATGGAGTTGAGAAAACCTCCGGGTCGCGTTGAGTCAACTGTACAGAGGCCGCAGACGGCTCGCATAGGCGGAAGCAAGCGCGCGGCAGAGGACGCGAGGAAGAGGCCACAGAAGAAAAAGAGCAGCAGCAAGAGGTACATCTGGCACATGTGGGAGAAGTGGAAGCAGGCGATGCGCATCCTGACGGGGCACGCTATACCTATGGAACGGCCAGTGGGCGCCGATTTCGGGCACCTCAAGAACATCTACAACTACTCCGGGAAGAACTACGACCTGGCCGTGGCAATGATGGAGTTCGTTTGCGACAACTGGGACGACATCAAGGCGGTGAACTTCCGCGCACGGGGCATGGAGGTGCCGACGCTGGGCCTAGTAGATGCCATCAAGGACCAGGTATACTTTTGGGTGAAGAACGGTGGCGTCTCCAAGATTGAGGCGCAGAAGGAACGAGCCAGAAGGTTCACGGCTGCAGATCGCGCTAGGGACACGAACTACAGTGAGGGCATCTGGTGATTTCGGACGAGGATCTGGCAGCCAGGATAGAGGCGAAGCGGCCGCTCCGGGAACCGGATGACGCCCGTTTGACGGCGCGTAGACTCGCTCTCTGTAATATCCCTAGGAAATTTTGGAAGGCGCGGCTGTCATGGTTCGACAGGTACCCGAAGGTCAAGGAAGGAATCGTCGAGTACATGGAGAACCTGGAAGGGTATCGGGAGCAGGGAATAGGCCTCCTGATTATCGGACCACCGCAACTAGGAAAGACCTCGGGGACCGTAGTTATCGGCAAGGAGATTATCAGACGTGGTTGCTGGCCTCATTTCGAGGCTGAATGGGATCTTGCTGAGATAGAAATGAGCGATGATGATGATCGCAGAAGAAGATTGCGACATGCGGCGTTCCTGATTCTGGATGACCTCGGCGCGATGGCCGGAAAGGAGGTGGCAAAGGCTATGACGGAGCGCATACTGCGCTGCAGATACAACGCAGGGCTTCCAACCATTGTCAGCACGAACTTGACCGTGAAGGCACTTTCCGCGGCCTACGGCCCTACGGTTCTGGAGCTTCTGAAGACAACAACGAAGACCGTCGTGATGGAGGTCGGGCGGAATGGCTGACGAGCAAGTGTATGTGCTGGACGAACGCTTTGTACGGGCGTTGCTGGAAAGTGAAGGGATGCGCCCCTTGCTGGAGGCAGGTTTTAAGTCGACCATGGTAGGGTGGGTGAAGGACACAGAGGTGTGGGGCATCGCATATGAGTTTGTTTCTGACTTCTACCGAAACTACGGCAAGATGCCTACGGTAGAAACGGTAGAACAGAAGTGTGGTGTAAAATTCGCCCCAGGAAAACTGGAACCGCTTGAATACTATACAAACGAGATCGTCGAGAGGTGGCGCAGGTATCGGCTTGCGGAGGCGCTGTCGAAGAGCCACGACGAAGTAATGTCCGGCAGGACAGAAGCGGCGGTCGACGTAGTCAAAGAGCGCATCCGCGAGATTATGATGGTTGGGCAGACCGGGAAAGAGACCGGCATAGTCGACATCAGGACGAACACCGAGGAACGGTGGGAAGAGTACCTGAAGATGAAGACCATGCAGGGGAAGATCGACGGTCTCCCCTTTCCTTGGGAAGCGTTCAACGAGGTAACAGGAGGCATACACAACGGGGAGCTGTGGTTCATTGTCGCTAGGTTAAAGACAGGAAAGACATGGTGTGAGATAGCACTCATGGACACTTTTCTCCAGCATGGGGCTACGACGCTGCTGGTGTCTATGGAAATGCCGATAAGCAAGATGTCCAGAAGATACGATGCTTTGGCTGGGAAGATTCCGTTTGAGTCGCTGAGAAAAGGATTCCTAGACCAGGCGCTTGAGGAGCGCTACGCAGAGCACCTGAACAAGATCAAAAACCTTGGCCAAGCTGCGTTCATTTGCGGTAAGGGCTTAGTAAAAACGCCTGACGACCTGGAAATGCTTATCGAGGACATCAAGCCCGATGTTGCCCTAATAGACGGCATTTATCTCATGCAGGTGGCTGGAACCAAGGCAATGTCGAAGTACGAGCGGGTTTCCACGATAGCTGACCACTTGCAGGACATCGCGCAGAGCAAGATGACCAAGATTATCGGGACGACACAGTTCTCCAGAAAGGTGAAGCGGTCCCGTGTCGATGCGGGTTCTGAAGACATCGGGTACGCATATGAGATCGCACAGAACTGTGACGGACTCATAGGCATGTTCCAGACGAGCATTATGCGTGAGGAAAAAGAAATGCTCGTAAGACTGTTGGAACACCGCGAAGGCGAGCAGGTGAACATCCACGTGAATTGGGATTTCGACAACATGGACTTCAGCCAGAAGGCTGTGGTTGACCTGGACGGAGATGTGATCGACGAGGGAGAATCCGGGGACCAGCCGACGACGATGGAGATGACGTTTTGATACTTGATGGGACTGTGACCCTGAGTCGGTCAGTGCTGACCGAAGCGGAGTACGGAAAAGCAAAGCGAGATCTGCTGTTCAGGTCGCGCGGAGGGGAGTATTTTGGATTCGGACCAGGTGTGACGGTGAGTTTACTGGAGGAAGACCGAGACCTGATAACGCTTCCACGGTCTTACTGGTGGGAAGAATTAAGAAGCAAGGATGTGGAAGATCGGATGTCGCGGGGTGAGCGGGTCGACTTTGTATTCAATCCTGGGGAGGACAAGGACCGTTTCAAACAGTTGTCCGATGCGCAGGATAGGGCGATAGCCGAGTTTTTCAGCAAGATGGGGCGGCAGGAGTCGCCGTTCAAACACGGAATCTTTTGCGCTGAGTGCGGCCAGGGTAAGACCGTGTGCGCTTGTAAGATGATGGCCAAGTTGAAAAGAACGACGGCTGTCGTTGTTGACAAGGACTTCCTCATACGACAGTGGAGGGAACGCCTCGAAAGGTTCCTCGGACTTGGCAAGGATGATGTGGGAGAGGTAAGACAGAGCAAGAGCAGAATAGACGGATGCAAGGTGGTTCTGTGTATGGCGCAGACGCTGTATTCACGGGGAAGAAACGAGAAGCTAGAGAACTTTGCTGGGCTGCTAATCGTGGACGAGGTGCATAAGTTTGGCGCGCCCTTGTTCCAGACAGTGGTTCCAAGGTTCTCGGCCTCGGTGCGTATAGGGCTGACGGCGACACCTAGACGTTCGGATGGCTTACAAGGGATATTCGAGAGACATATGGGGAAGGTCTTGACAGTCATGGATACTGTCAGGGTCGTCGACTGTAAGGTATATGCTCTGGCAGTCCCAATGGTGGTGCCCAGCAATTACTACATGCCTCGGTCCGGTGACAAGGTGTACATGTCGAGACTGATAAACTGGCTTGCGAAGAACAGGAAGAGAAATGCAATCCTTCTTCGCGTGCTGTGTCGCGCATTAGAAAAGGGTCGTAAGGTGATTGCCCTCAGCGACCGGCTCGAACAGGTGCACCTGCTCGCCGACGAGGTAGAACGGCGGATGCCGCAGTACCGTGTCCTCAGGTATGTGGGTGCGACAAAGAAGAAAGACCAAGCAAAGGCGCACGAAGCGGATCTGCTCATAGGCACCTATGGAATGGCGAAGGATGCGCTCGACTTACCGGCATTGGATACTCTGGTTTTTCTAACGCCAAAAGCAGACGTGGAGCAGCCAGTGGGAAGGATCCTGCGAGGCTGTGCCGGAAAGAAAGATCCAATGGTTGTCGATCCAATAGACGCAATTTCCGATGTCGGTGGCAGGGAGGTCAAGAACGACATCTTGGGGAGATTCTGGGGGAAACGGGCACGGTTGTATGCTGCCAAAGGTTTCGAGATTATCAGTCATGGCGGTGGTTGAAATACGAAGAGTTCGTCGCTAAGTGTCATGGAAGCAGCAAGAAAGGAGTGAACCATGGCGGACGGACTCGAAGTAGAAGAACAGGGAAACGGAATCACTTACGGGATTCTGGTCTACGACGTGCCGAACGGGCACCAGAGCCTCTACAACAAGCTCTACCGGGCGATCCGGCGTCTGGCAATCAGGGTAAACCTGAGCGTCTATCTGTTTCAATGGGGTCTCAAGGAGAAGTTGGAACAGATCGTGGCCGAGGCAGAGTACGAGACCGGCAACAGGGCAGCAGTCTTCGTGTTGCCATTTGACAACAGGTCCGTGGACAAGGTTAGAAGGCTGGCGGCCTCGGCCTTGAAACAACAGGTCGATGAACTGGTAAAGAGGCTCTACAAGAAGGAGGCGGAGAAAAAGGAAGACGGCGGTGTGAGTCTGCGGTACGTGCGGGACGGAAAGGAGAGGCTCAAGGAAATTAACGGCTTGGCGGTGCTTTACGGTTTGACAAAGGATATCGAGGTAGCCCTGACGGCGGCGCTTCGCCTGTTCGAGGAGCGCGAGGAACAGGTGAAAGAGCAACTGAGGGCAAGCCGCGAATCTGCTAAACAGGTCGAAATGGAAGCCCAACTGACCCTCTTCTAGGAGCAGTCCCATGGCAAAAGACATAAAGAGAGTCACATATCCGATTGACCGCCTGAAGGATGAGATCAAGGTGTGTTTTCAGGCGCGGTTGCCGGTGATGCTGCACGGGCACCCCGGCTGTGGGAAGAGCGCCGCGGTCAAGCAGATCGCCGAAGAGAGCGGTCGACCTTTGGTGGACTTCAGGTTGAGCATGCGGAACCCGGTAGACGTGCTTGGTGTGCCCGGCGAGGAAGGCGGGAGAATGGTGTGGTTCCCGCCAAAGTCACTCCCGCTGAAAGGTGACAAGAAGCTGGAGAATGCCATCCTCTTCCTGGACGAGATCAACGCCTGTCCTCGGGCGCTGCAGGTAGCCGCTTACCAACTTGTTTTTGACCGGCGGACCGGCGATGCAGAGTTGGCAGATGGAGTCGACATCATCGCCGCTGGCAACCTGATCGACGATCTTGCAGTCACCTACGAGATGAGCAGCGCGTTGCGGAACCGGTTCGTGCATTACGAGGTCGAGGTGAGTCTCTCAGCCTGGAAAAAGTGGGCGCTGAAGAACGGAATCAAGGAGGAGGTGATTGCTTACCTGTCTTATCAGCCGAAGTACCTCTACTTCTTCGACAAAAAAGTACACGTTTATCAGTTCCCGACGCCCCGGAGCTGGGAGTTCGTGTCTAGGCTGCTTTCGGTGGATCCGTCGGCGAAAGAAGCGGAGAGGTTTGTTCCGTGTTTGGGAGAATCGGTTGCAATTCAGTTTGCCGGGTTCATGCGAGTCTACAACAAGATCCCGAACGCCGAGGCGGTCGTGAGCGGGGACATGTCGGTGAAGTGTCCGACAAAGCCGGACGAGTTGTTCGCCTTTGGCGGCGCGCTGGTGGGCGCGGCGACCAGCTGCGAGAACGTGCTTCAGGGCATGCGGAACATGGTGAGGTACGCGACAGAGCAAATGCCGGCTGAGTTCGCGACCTATGCTGTGAAGGATCTCTTGAAGACGCCCGCTTTCAATGACCATTGGGATGAGCTGGTCAAAAGTGAGGAATGGGCTGCCTTCGGCAAGAAGTATCAGGCCGCCACGATGGTGTAGTCATGAAAAAGTCGAAGCTATTCGAAAATACAAAGGTGCGTCTGGTAACTGACTACCAGTTCTTCGCAACGCTGGCCTTGCACATGGAAGAGATGGAGATGAGCGAGGCCGAGTGGGCCGCGGCCGGATACCCGGACAGTAGTTTTGTAGGTACTGACGGACGGCGGCTCTACTTTAAGCGGAGCGAGATGGAAAAAAAGGACAACGCGGAAAAACTGTCTGTGCTTTGTCACGAGGTGCTGCATGCTGCGCTCGGACACATCTGGCCATGGAGGATCGAGTGGCGGGACAGGAAGCTGTGGAACATCGCGGCTGACCACGTGGTAAACAACTTCCTGAAGTCGGAAGAGATGTACGTACCTGGTGACTGGTACTGCGATGACAGATTTAGCGGCATGTCTGTCGAGGAGGTCTATCAGGTACTTCAGGAAGAGCAGCAGGAACAGTCAGGAGGAGGGGGTAACGAGCAGCAACCTGGCATGGAAGACTTGCTGCCGCCTCCCGGGGACGGCTCAGACAACAGCAGTGGAGCCCAGCAAGGGCAGAGTGGCGGCGCCTCAGATGATAAGAATGATGGCCAGCAGTTTCCGATGGACGGAAGTGGCAGCCTTGAACAGCAGATGCGGGAGCAGGAAAAGCAGTGGCGTGACAGGCTGGTGGAGGCGGTGGCCGCTGGGAAGATGCAAGGTCACGTTCCCGCTGGAATGGAGGAGCTTGTAGAGGAACTGACGGAGCCGAAGCTTCCGCTTGAGAAATTGGCCGCGATGTTCCTCGACGAGGTGAGCAAAAGCGACTACAGCATGTTGGAGTTTGACCGGAGGTACGTGTCAAGGCGACTCTATCTCCCAAGTCTCGATATCGAGACTACCAGGGTCGCGGTGGGCTTGGATAGCTCCGGGTCGATAGACCTGGACATGGCTGCGGATTTTCTTTCAATGATGCTGCGCCTGGTGCGGGCGCGCGACATTTCCGAGGTCAGGTTATTGATGTGCGACGCGGCTGTGGTGGATGACGTGCTGATATCTGATGTGGATGATATTCCCAGAACGCTGAAGGGAAGAGGCGGAACCAGTTTTGTGCCGGTATTCGAGAAACTGGCCGAGGATCGCTACAGGCCCAGCTGTTTGTTTTACATGACCGACCTGATGGGAACCTTCCCGGACGAGGAACCGGATTATCCGGTCATCTGGGTTGTTCCCGAAGAGTATGCCGAGTATCCGGTCCCGTTCGGGACAGTTGTCAGCTTCGGATGAAAAGGTGTAAGCGGTGGATGAGGAACCGGAAGCTCTGCGCGAGTTGAGAGAGGAACTCGCGAAGACAGCAGTGATATCAGACGTTTTCAAGGATAGACTGTATAGCCTGGCCCTGCGCATCCTTGAAGATAAAGACTTGCAACTTCCCAACGAATATCGTATGATGTTGGATGAGTACCTGGATAGGCGCTTTCCAGGAGACCTGTGTGTTCGGCTCGGAGCGCGCAGCATGAGAGAGTTAGCAGAAGGACAGGGTGGCGGATCGGACGCTCTGAAGCATATGTTGCAGGCCTGCATTTCACAATTCCCGGGCGATGCCGCTGCAATCCTACTTACCGGCAGTTGGCACGACATCATGGCGTTTAGAGATTGGCTGTGGCAGGGGGCGGCAGATGGACGAATCCGAGGAGAGCATCATTGAGAGATGGAGAGCAGAAGTTCGGGAGGCACGCTGGTTTTTATTCCAAAGGGTTTTTCATAAGCGGCCTGAATATGTGCGGAAAACGGGTATGACCGAGCAGGAGATGCGGGAGTTTCTCGATGAGACATTCATAGACTGGCGCGGAAGTTTCAACGATGCCGAAGTTGACTAATATCACGATATGGGGGATGGATAACTGTGCGAGATGCAGACGCGCCTGGACGCATATCAAGGAAATTACGGGCGTTGAGCCTCTGAAAGCTGACATACGCGACATAGAGACGGGGAGACGGCGTGACAAAGTGGCACTACAGGTGTTTGTCGCCCTGCAAATGAATGACGGAAAGTACCCAATAGTTTGTGTGGGAGAGCGGTGCTTCGGTTATCCAGAGGCGCTTGCGCATTTGGGGAAAGAAGGATGAAGATATTCCATCACGATGACACCGATGGTCGCTGTTCGGCCGCGGTGCTGCTAAAATCCTTGGCCGGAATGCCAGTCAACGTTGTCGAGGTTAGCTACGAGCGCGGGCTGCCTTTGGAGAGCATACGGAAGAATGAGAGCATCTACATCGTCGATTTCAGCATGCAACCGGCTGCATCCTGGAAGAAGTTGCTGGCTGTGACAAAGAACGTTGTCTGGATTGACCACCATGCCAGTGCTATTGACGCTGCGAAAGGCACCCCAGCAGAGGATCTTGAAGGTATTCGGGATGTAAATGATTCAGCGGCTCTTCTGACTTGGAAGTACTGCTTCCGAAAATCACCACCAGAAGCAGTGAAGTTGGTTTCCGATTTCGACACGTGGAAACATGCGTTCGGCGAGAAAAGCCTGTGTTTTGTCGCCGGGTTAACCGGAAGAGACGAGCCGGAGAATCCGCTGTGGAAAGATCTGCTGGCTGATGACACAAGGGTGGTTCTGGAGGTTATCGAGCAAGGGCGCTGGATTCGCAGAGCACTACTGAGCAAAGCAGCAGAGGTCGTTGAAAAGTTCGGATTCGAGGCGAAGTTTGCGGGACATAAATGCTTTGTCGTGAACTCAGAAGGATTGAACTCGGAGGCTTTTGGGGAGAAGATCAACAGATATGATATTGTTGCCACGTTTGTCTGGACAGGGAAGGAGTACACTGTTTCGCTGTACACAGTGCGACCGGACCTAGACGTAGGCAAGATTGCAAAACTCTACGGTGGTGGCGGACACAAGGGCGCTGCCGGTTTTCAGTGTAAACAGAATCCGTTCAAAAAGTAATCAAGAACATGGACAGCGAATTCATGAAGCTTGTGGACTGGTACCGGGACCAGGAAGAGCGCTGGTACCACAGTTCCGCTATACTTGTTGGCGATCCCGATTTGCAGCGACTTCTCTCTTCCTGGACACATCTCTCGATTCTCACCTTACCAATCCGTAAAGGTGAAATACCAAAGGATGAACGCGAGCGGTGGGATTGGCTCTGGACAAAGGTAGACATTCCATGGAATCAGCTTGCGCAGAGTGCAGGATTCAGCGAGGCCAGAACACGAGCCCTGTTTGACACACTGCGTGGAAATCGGCTGATATACCCAGACGGAACCGCTGCAACACACGCGATCAGCGTATTGAAAGCGGAAGTACTGGTCACGTTGAAGAAACAAGTGAAAGGGAAAGGTAAATGAGCAAGGATGCTGACTGGATTATGATTTCGAACTTCAAGCCAGCCGAATACAACGTCACGAAGATATCGAAGAAGAACATGCAACGACTGCAGGCGTCCATCAAGGAACACACGGAGGCTATTCCCGGTTGGCGTCGCGAGGACGGGTACCGTTTATGCGGGACAATCACGATCAACAAGCGGGGGAACAGAATTGTCGGAGGGCATCGGCGGCTGGAAGCGCTACAGGCACTCGGACAGGATGTGGTACACAAGGATGACATTACCTGGGTGGATCTGGAACCCGGCGGTGCTCGCGAAAAGGCTCTGCTTCTATCTCTCAATAATCGTCGGTCGATGGGTCGTCTGCTGGATGACAGGGTGGCAGACTTGGTTGAGGAGATAAACGAGGAACTGGCCGAGGTGGCTGAAGCTCTCGACCTGGCGGCCCTTGTCAAGGAGGACACAGGCGGAGGCGCGGGAGGCGGTGGAGAAGAAACTGGAGAAAAGATCGATGATGCCCTAGGTGCGGCGGTAAAGGAAATTATTGACGCAGAGGGGGACCTGGACGGTCGTGGTTTCATTCTGTTCTTGAGAGGAGACACGGTCCACCTGGCTGTCCGTTGTGACGGGAGATTGGCGAGCCTACTTTCAGCGCTGAGCGAGGGGCTTGGCAGGAAGAAAAACCGATTGCAGTCGGTTTTGGCTGACCTGATCGAGGATCTCATGCAGCGGGAAGAATGGCTGGACCTCTGTGGGCAGGATAAGCTGCCCGCAGTAGACCCGGGAGAAATCTAGCCGTGGCTCGGAAGCGAAGGAAGAAAACACTGAACTGTGTCGCGCAGGTGGCAAAATGCCCAAAGTGCAAAAGCATCTCGAAAAAACATAGTGTCTCAGAGAGGCTGGTGCGTACACTTTCGACAGATGTGCTGGTGATTTCGTCGAAGCACTATTGTCCTGAGTGCCAGCGGCACTTTTGTAATCCTGCTGTAGAGAAGCATCTGGCCCCCAAAAAGAGCAAGTACGGATGGGACTTGATTAGAGAAGCACAAAGGCTAATAAAAGAGGGGTTTACACTTAGTGCTGTATCCGAGATGATGCAAAAGATGTACCGGGTGTGTGTCCCGGTTACAACGTTGCACGGTTGGTTGTTTTGTTATGAGGAAAGGAGTGAGAGATGAAGGGTGAACAAATGAAAGAGGCAATGGCGAAGGTGCTGGAAGGTTTGGGTAATACCCAGCAGATTAGGCAAGGCGCGTTGGTTAAGGAGTACTTGCCAAAAATCGAGGAAATCGCAGCTGATGTCAAAAAAACGTTGGGTGACGGTTTCCAGTGGCAGGATGTAGTGCTGATCTTTCGGTGCGTCCGGCCTTTGATGACCATTGCCAAAGAAATCGACGGCTTGTCTGGTGAGCAGAAAAAGGAGTTCGTCAAGGAAGCGATCTGGCTCGTCTACAAGACCTACGACGGTGGTAAGTCTGGCAACGAGAACAACATCGACATACCGCTGCTCTTTGGTGCCTTCGAGCGGAAGGTTGAGGAAACCGTGATCCCGATGATGGCCGAGGTCGCGGTGGAGGCTCTTTATCCTGTGCTCAAGGAAAAGGGCGAGCTTTAGTTGAATCTGTGCGGTTCAGGCGTTTAGTCCTGTATGATTACCGTGTGGGACCGATCACCTGCTGGGATAAGCGGAGCCGACCGTGTCGGTGTTCTTTTCGCGGAGGCCGTGTCTGCAGGTAGAATCAGGTCCGACTGGTCGATTTCCGGACCCTACGGTCGATTGACCAAGGGTTTCGTTGGGTGGTCGGTCCTGCACACTCCCTCAGGACTAAGGGAAATTTTTCGGGTGGATTCCACGGAAATTCTTGAACGCTCCGACTGGGTGGAAAGGCTCGTGGAGCAGATCGTCAAGTGGTGCGGCGAGGCGGAAGCCAAACTTGAAGTTGTTTCTGCTTTGGGTGGTCAGGATATAAGCCTGAACAGCTATGAGAGGCAGGTAGAGGCTGGAGGTCTGGTTTCCGTGCCTTTTGATGCCGAAAATATCCAACAATGGGCCATCGAGAGAAAAGCTACTGGCGAGCAAGTGGATTGTGAGGTCGTTGGAGCCCATACGCTGCGTGTGAACTACAGCCTAGTGGGTGAGACCCTCATCCTAAGAGATAGGCGCGCTAACAACAGAGTCATCTGTGCCAACGAGCGCGGGCGCGTCGTGCTAGAACGTAGGAACTGATCACCTGTGATTGTTTGCGGCGACCGATCACCACAGTTAAAAATGCCGCGGGAGCATGCTTCCTGGGGGCTGTTAGTAACAATGAAGGAAAAAGGAATGGACAGGCAGATTACAAATGAGGTTGGAGCAGAGCCCGTGCCTGAGGACGTTTCCCCAGAGCAGACGGTGACGGTGGGATTGTCTCGTGGGTTGACTGTGAACCTTGGCAACTACGAGTCAGCGAGGATAGACTGCTGGTGCAGTCGGCCGTGTAAAGCGGGCGAGGAGGAGCAGGCCTACGAGAAGTGCTACGAGTTCGTGACAGGAAAGATCAAGGATGCCGTCAGCAAGCTCAAAAAGCGGAAGTAGCACGCAAGTTGTTGGGTCGTCTATCGGCCTGACGCTTCCGCTAGATCACTTCGCTTTTGCCCGCGTGGATTGTTGGATAGTGCGTAAAGTGGGCGAGGATGACGACAAGGCTGCGTGTTACGAGGAGTGTCGAGACTTTGTACTGAGGAAGATAGCTTCCGAGGTGGAGGCTATTAGGCAAAAAGTAAATGAACCCATTCAGTTTGAGGGAGAACAGCGTGGCGGGGAGACCGAAGAAAAAAACGAGCGGCGATCTCAGCTTTGACGAGTTGGTGGCAAAGGTCAATGCAAAGTTCGGTGCTGGGGCCATCATGCGAGCTTCCAGTGCTCGGGCTCTGACGATCCCAAGATTACAGACCGGGATTTTCGGTATCGACTACATTACCGGTGGCGGATTTCCGATAGGGCGAATCATTGGAATCTACGGATTGCGCTCGTCCTGCAAGACGCTGGTGGCGCTGAAGACAGCGGCGGCGGCGCAGGGATACTGCCGGAAGCACCTTTGTAAGATGAAGCGGACCGAGAAGCGCAAGTATCGCTGCGAAGAGTGTGGTTACCGCGGAGATGAACTTGGGGGCCTGTGTCCGGAGTGCAAGGAGCTTGGTTACGAATCCCATCTGGTGGACAAGGGTGATTTCGAGCTGAAGTGCCCGGAGTGCGGGGAGTACAATCCTTTTCGGGTTATCTGGTGGGACGCTGAGGGTAGCTTCGAAAACCGATGGGCTGCTGCTCTGGGAGTCGATTGTAGCAAGTTGCTGCTGAGTCGGGCTGAGTATGCTGAGCAGGGCGTTGACATGGCGGATGCTTTTCTGCGCGCGGGTGCCTGCGAGTTATTTGTGATCGATACTCTCGCACATCTAATTCCGTCGGCAGAAATAGAGGCGTCTGCCACGGATTGGCAGATGGGATTGCAGGCAAGGCTTATCAACAAGCTCCTGCGGCGTTCCGTTTCGGCGCAGAATGCGCAGAAGTTGAACAGCGGGGTGCGGCCAACAGTCCTGCTCCTGAATCAGGTGCGTATGAAGCTGGGCGTGATGTTCGGGAATCCCGAGACAAAACCAGGAGGGATGGGGCAGGAGTTTGCTACGACGATTGACCTGCGGATGCGAGGTGGCAAGTACGAAAAGGATGAGTATGGTAACACCTTGAGCCAGCTAGTGAAGGCGACCTGTGAGAAGAACAAAAGCGCGCCGCCCCAGATGGAGTGCACGTTCCGCGTCTGGCTCGCTGATATTGATGGGCACACCCCTGGGGACACGAATGAGTTGAAGACAATACTCGGGGTCGCCCAGAGCCGCGGTTGGTTTGGGGATAGTAGCAGTGGCTGGGTCTACGACGACAAGAAGTTCAAGACAGCGAAGAGCATCTATAAGTACCTCGTCGAAAATCCTGACGAGCTGGAACGACTTCGGCAGACCCTTCTGGCAGAGCGCCTGGGCACTATCGAGGAGAAGGACGCACTCAAAAATATCGGTTTGGAGGGAGATGATGCCTGAGCACGAACCGCCCAGGTGTAGAGCCCTGGATCCGGGGTACGGGAATAAGAAGAAGTCCATGAAGCAAGAGAAGCGGCTTGCACGCAGGTACAAGGGGAGGGTAGTGGCCGGTTCTGGAGCCTTTGGTTCGGTCCAAATTCGCGATGGTCAAGTGACAGTAAAAGATGGATTGGTCGGTGGTAAGGTGGGCCTCTCTGCAGACGTAAGTTGCAAAAAACTACTGATCGAGGCGAAGAGAACTGACAAGAAGTCAATTTCGATAAAGGGTGACTGGCTCCTGAAGTTAGAGGCTGAGGCAGATCTTGCTGGCCGGGTGCCTTGTCTCTGTGTAGAGATTGGAGGAATGAAGAAGCTCGGGACTAAGGAATGGGCGATGGTTCCTATGGAGTATCTGGCGAAGGTGGCAGCCAGTGAGTAGCTTCGCGGATATAGCGGCGAACACGATCAAGCGCGAGTCGCTAAAATCCCTAGTGTCAAAGTGGGTTGTGACCCGCGAGGAGGAAGAGCGAGAAGCGGGCTTCCACGTGTCGGAGTTGCATTACCTTTGTCCGAGATTTGAAGTCTTGTCCGAGGCTGTTGGCGGGATCAGAAGAATCGAACGGACTCCTGCCAACGAGATAACGTTTGATATCGGGCATGCGCTACACAGATGGTGGCAAGAAAAGTACCTCGGACCAATGGGCCTATTGGTTGGTGATTGGGTTTGTAGTCGTTGCGGGCACGTGGTCCACATGGCCAAGATGCCCGTGTATATTCATTGCAAGGACTCCGAATGGCTCTACTCAGAGATTCGGGTGGAGAACAAAGAGCACGAGATAGTAGGGAGAATGGACGGTATCCTGGACTTCGACGGGGAATACGAGGTCATGGACATCAAGACCAGAAGCGCGAGTAGATACAAGGCAATAAAGGATATCTGGCCTGCTGACCGGTTCCAAATAATCGTCTACATGTGGCTGTCCGGAATACGAAAAGGCCGTGTGGTGTATCTGAACAAGGACGGCGGGGAGGATTTCGTCAAAGACATGGTGGTGGAGTATGACGAGGCTGTCGTCTCAGAAGCAAAATCAAAGACCAAGTGCGTGCAGATAGCAAGAAAGAGCGGCACGTTGCCTGAGATGTGCCTATGCCGGCGGTTTGGCAAATCGTGCGCTGACTTGTTAAAGGACGAGCGCGTTGTGCGTGTAATGAAGGAAAGGGGCTGGAAATGACACAGAACAAAGTGGTCAAGGTAGATGCCCACAAGGTCGGGGAGATAGTTTTAGGTGAGAAGGAAGCAAAAGAGGCGCGCAAGCGAGCCCTTGAGCTGAAGGAGATAGTCGAGAAGAGTTATCTGGAGCTTGGGAAGTTTCTCAAGCTCATCGCTAAGGCAGTTACCCAGGAAGGTATCCCGGTCTATCGAAGCTGGGGTTTTCAGACCTTCGCAGCCTACTGCGAGCAAGAACTGGGTTTCAAAGAGAGAAAAGCGAACCACCTAGCACTTATCTATGCCCAAACAGAGGAAGGACCCTTTCCGAAGAAATGGGCAGAACAGGTGGGATGGTCCAAGATGTCGCTCTTGGCCCCTTTGGCTGCGAAGGGAATTATCACGGAAGGGAACGTTAAGCCGTGGATGGAGCGAGTAGAAAAGAGCAGCTTTGCGGACCTGACGGAGATCGCCAAGAAAGCACGGGAGAAGGCCGAGAAGAAAAAAGCGAAACAAGAAGGTCTTGAGATTCCCAGCCGAGAGGAGGTACCAGAGTCGATTCATGTCATCCGGATTCCTCTCTACGACGATCAATGGGAGAATTGGAATATAGCCCTAGACAAAGCGCGAAAAATAACTGGCAGTGATAAACTGCCGTGGTTGATTGACTGTATTGCGATGGCTTTCAACTCGGAAGGATTTGATACGAGAAAGGAGGGGCTTGACGAGGTGTGCCGCAGGGTCGAGCGGGTATTCCGAGTGAAGCTCGTGGCCTTCGATGAGGAAGGGCCTGTGTTCGGAAAGGATGTGGTCGATGAACTATCGGTACATAGTGAAGAGTGATGAGAAAACGGCCACTGTCTTCAAGTACGCGCAGGATGACGAACGATGGATCCTGGCGGCTAAGTACGAGATAGACCGAGAGGCGGGTACCTGCACGTGCAGGGCCGGGAAATTCGGACGGACCTGCAAACATATCGAGATGCTGACACAAACGGAGAACGGGAAAGCGATACCCCTGTCGGACGCGCGCCGCGTCGTGCAGAGAGTCGTTGACAGATTTTCGGAGCACGCGAGGCGTGTAAGACTAACCGCCGACGGCTACGAGAGGAACGAGGAGGGGCTGGTTACACGGATAAACGTAGAAGTCATAGGTCTCCGTGGCACGGATGTACTGACGGACGGAGTATGGCAAGCAGCGGATCAGGAAACAGGCGCTTTGGTAAGATTGCATGTCCGCGACAGTGCGAACGGTTGAACAAAACCAAAGGTCACGTAAAATGGAAAAACAGAAGCCTCCATCTGATTGGTGGGAGGGAGGTTTTGCGATAGAGAGTGCCGTTACGGACGCACAGAAGAAATTTCTGATGCGCTCGTTGGACGTACTTAAGGAGGTTTTACCAGCTTCAGAGTATGCCCTGTTGGAGCTTGGCGGCTTTGACAACTGGGTGAAGCGCAAAACAAAGTACAGCATCTCAGCGATCATAGCCCTGACAAAGGACGAGATAGAAAGAAAGAGAGCCAAGGCGAACAGACACTGCGGGAGGTGTGGCCGGCGGCTTGAGATCGACGAGGTAGCTATTTGCCGGCACTGCAATGCTGTGACACTGGAACTGAAACTGCGTTGAATAACGAAGCTGTCGAAGCCTTTGAGAGATTGTGGGCACGCCTTGATCGACAGAAGGCGCGGCTCCGTAGCCTCAACGAAAAGGACAAGGCGGAACTAAAAGAGGTCATGCGAATGGTGTTTTTGGCAGCCGTTGGATCCGCAGCACAAAAAACGCCGCAGGAGGTAAGTATCAGTGTACAGCAGGATCCAAATGCTTTGCGGGAGATGCTGGCCGAAGTGCTTGAGGAAAAACTTTCGGGACTTGCGGTGCCGGCTACGGCTAGCCCAGTTTCCGGTGATGCTGGCGTTCCCAATATCAAGGAGGCTCTAGCTTCCGAGGTGTTCAGTTCCGAGATGACTACAAATATCGACGAGGTAGAACTTCGCGGTGACAAGACGGCCGGTGTGGCCCGAAATAAGGAATTGTTGAGAAAATTGCGCGGAGGGAAGAACGATGCCTAAGGTTGTGGCCTTGGATCCAGGAACAGCGACGCTGGTCTGTGCGTGGGAAGATTCGGACGGAGATGTGAAGGTGTCAAGTCTGCGGAACGTATTCTTTGAGGTTCCGAACGATGCGTTCAGCAAGAGGATGTTGGGCACCATGAACGTCCCTGAGTTTGAGTTGGACGGGAAGCTGTATATCGCCGGTGACGAAGCTTTCGAGCTGGCGAAGACATTTGGGAAGGAAGTGCGTCGGCCCATGCAGTCTGGAGTTATCAGTTCTGGGGAGGCTGATGCCATACCAATGATGGACAGGATGATAGGTAGGCTCCTTTCAGACGCTGGCGCAGAAGCTGGAGACAAGTGCTGCTATTCGATGCCTGCGGATCCTGTGGACGCAAACTTCGACGGCACTTTCCACAAGTCCGTGATCGAAGGGATTCTACAAAAAAGACAGATCGAGTCTGTGCCCGTGACCGAGGGCCATGCGGTGGTCCTCGCAGAACTGGCAGACGAGCAGTTTACCGGGATTGGAATTTCTTGGGGTGGCGGCATGGTCAACGTCTGTGTCGCGTTTAAGAGTGTTCCTGTGATAACTTTTTCTTCCGCCCGGGCAGGAGACTACATCGACGAAAAAGCGGCGCAGGTCTGTGGGGAGGTGAAGCCGCGGATGACGGCGATTAAGGAAGATCCGGCGTTCAGCCTGACCGGGGAAAAGCTGAGCAGAGAACAGGCGGCTATTAGGTCTTACTATGAGGCTGCCATCCAGTATTCACTGGAGAACATCAAGCGGAGGTTCGAAGCAGGCAAGGACATGCCGAACTTTAGCGAGCCAGTCACGATTGTGAGTGCCGGAGGAACCTCGGCTCCGAATGGTTTTGTGAAGGTGTTCACCGATGTGTTCGAGCGTCTGCAGTTTCCAATTCCGGTGAAAGACATCAGGGTCGCTGATGACCCACTGTATACGGTCACGCGCGGTGCGCTTGTAGCCGGTTCTATTTAGGAAAGGAAAAGAACGATGGTCTCTGTGAGCATTGAGGACGGAAGAACGAAGCGTAGGTATGAGGGAGATTTTGGGCTAGTAGCCGTTATCGACGAAAAAGCAGGTAACTGCCGAGTCGAGCAGACACCAAGTGGCTGGCAGTTTGGGACTGGAAGTTTCTTCGTGGCGGCCAAGATCCTGCAAGACATTGCAGAGCAGGAAGGGGACGAGCGATTTCGACAGGCCGCCAGGGACGCGCTGGCTGTGATTGAGAGATACCGGCCGGAATAAAAAGGTCATCCCATGGACAAGAACAAGCTGGAAGAGGCTAGGGAGCTTGTGTTGTCAGCATTCTCGGAGGAGAATGGGTATTTCTCCCAGGTCGTGCCTTTCGGGTATACCAACTGGATAGACGGTATGGCTTGGGTTGGGTTGCTTTGCGGCGCTTCTCTCTTGGAGGGCGACAAAGAGGTAGCCGAGAAAGCGGAGAGGTATCTGCGCGTTTTGCTGGAGGTTGGTCCTGACGCGCGGAATTTTGCTCCTATGCCGGTCAGTGCTGACTGGATTCGGTCAGAGAAGATGCCGGAATTCTGGTACAAGAAGAAAGCGCAGTCTTTCGCTGGACCCGCCGGATTGCGGTTTGCCATTGACTGCGGCGCCAAGCTGCAGGACCCGTTTCTTGTGAAGCACAAGGCCAGATGGTTGGTGCGATGTGGACCCGCTTTTGGGTGGCTGGTACGCTGGATTCCATGGCTGAGACAGCACGTGAACTCTGTATTCCTGGCTTACCTGGTTACCGGTAAGACGCCATCTAAAAGCCTCATCTGGCTTTGCGAGGAGAACCCGTTCTATTCTTACATCGCTCGCCGGAAATGTCGAGTCGAGTATCCAGATGTCTATAGGTGGTCGGAGGGACACGAGGAGGAGACCAACCAGGTGGTGCCGTTCGCAGAGAGAAAACCGGGTTCCTGGCCCTTCAAGAATTGGCCTTACAAGCGGTACGTCAAGGCCGGAGTCAAGAAGACCGTTGGTTATACGCCGACGTGTATATTGGTTGGTGAGTATTTGCAGAACAGGCTGCCGTGACAGCTCATTATAGGAAAGAACCATGTCCGGATTAAGATTTGAGCGTGTTGTCTACTGCCCAATGTGCGAGCGAAAAATGCGGTACGTTCGGACCAAAGCGCATCAGCACAGGCCCAACGCCGATATGACCGGCCCGGAGCTCGATGACAACGGGAGGCCGTTGCTTGTTAGCCGAATGTTCTTCGCCTGTGCGAAGTGTCAGACGGTTGTCTGGTTCGACTTCAGAGAGGATGGACAGGTCGGAGACTTGTACAAGGAGATACAACTGAATAAACTATTAGATAGGAAGCCCGACGGTCTTGTGGGCGGCCTGAACGACATCGAATAGCGCAGCTTCGAAAGGAACACAAATGCCGAGCGGAAGAGTAAAGTGGTTTGACAAAAAGAAGGGCTACGGGTTTATCATCCCTGATGACGGCGGGAGCGACGTGTTCGTGCATTATACCGGCATCGACGGCGAGGGATTTCGTATCTTGCAGGAAAATCAGACTGTAGAATATGAACTCACAGATGGCCGTAGGGGCAAGATCGCGACAAAGGTCAAGATCGCAGATTAGGGGTCAAGATGGCTGCCGAACAAAAAGTAAGTGATTTCTTTCGGCAGGAGTTTGGGATACATCTGGCGCCGGAAGATGCGCTACGTGTACTCAGAACTGCCAAGAGGGGCGGCCTACTGACAGCAACGCAGTGGGCGTCTAATGACGGTGTAGAGTTTGCCGCGGTCGGCCATACGCAGAACGAGTTGCCGCCTGGCATGTACAAACCTGTGGTGACCATGGAGCGTGGCCTGATTTTTGTTCGGATGCCGGATAGTGGCGGAAAGCTCGCAGCTCTTCCTGACAGCTTTGCTGCGGATGTCCTAGAGCACATTGAGGATTTCTGGAAGAGGGAGCAGATTTTCCACGACTACGGGCTGGTCTACAAGCGTGGGATTCTCTTTCACGGGCCTCCCGGTGGAGGAAAGACATCGGCTGTAAAACTACTAACCACGCAGCTGGTCTCCCGTGGAGGCATCGTGCTGCTTGGGGATTGCCCTCCGGAGACGCTCGTGAGTGCGCTCCGGACTGTCAGGAACGTGCAGCCTGATGTGCCTCTGATCGTTCTCCTGGAAGACATCGACTCCCTAGTACAGCGGTTTTGCGAGAGCACGGTGCTGAACCTATTGGACGGTGTTTCTGGGGTTTCGAAGGTAGTGTACATCGCGACGACGAACTACCCTGAGAGGCTGGGGGAGCGGATCATCAATAGACCGAGCAGGTTCGACCGGAGATACTACTTCGGACCGCCTTCTCCGATCTGCCGGAAAGCATTCTTCAAGTTCCTGTTTTCGCAGGGTGCCGAGAACTACGATGATGTCGCGGTCGCTGATATCGACCGGTGGGTCGACGATACCGAGGGGCTTTCCTTCGCTCACCTGAAAGAGCTGTTCATCTCGGTCATTGTGATGGGCAACAGTTACGACCAGGCGTTAAAGCAGGTCAAAGGACTCTTTACGCTCCCCAACAGCAAGGAGTACAAGGGTGATGGCCCGGTGACCGATGACAGGAAAGTTGTCGTTGCGGCCGAGGCGCCCACGTATGAAGATGCCTGACGCGATGTATGTGGTGCTGAGCCGGCAGGAGTACCGGCGGATAAAGAACGACCCCGAGGCAAGCGTGTCTCGGGGAACTCGTGTGTGGCGTTCGTTTCGCGAGGCAAAGAAGTGGCGCAGGCTTAATGTCCCGGATGGTGAGGTCTATGCGATCTATGCCGGTAATGGCGATGCAGAGGAGAATGGACTGGGGCAGCTTGTTACGAAAGACGTGTTCAAGCTTTGTTTTGTTTCCGATGTAATTCCGAAGTGGCTTTGGGAAGTGGCGCGGCGGGTAGCCGCAGAGGCAGACCGGGAGGAGATGCTAGATTCTGGATACATTAACCCTGATTACACTACGCCAGAACAACAGGAAGAATTTTATCGGACGCACACACGGGAAATCCGTGACAAGCTTGCCAGCATGATTGCTATTGCGATGTTTGAGGAAATCGAAGCGCGTGCCAGGAAAGTTACTTGAAAGCTGTAAACGAGGGCGGTAAGTCTAGTATGGACGAGTTCGACAAAAAGCATGCTCCAGAGGGTCTGACACTCAGATTGAAGGCGTTGGACGGAGAAGGTATCGAGCTGGACGAGATACGCTGTTGGCGGACCGAGCTGGAGAATCTTGTGTTTCTTACGCTTCCGAAGGAAGTCTCCGAGGAGGCCATGAAGGCTTTGAAAGAGTCAGTGGCGGAAGCGGCGAGGAGAGAGAAGAAGGTATTCGTATTTCTACCAGAGGGCACGCAAGTGCTACACGTGACGGAAAAATGGGGCCGGCTCTGACCGGTGACGGAGAGACGGGGGCCGCATCTGCGGCGACGTTTGGTTAGCAAGGGGAATGGATAGAGCACATCTAAGGCAGGTCCTCTCGGGCCTGGGCTGCGGCAAGATATCAGAGAGAGAAAAAAACATCTCTGCAAACTGTCCGTTTGCCAGGTTCACGCACAAGGATTTTAGGGACCGCCACCCATCATTCAGTATAGAGATCTCTGAGCCAGGACAGGGCAGTCGCTATCACTGCTTTGCTTGCGGAGAATCCGGCGGCTCGGTGAAGAAGCTCTGCCGTAGGTTGCAGAGCCTTGGCATGTTGATCCCTCCGGAGATTTTGAGGCTGGTAGAGCAGCATGAGGGCGAGGCACTACGTGTCTCCAGTTTGGAGACAAAATATAGGACGTTGGATCAGTTTGCTCCCGTGGCTGTAGAACCTGACGAGGTACTTTCAGAGGAAGAATTGGCGCCGTTCTCTGGGAGGGTTCCGCGTTACGTCCTCGACCGCGGGATAACCCTGGAGAGCTGCAAGCTGTGGGATCTGGGTTATCACAAGGAAGAGGGCAAGGTCGTGATTCCCGTTAGGAGGAGTGCCGACAAGGCTCTTGTGGGTGTAATGACGAGGACTATTTTTGAGAACCAGCGGCCCAAGTATCTGCCGATGATTCCTTTTAAGAAGAGCCGATATCTTTATGGTGAACACCTAGCGAGTGTCGCCGACCAGATGCTGGTTGTGGAGGGTTTTTTCGACGCGATCTGGCTGAGGCAGTGCGGTTTTGACGCGGTGGCCGTAATGGGTGCCGAGGTCTCAGCGATTCAGGCCGAAAAGCTGTTATCTATGAAGAAGCCAATTGTTCTCGCGCTCGACTGGGATGTCGCCGGTTTACGTGGAATGGCGAAAGCTGTTCACCGACTGAAGAACAGATGCCTTCTGAAGGTTGCCTGGCCTGCAGAGACCTGTGCATGTGGTGATTTTAGGTTGAAATTGTCTTCCTCTGGAAGGGAGATACTATGCAGAAAGTGCGGTGCAGCACGAGATGCCGACAGTGGATCATATAAGCAAAAGGATTTTTGTGGCATGGATGAAGATTCTGTCAGAAAGTGCATTGAAAGAGCGGAGACGCTTCGCTTTATTTAGCACACTCAAATTCATGGGCCGGTGCGTGGCCGGTAAAGTCATGGTGCCAAATTGGCAACAGAGGAGAGGAAAGGAGTAGAGCAATGGCTGGTGACTGGTTTATGGGAGGTTTTGAGCAGGGGCGAGTTACGAACGATGGGTCTGGCGGCGAGTTCGGGAACAACCGGCAGAGCCGCTTCTGGCTGAAGGTCGGTTCGGAAGCCCGGATTATTTTCTTGGACGATTTCGACTGGACAGTTGAGCGTGGTGGTCACACAATGCCACTGGTTCCGTTCTGTCGGTACGAGTACAAGCTCGACTTGGACGGCGACTGGGCAAATTGTGTCTACGTGACCTGTACGAAGACGGCCGGGATTCCGTGTAAGCCGGCAGATCTCGGGTTCCGCAGGATGTTCGTCGGTGCGATGACTATTCTCGATGTTACGCCCTGGAAGGACCGCGATACCGGAGAGATGAGGGTGACACCCCGAAAGAAGCTGCTTATGGCCGTTCCTTCAGCGTTGTCGATTATCGAGACCAAGAAGGAACGCAAGGGAAACCTGAAGGGTTGGCTGTACACCGTCGCTCGGCACGAGAAGCGCAGTCCTAGGGTCGGCGACGATTATGAACCAATGGAGAAGATCGACGACCTGAAGGCATACCTGAAGCAGTACGGCGCGGAGAATATGAATCTGGATCCGTATGGATTCACGGCCGAGGAAGCCGAGAAATTCTATCGGGACTTGTTCGCTCCGATGCCGATTGATGAGCAGCAGCGGCTCTTCAGCCAGTACCAGATCACGGACGGCAACGGGAGGCGGAAGTCCGGGGGAAGTAGTAGTGGAGCATCGGCGCCAAAGCCGGAGGCGGGGAATCCGATTTCTGCTGCTGATGACATACCGTTCTGACGTCCCGGGGCGGGCTTCGGCCCGCCCTTTTTTCATTGAGCGGTTGACAGGTCGATATGAACGAGACGGATCTTCTGTTGGCTCAACTCGACTCTTGTGTGAAGTCCTTGAAGAAGGCCAAGGTCTTCTCGATGGACTTGGAGACCACGGGTCTGAATCCACGTGAGGACCGGATTATCGGCGTTTCGTTTGCTGTTTCAGAGAAGGATGGATGGTATTTCAGAGTTCAGAGGCAATCTAGAAGTATCCCTCTGCACGTTCTGAAAGAGAGACTGAAGCCTGCGCTTTCAGACAGCGAGAAGACGGCAGTGTTTCATGGTGGTAAGTTCGATTTGAAATTCATGTGGGCAGCTTCCTGGGACGTGAACTGTCGTGTTGCAGACACAATGATACTGGCCTACTGTCTGGACGAAAACAGGTCTGGAACCGGCAGACTTGCTCTGAAGGGCCGTGGTAGCTTGACGCACGAGCTGTTTGGCGTCATTTTGGAGACATGGAAGGAGAGCGCTCTGAGTGGCGGTCTGTTCGGGAAAGACGAGGAGCAATACGGAAAGGATGATGCGCTCTGGACGATGGCGTGCTACAAGGAGCTGACGAGGCAGGTCAATCGCCGACCAAAGGTGAAGAAGGTATTCTGGGACATGGCGATGCCCCTGGTGCGCATTCTTGCAGAGATGGAGTATCGAGGTATCCGCATAGACGGAGACTACCTGAGGGAGTACCGTAAGTACCTTATGCAGGAAATCAAAGAGGTAGAAGATAGGGCTATTGCTATGTCAAATGGAAAGGTCATGTTGACCAGTCCGGAGCGCATCAGCAAATACCTATTCGACGACCCGGAGGGGCTCAGGCTCAAGCCGTTGCCATTCATGAAGCGAGGGAAGAAGGGTTTTTACGGGACTGGCGAGGACATTCTGACCCGCTACGTCGAGAATGACTTCGTGCGGGACCTATTGTACTTCCGTAAGTTGACGAAGATACGTGGCACATACGTAGACCCGTTCCTCAAGCTGGTTTCTTCAGATCCTGAGAGCCGGATACACTGCTCGTTCCACTCAACCGGCACGAAGACGATGCGGTTATCTAGTTCTGACCCCAATTTGCAGAACATTCCGCGGCCAAAGAAAGGGGAAAAATACGCACTCAGGAAAGCTTTTGTGGCTACTCCCGGCAACAAGCTGTGTGTCGCAGATTACTCCCAGATAGAACTGAGATTGATGGCGCATCGGTCTCAAGATAAGACGATGATCGAGATTTACCGCGAGGATGGCGATATACACAGTCGAACGCAGGAAGCGTTAGGATTGGGCGGGTCCGAGGACAACCGGGTGATTGCAAAGGCGTGCAATTTCGGGCTGATCTACGGGCTGAGTCCGCAGGGCCTACAGCGGATGCTGTGGAAAAATGCGCGCCTGGTGAAGACAGTGGCTGAGTGCAAGAAGTACAGCACGAGGTTCTTCGAGCGATATTCAGCGATACCTCGGTATCACCTCCAGATCAGAGAAATGTTGAGGACACGCGGCTATGTGACGACCATAGCGGGGAGAAAAAGGAATCTTGCGGCGCTGGTGAAAAAGGACTTCGAGAGCGCGGTCAGGGTCGGAACGAATGCCAGCATTCAGGGTAGTGCCGCAGACATAATGAATATCGCGATGCGCAACTTCTCCAGAGAGAGAAGACGAATGATGATGCAGGATCCCCGCTGGGAGGGTGTGCACATGCTCCTACAGGTCCATGACGAGCTGGTTGTCGAGGCTCCGGAGGAAATCGCCGAGCAGGCAGCCCAGAGGCTGAAGGAGGTTATGGAGGCGGTTACAAATTTGCTTGTCCCACTGATAGCAAAGGTCGGTATTGGCGATAACTGGGCTGAAGCCAAGTAGTGGTAGGTTGATTTCCGGCTGTCATGTCGTATAGTATGATAGACAGCCGGAGGACGCAACAATGAAGAAGATCGAAACCCTCTTGGTGGACCTGGAAGATGTGCTGGTTGCGACAGACCTGACTGAGGCCCGGCTAAGCAGCAAACTCAAGCCCGTGGCTTTCAAGTATTTCGATGACGTGGCCGGGATGCAGGACACAAGTACCCTCGTTTTGCGGCCTCATGTCGAGACATTTCTGACTGAAGCGCGGCGGTTCTTCAAGCAGGTTACGCTCACATCCAAACATCAGACGAACTTTCTGGACGCTTTCCTGAAGCAAAGTGGTCTGGAAATGTACTTCGAGCATGTATTGCCAGGCGAGATGCTGAAGGAAGTCGCCGCCGAGTTGGTGCAGGAGGGTTTCTACGATGGCAGGAAGCTTGGTACGGATTCAGTCGTGCTGCTCTCTGCCGCTGGTGAAGGTGAGCTGTTGAACCTCGCCAAGCTGGCGAAGTGGGGTGTGGATGTTCGGCTTGGCCAGGACGAGGAACAGGAACTCATCGTCAAGTCTCCGAAGGTGAGCAACTTTGTCATTTGGGCGGAGCCCTTTCACGGGGATCCTGACGACGACTTCTTGGTGGATTTGCTGATGGCATTTAGTATGGCTGCTGAAGAGGAGGACAAAGAAGAAGCGGCAAAGAAAGCAGGAAAGAACTAAACGGACGCTGTCCGGGCGTGCTTGTTCATGGGCTAGTGGTGCCAACAGGGCGGACCCGATACAAATGTTGGCACCCGCAACAGGGCTTGCCAATGAGTAGGCGAAAAAGAGCATGCCTGGGGTGCGGAAAAAAGTTCTGGTCGGAAGGCAACTTCAATAGGTTCTGTAAAAGATGCCAGGAGCGACTTAACGAAGAGGGAAGAAGCTATCGACGGTATCGCCTGGCGTTACCGATAGAGCTTCTCGACCCGGCGGAAGTCGCTACCTGGGACAGTCTTTAGAGCCTATCCGGTTTTGGTTGAACAGAGTGGAAAGGAGGAGAGGGATGCTGCGGCTTCCTGAACGGCTCGATGCGCCTTCGTGGGGTTCTCTTGGAGAGGATATTTTCCGGCGAACATACAGTCGAACCAAGCCGGATGGTAGCAAGGAAGAGTGGGCAGAAACAGTCAAACGGGTCGTAGAAGGAAACTGCAGGTTTGTGCCGAAGAGGTTCATAGAGCGCGGAGAGCCTGAGAAGCTGTTCAACCTTATCTACCATTTTAAGCTTCTGCCCGGCGGACGACACCTTTGGTCGACGGGCGCGATAGGTGTACAAACGGTGGCAAACTGCTGGGTGTCCGGGTGGGGTGAAAAATTTTCTGAGCACTTCCGATTTACCTTTGCGCGCCTGATGGAAGGAGGTGGTGTCGGCGCAAACTACAGCAATCCCTTCGTGTGCCGGTACGGCAGAATCCATCACCCGGTGGATGTCCATGTTGTTTGCGATGAAGCACACAAAGACTATGAGCAGATACGCGGATTCCTATCGAAGAAATATGCTGCCTCTTGGGCCGGTGCGATCCAGGTGGAAGATAGCCGCGAGGGCTGGGTGGACGCTCTCGGGCTCATGTTAGACCTATATTATGAAAAGGGTGAACGGGCAAAGGAGGTGGTGTTCGATGTCTCGCATGTGCGGCCGAGCGGCAGTCGACTGAAGAGGTTTGGTGGGGTTGCCAGTGGACCTGCCGCACTTGTAGAGATGCTTTTGTCGGTCGCGGACAGAATGAATGCCGCTGTCGGCACGAAACCGGATTCATTTCTCTGTCTGGATATAGACCATGAGATTGCCCGCTGCGTAGTTGCTGGAAGCTCCCGGCGTAGTGCCAGGATGTCAATGAAGCATTGGAAGGACGAGGACATCGAGAGGTTTCTTGACCTGAAAGCTGATGGCTCAGCGCACTGGACCACGAATATCTCGATTGTGCTTGACAGTTACTTTTGGCTGGCACTTCGACGAAAGGATGCACACGCTCAAAAGATTATGCGGATGATTGCCGAAGGAGCCCTGTCAAATGGTGAGCCTGGGATATTCAACATAACGAAAGCGAATGAGGGAGAGCCAAACAAGATTGTTTGCACAAATCCTTGTGGGGAGATAACGCTGCCGGAGTGGGGGAGCTGCATCCTCGGGAGTGTGAATTTGGGCAAATTTGCACATGATTTGGCTGGAATGTTGGAAGCGTTTAGGCTGATGACGCGATTCCTCATCCGTGCTACGTATGCCGACTATCCGGAGGGGCCTGCACGTGAGGTTGTGCTACGCGATAGGAGAATTGGCGTCGGATTTACGGGATTTGCCGATTGGTTGGTAAGGGAAGGCGTGCGGTTCAGTGAGTTTCCGTCGGCCGAAAGGCAGAAGACCGCCCTGCAGAAGGCGGCAAAGATGGTAAGGAATGCAGCGCGCGAGTATGCTTTCGAACTGAGGATACCTGAACCTGTGAAGGTGAGCACGTGTGCTCCCACGGGCTCGACATCTAAGCTGGCGGGGTGTTCGGAGGGTATGCAGCCGGTGATGTTCCGGTATTTTCGGCGTCGCGTGGCCTATTTGATGAGCGACGAAAACCAACGGAAAATCGTCGAAGAGGCAGAAAAGAACGGACTCGATGTAGAGGATTCGCTTTATAGTCCCAATACGAAGGTAGTTTCTTACATCTGTCGGGCTAAGATACTGGACGATCCCGAAATTGATCCGGGGCTTGTCGAGGAGTCGACAGACCTGACCCTGGAGGAATACCTTGACGTACAGAAGACAGTTCAGGACAGCTATGTGGACAACTCGATTTCCTTCACTGTCAACGTGGATCCCGAAAAGGTGACTGTGGAGGATGTTGAACGCGCTCTCATTGCTTTCGGGCCGCACCTGAAGGGTACGACAGTCATGCCCACTGTTTCAAACCGACCGCAGATGCCGTATGAACGCATCGAAAAAGAAGATTACGACGCAGCAGAAATGAAGTTCAGTGCTGCAGGAGAACTTGAATGCAAGAATAACTCTTGCAGGATTGTTCTCCAGGACGATTGATGTTGTATCCATATTGGTGACTAACAGGCGCTTCCTTGTGTCCTGTGTTGCCCAGAGAGTCACGCTCGCCCGGCGTGACTCTCGTTTTTCCAGAAAGAACGCAGTAGAAGTTTGACAAACGGAGTAAATAGTCCTCTCCTGTGACGACGGTTCTGCCAGATTGAGGCACGAGAAGGGGCGCATGATCAGCCATGCGCCCCTCTTGCTTCTGCTTGACTCCCTTGCCGGGCATAGATAAGATTAAAATAACAGTGCGTTTGCTTCGGTTGATACTGCTAGGCGGTGTCTGCCGGCGGTGTATGGGAGGAGAGCATGCAGACAGGCATTGGTCTAGGAGGTTTTGGGGCTCTCCTGAAATCTGTGGGGAGCAATGCAGCCTTTGTGACAAAGGTGAAGCAGCAAAAAGGTAACGAACAGCCGGCTACAGACATTGCTGGCCGCCTAGTGATGCCAGCATTACCTTTCAAGATGGGTGAGCTGTCGCCCGCTCTCTCAAGGGATACAATCGAGGCGCACGTTCGCATACACAAGAGGTACGTGGATCTTGTGAGGGAAATGGTTCGCGGGACTCGATTCGAGCAAGAAGATCTGAGAAGTCTCATTTCTTCTGGAGCAGATGGGAACAAGGTGCTTGCCAGACGTGCGGGGGAAGCCTGGAATCACGCATTCTATTGGATGTCTATATCCCCTCCTGGTCAGGACACAGCGCCAACAGGTGATCTGCTGTCTGCGGTGCGAAGGAAATATGGTTCGACCGAAGAATGCCGGCGTGTCATGGTAGACATGGGGGATAAACTCTTTGGCTCCGGTTGGTTGTGGCTGGTCAAGAGAAACGAAGAGCCAGAAGTCGTTTACGGGGAAAATGCCGCGGGACCACTGCTGGATGAGAGTATGACTCCGCTGCTCGCGATAGACCTGTGGGAGCATGCCTACTATCTCGACTATCAGAGCGATAGGCGGTCGTACCTGAATAAGGCTGTAAGACAGCTCGTCAACTGGGGCTTTGCTGACAGGAACTGGCATGAACAGTAAGGTCGCTACGGATCTGTATAAACTGGCCCTCAGTGCCACGACGGGCGTAGTATTCGTTGAAGAACGCCCAAATAAGTGGTACGTGTGGGTCACGGGTGCGTTGGAGCCTGTCGGAGAAGCTTTACCCAGTCTCTGGGCTGGAAAGCAGATTGTGATACGCAGGATAAGAACGGAGGAGATCATTCATTCTCTTTGTTCGTAAAGGAGCGGCAGATGGCGCTTTTCGAAACGTTGGAGATTCTGGAGCAGGCAGTGCGTCGGCGAAAGGAAAAGGACTTGCCTGAGAAGCGAGCTGTGGACATTGTCCTTGGCAAAGAAGCTGGGGATTTGGCTTCCGCTTTCTCGCTCCCGTCGGTCGCCCAGATGGCCGGGGTAGGAGATGAGTTCATTGCGAATGAGGAAGAGGAACTCATCAAGCTTGGGAAGGCGCCGGTTGGGCCTAGCATGCGAGGCGGCGATGTTGGCATCAAGGGTCGTCCGCGGAAGATACCCGGAAAGAGAGAACGCAAGCTGTCCGGGAAGACGAAGGCAAAGCTGATGCAGCAAAAGCGGGCGCAGGCAAAAGCAAAGGCAAAGCCCAAAAAAGTCAAGTCGAAGAAGCCACGCTATACTACGAAGCAACAGCGCAAAAGAGCCTTGAAGCTCGGTACAAGCGGGAAGGGAACAGGCCAGGCCGGGCGGACGGGGCCGCGGAAGCGTCGCGAGGTCGGGGAATTCTGGTGGGCCAAGTCTGGCTTTGAGGGACGCGGCATGGCTCTATGGACGAAGAGGAAGGACGGCACCATCGTTCGTGTGCGACGTGGCTCGAAGGCTTACGACGAGTACATGAAGAAGGTAGGTAAGAAGGGCGCGAAGGAAAAGCAGGATTGGGAGCCGACTGGGCGGAAACGAGGCACGAAGCTTGTGATGCAGCTGCGACAGGCCACTGGTTTGGCGGATCACATGACAAAAGAATCAAAGCGGAGATACTTAGAAGCTCTGAAGGCTGCTGGGGTGAAATTGACAGAAAAGGAACAAGAGCTGCTGAACAGCCTAATGAGCGAAATGGGGTACTTCAAACTTAGTCTGGGCAGGCGTGGAAGGGGGAGGACAAAAGAGCAGTTGAAGCGCGATTTCCTGGATGGTATGGATCCCCAAAATTACAGGAACATGCGGGAGTTCAATAGGGTAAAGCGGCAGATGGAAAAGCTTTCGCCTGAACAATTCGAAAATCTACTGAAAATCATTATGTTCAAGGATGACGAAGACGACCTTCGCGAAGAGTTTAACATCGAGCGGATGACAGCTGGTTTGCACGCCCGTTTGTCTGCTGGGAAATCTTTCGAGGATCCGAGGGGGTTGATCGAGAAAGCAGTTCAAAAGACTCTGGTTGATTTCGAGAAGCAATTGATGAAAGTGATTCCGTAAAATGACCAACGAAGAACGTGTTGCCGCACAGAAACTGCTCCAGCGCATAAACAGAGAGGTAAAGGTAGCCCGGTCTGTTGGTGTAGGGAAAGGCGCGGACGGCCGGACGGTACTCGTTCCGATTCTTGAGCGCGAACCTCTTATTATGCCGGAGGAGTTTCTTGGTTTCCCTGTCGTTCCTGTTGAAGACGGGGCTGTTAGGGAGGTTAGCGCCTAGTGATCGCGGATCTTTCCAGGGAAGCCATCGTTGAATCGCTGACGCAGTTTAGCCTGCTATTGAAAGCGAAGGTCGGTGATTGGGAGCCCCCAGACCCAGAGGGACGCACGGGCAGGAAGCGCCATCTCTGGCGGCGTAAATTGCCCGATGGTACCTATGAGTATTCGGACACGCCGCCCAAGGGCGCAAAGACTGAGACCGTGGCAGGGCCGTCCCCGAAGACATCGAAGCTGGCCCAGGAGGTCGAGAGCGTTGTCCGACAGTTGAGATCGTCGAGGCAGGCAACACCGGACCTGAAGCGGAAGTCTGCCGAACTAATGAAGAAGTTCGGTGAGCGGTTCCGCGAAATGAAAACCAAGGCTACTACTGAGCATCAGAAGAAGGTCCTGGAACAGATTAGCACACGGGCGAAGGAGTTTGCTCAGCTTTTGCGTGATGGATTCAAGAAAGGGGATGCCGAGCAGATCCAGAAAGCTTACGGCATATTGCGGGAGATAGCAGAAAAACTCGACAAGCTGGATGAGAGGGAGGCCGGTCCGGCCAAGCACGACGAAGAGACGGGATGGGGAGATTTTGTTTACAAGAAGGGTGCACTCTCGTCAGCTCCTTGGGAAGGACACCTAGAGCAAGTAGAAAAAGCTCTGCGCTCTGACCCGGTGAAACGGGAGCAAGCAGGCATTGACAGCCGAACACTGGTTTACTTCGATCAGGCACCTGATGGCAGCAAGAGCGTAACAAAGCCGGATGGACTTGGTCCACCGATTAGTTTCATGCGGCGTGGTATTCTCAACGAAAAAGTGTCGGTGGGGGCGCGCGAAGCGGCGGCTTTTGAGGTGGACAGGTTGCTGGGTTTCGGCATTGTCCCGCCAACAGTAAAGACAAAGACGCAGGTAGCGGCCGAGGATAGAGCAAGGGTTGTCAAGCAGGTTCTGATGCACCCAGAACTCCAGGCTGCTTACAAGGAAAATAAGCTCTCAAAAGAAGCCTTGAAGGAACTGCAAGAGGCTGCACTGAATCCGGAGGCTTCTGCTTCTAGGCAGCATTTTGTCGAAGGGGCTATGAGCGGGAGTGACTTTTCACGGGCGAAGACGCAGATGCACTTCGAAAACGATCCTGATTTCAGGTTTTCCGTGGAAAAAATGGCCGTCTTTGACTACCTTACAGGGGCCACAGACAGGCACTTCGGGAATTACTTGGTCAGTGCTGACCGAAAGCAAGCATTCGCGATCGACAATGGGTTCAACTTCCCGATCAGTGATGAACGAGGCGATTTTCACGGTTTTACGTCTGTGCCTCACTGGCTTTCCCATGAGTACAACGGCGGGAAGATAGACAAGCGGATCGTCTCGCAGCTGCAAAAAGTAGACGAGGGACAACTAAAGAAAACCTTGGAAAAATGGGGCCTAGGTAAGGAAGCCAACGGTGTCATTGCGCGTCTTAGGCGAATAAAGGAGAAAGGCAGGTTACCTCGCACGTTGAACATGGTAGAGCTTGCCATGGGAGCAAGGTCTCTCCAGACACCTAAGCCACCTAAACCGAAACCACACGCGGCAGAGATGGCTACTGTTGCGATGGCTCTGCGCCAACTAGAGGACTTCATATTGAAGTCTGAGAACGCTGAGATTATGCAGGTCTACACCGGTGCTGGAAAAGACCAAAAGCTTGTCGGGGAGATCGCCCTAAAGGGTGACAAGGTTGTGGTGCTCAGCGGCGAGGAAAATCCGCTTGTGGAGTACGTAATGGGCGGTTACCTGGGACCCCTGGGCGAGCGAATTACGACGAACACCCCAGAGAAGTTTGTGCAGGATCTGCCCTTGAGTTTTTGTGGTTCGATGGTCAGAATTGTTCCTCGGACGAATGCCAATGCGCCGGGTTCAGAATGAGACGAATTTTGTCTGGGACGGAGAAAATCTTCGTGCTGCCGGGACCGCGGTCATTGCGGACAAAGGACCTGCGGAGCAAAAGACTAGAATTGCGCCTGCTCTAAACATAGCAGTGGCTGAGCGTGCAGTGGAGCAGGCGCTGGACAAGGTTCTCGGTGTTCTTGGAAGCAAAAGCGAACCTGTAGCAGGAAAAGAACCTGAGTCAAAGGAAACGCTGTTTGAGCCGAGGACAAAGACTCTATCGACAGCCAGATCCCCGATCTATCCAGATGGAAGAATCATAAGGAATCCGAACCATCTCATGTTCTTTCTGCAAAATGACGCCAGGATAACAATGGTGCACAGGGCCATGGGGACGCAACCGGTACTTGTGCGTGTTGATGGTAAAAGAAATCCTGTTGCTCCTGAGGTGGTGGAGGTACTTGTTAAGTCCGGCCGGATTCGGCAGGTAGGCGACACCTTGCAAATGGCAGGATAGCGGTATGGCTAGACGACGTGGCCCTATGTCAAAGCAGGAAAGGGAGCGGCTAAAGGATCGCGTGATCCGTCTCTACATCAGGGGTGCACGCAAGAGCGACATAGCCGAGGCTGTAGGTTGCACAGAGCAGACCGTGGAAAACTGGATCAAGCAGTGGAAGGCAGAGGAAGCAGAGAAGACATCGAACGCTGAGCCACCTGCCGAGGTCGCCGAAGCCTGTCAAAAATACGATGAGATTTACCGGTGCGCCATGTCGGAGTATTCGCTGGCTTCGAGTGCCAATCAGCGAGCTGCGTTTTTGGACAAGGCCCTTTCGGCCCTGCATCGTCGAACCAGTCTTCTTATGGAGGCTGGCGTTGTTCCCAAGGCTGTAACACAGACGACGACCAGGCACATCATAGAGGGAGTAGATCTTGAGCGTGCGTCCTTGGAAGAACTAACAGCACTGAAGAAACGATTGTTGGACGACTTGGTAGGAGAGGACAGTCCGGATCTGCTGGACATGGCACAGCATCCGCTTGGGCGCAACTGACAGGAAAGCAAAATGTTTGACAAAATCCAAAAGGCGGTAGAACAGAGGGCGTCGAGCAGAGGAGACACTAGGCCACTGCTAAACGGGATGGCGGCAAAGAAGGGCGTTACCGAGCAAGATGTCGACCCGGTTCAGCTGGCCATCGGTATCGAGATCGAGATGGAGCACACGGACAGGCGAGACGTGGCCACTCAGATTGCGTTGGATCACTTGGCTGAGTATCCGGATTACTATTCTGCGCTCCTTGTCATGGAGTCAGTCCTCGAAGAAGAAAAGAAAGCGAAGGCCCAGACGTGAGCATATTAGATGAAAAGATGCCGGGACTGGACCCGCTTGTTTGGTACAAGCGCGGGGACAGGTACGTACTCAGACCGGAGATCGCGGGGGCGATTCGACAGCAGGCACGCAAACTCCTGCTTGGTGTGAAGCCTCGCGCTGCTTACCTGGTCGGGAGTATTACCGGACTCAGATATAATCCTGAGTCGGACATTGATGTGTCCATTGTGGTGGACGTCGATCCAGAGACCTTGCTGGCACTTGTCGAGAATGCAACACGGCTTAGCGGTAAGCTTGCTCCCGGGACGCAGCATCCAATCAACTTTTTCGTCCTAGAAAGTGCCGACCTCGACAAGTACGACGCTGTTTACGACTTGATGCGAAAGAAGTGGCTGAAGACAAGTCCCGATATCGGCGTGAGTCTGCTGGATGTTTATGATCAGTGGAAACGTGATGTTCGGCAAATTGATGCTGATAAGGCTGAGGCGTGGCGCAGCCTGATCGATATTGAGCGACTGGCGGATGTTCTCTCGGTATCGAATAGTGCTGAGGTTGCGGCGAAGTTGCGTAGGCGGATCAAGGACCTCGATGCCGCTGTGCAGGAAATGGCGGCAGAGATGTCTGACATCCACCGCGACAGGCTTGAAGCGTTCAAGCGTGAGCTAGAGCTAGCGCGGAGAGGACTGAAAAAGTACCCCTCGCCGAACCTTCTTCCGGAGAACGTGCGCTACAAACTCTTCGAAAGGTATCATTACCTAGACTTCCTCAAGAAGTTGGCGAAGCTGGTTGAAGAGACAGGTTCGATTGATACGCCGGGCGATGTCCGGCGTGTCGCGCAGATTATCGGCAGAAGAAAATGAACGACGCGCGATTCGATGTGTTGCTGGCCCTGTGTGACTTCGTCTTCGACGTATCGAAGTCGCGCGGCGTCGGCGAGGAACTACTGAAGGCCGGTTTCGTGAGCCGGGTGATGGGATTTGCCCAGAGGCTGAGACCACACAAATATAAGAGGAAGATCGAGCGTCCCGGCAAGAAGCCGATATATGTGTACGAGGAACCGAAAGGCCGCGCCCGTCCTACCCAGCGTCCGAAGCCCGCGAGTGAGGGCCGAATCGAGTGGTATCGGACCGGGTCGGGTCCGAGGGCGAGGCTATTGCCACATATGAAGATCGGTGGGTCTTGGCAGCCAATATATCCGAGAGATTTCGGAAAGTACGGGATCAAAGTTCCAGAGAGACTAAAAGAGGAGTTCGAGCGGCGCGAACGGCGAGCTAATCTGCCTGCTCCGAGTGCAAAGTCAGAGAAGAAACCAGAAAAGAAACCGGAGAGAAAGCCCGAGCATCCCAAGAAAAAGCCTACGCGGACGAAGTTGCCGCGTGTGGCTGCACAGGTCACGAGACACGGTGTCACCTACCTTATGGATGCGAAGGGCAATGTCATCGGGCGGAAGCCTGCGGAGGGAGAATTGCGTGCTCGCGGACACGGTGTTGCCGCTATTTCGCGGGAGAACGGTATTGCATCAGCACTAGAGGGGTTGTCAGCGTTTTGTCAGGATACCCTCAAGAAATGGGAGGCTGGAACATGCCTTACGACGTGAACAATCCACCTAGCAAGCTAAGAGGCCTTAGCGAGAAGAAGCAGCGGCAGTGGGTGGAGGTATTCAACAGCTGCTACGAGCGACATAAAGACGACGCTTTGTGCCACAAAATGGCTTGGGGCGTCGTGAAAAAGTGCGAAGACTGCGATGACTATGGGAAGGATTTGGCCACCGAAGAACTATTCGCCTTTAATGCTGCTATTGAGCGTGTGGTGAAGGAAAGCGATGCCGGGATCAGACGGTTCGCCTCAAGAATCGCGCGGAAGATGGGCGGCTGGAGGGGCGGCTGTCGGCTCTCCCCCTCTGCACATAGAGGGGATACCTACCATATCACGGTCGTGTGCGATGCAGAGGAGGATGTTGGTCGCAGAATCGCAGATCTGCGAGATGCGCTTTTGTCAGACGGTTTCAAGGAGGAAGCCGAAGGAGTATTTAGCCAAGGTAACAAGTATGTGATTCAGGGGCGAGCATTCAGGCGCCGCGGGAAGCGCCCGATGGCATTCATGGTTACGGTGAGGATCCTGTCGTGAGACAGTATAGCTGGGCTGTAGATTTGGCAGAGATTGCGGTGGAGAAATGGGTCCGCCGGCGCGTGGGAGAAATCTGGACACGGCAAGGTGGACAGCGGGTCATTAAGCTTCCGAATGGACACATTGTTCCCTATCGAGGACCCAAGAAAGACACAGCTTCCAAGAAAGGCGGAGAGGAGGAATCCCCGAGGGGCGACCATGTAAAAGCTGCTGCCAAGCGAAGACTTGCCGTGATGCAACGGCGACTGCAGAAGTTGACGGAGTTGAGCCGGGGCGGTGCCGGAGGTTTCAAGAGTGCACATTTTGCCAAGGAACGCGATGTGCTGATCGCAGAGGTAAAAGCTCTGCTTGATAGGATCGAGCGGGATCCCAACTGCAAACGATTCAAGCCTAGTGTCTGGAGAGAGATGCGTGCCGAGACAAAAAATCTGAACAAGCGTGTTTGCAAGGCGGAAAAGTTTGCGGTGAAGTATGGCCGTAGGGGTCTGAGAGCCAGTCCGTCGGTCACGATTACTGACGCTGAGAAGACATTCTGGCTCGGCGTTTCGTTGATTTTTGGCGACATTTCGGTATCCTTGGCTAAGAGACGCGACTTAATGCTGAAGGCGAAGGCATGAACAAGATTGTGTCTGAGGTTCTTCGAGATCTGGCGTCGCTGCACCTACGTTCTGGGAATGCCGCAAAGATTCGTGGCGCTGTAATCAGCGGTGCCGAGAGCACCGGTGTTGTTTCTAAGAAGGAAGCGAAAGAAATCAGGGATGGCAAGGCATCCGGAAAGAGGTAAACGGCCAGCGAGGGACGCGGCTAGGAATGCAAGCTCAGGCCCCGGAGGCAACGATTGGGCGAAGGGTCCTGTTCCCGCAACACAAGACCAAAACGTCCCGGTTCGTAAGCCAAAGCTGACGGTTCCTGTGCCAAAGCCAAAGGAACCGAGAAAAGATCCTAGTCCGAAAAAAGTTCGGGAGCCAAAGCCGAGAGCGGTAAACGTCAGGGTAGTAAAGGAGTTGGCAAGGTTCAACAGAAAGGTGTTGCGTGAAAAAGGCAATAGATACTAGCGGTGCTGTTGGTATTGGTCAGTTCGACGGCGGTCTTAATGCCGTGACAAGGGCTATAAGTGCTGCTGTCGGAAAGAAAAAGGAGAATCGAATGGAGAATGCGACATGTCCGAGGTGTGGTGAAGCTATGGAGGCGAAAGACGGCAAGCTGGTCTGTGCTGGTTGCAAGATCAGCATGGAACTGGTGAAGACCGAGAAAGCTGCTGCTACGGAGCCTGCTGCGGGGGCTGACAAGGCAGATGACGCTGTGGACAACGAAGGTCCAGAAGGGACTGCCGGTGATTCCGAGCAGGAAGGTGAACAGGGAGAGGACGCAGACAAGGAAGGCACGGACGAGTAAGGTCCATGTTTCATTAGAGCTAGGAGAATGACGATGAGAAACGAAATGAGCGAGAACCTTGAGAAGGGCTTTCTTGGGAGCCTCGCCAAGGTGAGCAAGAACAAGACCAGGAAGGAGATGCTCCTGACAATGGTTGAGGAGGCTCTAAGTGCCGTGGACATGGCCAAGGGGCTTCGCGGAAAGGGAGACTGGCGCGGTGCTGCAGCAAAGGTGCTGGCCTGTGCAGGCCTCGTCGACCAGGCCGTCGACCTGGCAGAAACCCTTCCCGGCGTGAAGATGGACCGGACTCGTCGGCAGGCCGAGCTTGTTGGCAAGCGTCTCCGTGACAGCGTGAACGAGCTGGACAGCGATGCTGATCGCGTCCGTTCGCTCATTCTTGAGTGCGAGAAGGCTGCGCACAAGGCGATCATGGCAATCGGTCTGTTTGCCCAGGGTTTGCGGGATATTCGGGTCAACAAAGCCGGCTTTTCTGTCGAGTTTTCTGAGGACGATCTGATCAAGTCGCTGAACGGTAAGGTGGAAAAGAAAAAGCCGAAGCTTGGCAGTGGCAAGCGGTTCGATGAGCTTGTTGAGGAGCTTCGCGGGAAGCCCGGGGTGAAGAACCCGAAGGCCGTGGCTGCTTGGATCGGCCGGAAAAAGTGGGGCAAGAAGCGGTTCCAAGAGATGGCGGCCGCGGGGAAGTCCCTGGATGAGATCCTGCACAGCCTCTGCGAGGAGAACGAGTCGGTCCCAGGTTTCGAGATCGAGAAGACCCGTAAGGGACGGAAGGTCAAGCCCGGTTCGCTGAAGGGCGGAAAGAGCGAGCCTTCGGCAAAAGCTCCTCCCGGTGAAGGCGCCCGGTTCGAGGCTTTGGAGGACAAGCTGCGGCGGCGTGGCGACGTGAAGAACCCTGCTGCCTTGGCTGCCAGTCTCGGTCGTGCCAAGTACGGGAAGAAGCGCTTCCAGCAGATGGCTGCGCGAGGCCGCAAGAAGGGCTAGAAAGAAGACGATCGGGGCCGTCGGCAACGGCGGCCCCACGGTGTTACAGTGAAAAAACGTAAGGCGAGCCAAAGCAAAGAGGAGAAGCTACGACAGCTTCTGCTGCTTGAGCGAGAGATCAGGGATCGTCTCGCAAGGGGATATCCGGGTGCTTACGGTTTGCCTGATCTGCTGTTTCCCCGTGGCTTCAAGCAGGGTGTCTATGATCCAGAGATGAGCGCCGTTACGGCTGCCGAAAAAGGCTGGCACGTGACAGACGGCTGGGTTCGCGAGCCCTTGGGATACGAAGAAAGTGAAGAAGCATACATAAAGCGGCAACACGAAAGGCTTGCATCATTTGTCGGGGAAACCTTATACGTAATTAAGGACGGCAAAAAGACCTATGTGAAGCTCATTCCGCCGATCATCAAATGGGTCGGCGACGTGTTTTTTGGTCGAGTTCGAAAGACGATCACTTGGAAGCCGCGTGGTGGCGGTGGATCTCTTTCGGCTGCTGTGCTGATCTGGTTGCTCCTCATCTACTGGAAGCGGGAAATACTGGATGTGGCAGGTTCGGGGGAACAGTCGAAAGTTGTTTATGACTACGTGAAGATGTTCTGGGATGCTGTGCCCGGGTTGCGTGACGGTCTCCTGCTCGGCGATCCGCTTTCTGATGTCACCCGGTTGGTGACAGGTGTTCTCTTGAAGTGTGTGCCGGCGACGGAGAAACAAGGACGCGGCAAGCACTTTGGGACAATTTTTGTGGACGAGGTTTGCCAGGAGGACCGCAGAGTCGAAAAGGCGATGCGGGCTGCTTTGCAGGGCGCGCTGTCAGAGCCGGATTCAATTGTGTGCTTGTTTTCTACGTTCCATATACCGCACGGCCTGTTCCAAGAGTATTGGGATGGTTACAGGGAGAAGGGATTTCAGCGGTACAACTGGAACGTGTTTGATACTATGGAACGATGCACGAGGGGTCTCGAAGAGGCGACGGAGGATGATCCGGAAGCTCTTGAGTACTGCAAGAGGTGCTATTTGACGGACAGGGTTTTGGTGGATGGTCCCGATGGTAAGAAGACAGAGGTATTTAAGGGGTGTTACGGAAAGGCGCGCCACAGTGACGGCTGGGCCACCTTCAAAATGGTGTCAGAAGCTAAGGAGATGAATGCCGGGACGACCGTCTTTGAGACCGAGTTTGCCTGCGAACGCCCGTCGTATTCGTCTTGCGTCTATGCACCTGAGCTGATTGAGGCTTCTCTTACTGATCCTATCCTTATCGACAGTGCGGTGGATAGGGCGGCGGTTGGTATCGACTGGGGTATTCAGTCTCAGGGAAGCATGGTGATGATCCTGGGGATACGCACGAGGGAATGTGTTTATATCCATGAGGCTGAGTTTACAGACCACGTGCTGGTCTCCGATGTAGCTACAAAGTTGCGCGATTGGAAGACACTGTTTGGCGAGTTCCCCGTATTGGCAGACTCGTCTCACCCATTCAACAACGCGGAACTCTCTAGCGCTGGTTTTGATGTGCGGCCGATAAATTTCGGGACATGGAAGAAGATAGGCATTGAAAATGTTTCGAAGTACTTCGTGTTCAGGCGCATACGCATAAACAAGGCACTGGAAATACTAATCGAGCAACTGAAGGCTTACCGTAGGTCCGAGACTACCGGTGCCATCCTAAAGAAGAAGGATCACGGACCAGACGCGCTCATGTGTCTCATGATGAATTTCCGTTTCGAGGACGAATTTGGTCCAGACATCGAGAAGGCGTCCGCTGCTGAGGTGCAAACGCGGTTGCTCGAAGCAAAAAAGGCAGAGAAACAACGGCGCGCGATGGCTAGGAAGTTCGATGAAGATGGTCTGAACGAGGTTGCTGTAGACGTTCCTGATTTCGTTGTGAACCCTTTTGATTCGGCGAAGTACGTTCAGAACGTCATCGTTGTGTAGTGCGAAAGGCTTGACTCACTATCAAAAAGGGGATAAACTAGGATTGTAGCAGCATATACTGCTGTGACTCTTTTGCTACCGCGATGTGCGCGGGATACACAAGTCTGCTTCGGGTGCCGGCATAGAGCGAATGGCCGCGTCCTGCAAGCAACTTCATGGGAGGCAAGACCATGGCTGGCTTGGATCTGGATGGCCGCATCGGCATTGAAGCCGTACAGGATGTGCGCGGTTGCTGCGTCGATTCTATTTTAGCTTGGCGCCCGAGGATTGTGGGAGCAAAGCACAAGTGCCTGTACTGCGACAATCCTTTTAAGGCGATAAGGGCGGCCGAGCTGAGCGATGACCGATGGACTGGTATGCTCAATGAGACGCGCTACCAGAAGTCGGTGCCGGATTTCGAACTTGGCAGTTTGTGGTTCAGCAGAAAGCGGTTCGCCAACTCATCCAAGGTCAAGGAGTGGTGCATCGAACGCGGGTTGCAGGTCGACAGTATCGACGCCTCCGATAACATGGCTGTCCGGGTAGACGTCCAGCGGCTGTTGCCAGGGAGCGAGCGAATTGTTTGGGCTGCGCCAGGTGTTCTGTCGGTGGTCGGCGTGACGAAAATGGACACTGCAGATATGGCTGCTGGTGGCGCCTTGCATCCTTTCCAGGGGCTGACGAACCAAGAAGAGGAAGAGACTACCACTACGAGCGAGAGCGAAACCGAAGCGGCATCCGGAAACCTGCCTCCCAGGTTGCTGCAAGGTCGTCGTGGTATGGGTCCGGGTGGCGGTCGGATGGATGGTTCGGGACTTGGGCAAGGTGGCAGAGGTGAGTGCCTCGTGGGCAAGTGCCTAGAAGATTTCGAGAAAGCCCTCGACGATCTTCTCGCGTAGGAGTATAAAATGAATGAGATCCACGACCGAGAAACATGGACTTCCAGCAGTCAGATTGAGCACGGCGCCGAGATTCGTAAGGGTCTGACGTTTTCTGCGAAGCTCAACAAACCGTTGTTCCCGATCCTGAAGGACGTGCAGGAACAGGACGAAGACCAGCAGGACGATCAGGCGTCGGAGCAAAAGGGGTCGGCGCAAGACCAGCCCGTGACCGAAGGCGCGCTGAAAGAGAAGGCGCGTCAGATCATGGCGGCGGCCCTTGAAAAGGCTGGCTATCCGGTTGAACTACTCGAATCTGAGAAATTCAGAAAAGCTTTGGCTCGTGCTCTCGCCAAAGATGGGGAGATCATTTCTAGGAAGACCAACAAGCTCTGGGTTGAGCGTGAGGTTCCGGAAGAGCCCCCTGCTTTTGTGCGACCGCGGACCCTACGTGTGGGCGATAGAGTCCAAGTGCTAAACTGGGTTCCGCTCGGAGTCCATGGTGCCGTCGTCGACATTTTCCCGCAGGGCAAGGTTACTAAGTGCTACACATGCAAGTGCCTTGTGACAAAGAACGGCTATCCGCACGGTGTAATGGTGCGGAAAAGCGAGCCGTTCTCAGAAGAGGAGCGGGTCCTCGCGCTTGAACTCGATGGGAAGGGTCCGTACCCGGTGAAGGACAAGGAGACCCCTTATCCATACATTGTTAAGGACAGCTCGATTATCATTCGGTTTCCCGAGATGGCCACGCCCGGCGGGGAGACCGAGCATGTGTCTCCGATGGTGGTGTAATGGAAAGAACCGGTGAGTGCTTGCGGTGTGGCAACTGTTGCAAGAAGGTGGTCCTGAAGTTTGGAATGGAGGGTGCCACGACTGACTTAGAGATGGCAGCAGCCCAAGATTTTCTACGCTGGGCGGCCCTGCACGAAGGTGTCTCGGTCAAACAGATCAACGAGCGGGAAGCAGAAGTTATTTTCGAAGCGAGGTGTTCCGCTCTGAAGTGGGAAAACGGAGAAGCGGTTTGTACCATCTACGAGGACAGGCCGCAGATTTGTAGAGGATTTCCAGACTCTCCGACCCCAAATTGTCCTGGTTTCAGGTTTGAAGGGGTCAAGTCAAGCAAGGAGGATGAATGATGGGTAAGGCGACAATTGCTCGTGGTGGAACTGGCGCCGTTTCGAAGGCGCGTAAAGCGCGCGGGGAAATCAGCAAGATGGTGACAAAGCCCGCCGATCAGCCGCCTGTGGATTCGAATATCCCGAATGCTGGCCCTGCCGGTGTGCCGCCTGCGGAGGCCGACAAGATGGCCGATCTGGCTCGCCAGGGCAACAACGCGGACGCTCGCAAGGTGATCGCTGTGGAACGTGGCGAGACCGCCTACGGTCCGAAGGTGGTCAGTTCCGTGGCCAGGAGCGGTGGTCAGGTCGGTGTTGCGCCGGGACAATTCGGAGCTTGGGCGCGCCCGACTCGCGTCTGAGGATTCGGTCAGTGCTGACCGGTTTCGGCCGGTCAGCCTGACCTCAAGCATCTAACGGGGGTTGCAGCGATGCCTGGATGGGACTACTACACGGTCAGTTTGTCTGAATGTGGAGACCTGACTGCGACGCTGGAGAAGCTAGGTCGGGCTAGTTGGGAGCTGGTGGCTGTCGACTCTGGGCTTCTCTTCTTCAAGAGGTATAATGCCTACGGGGAAGGACTGCGGATAGGTGCTGCAGCCGAAAACGAAGTGGACTGTCCGGGCACGCCGGACAACACATGCACCACGGGCAGTATGCCGTTTGCTCGTGAGCAAGCGGGGCAACGAAAAATCGAGGCGATTACTACGCAGGACGCCGGTGTAGACGGGGTCCGACACTGCCACAGGGTGGTAGCCCTCGTGGATAAAGATATGCGTGTCATTTACGGTAAGACCGACAGTGTCGACGGCCACACGCATGACGTGAAGGTGGTCGGCCTCGTTGAGGAGGCAGACGGCCACACGCACACGTTCAAAGTCGAATGACGCCGGCTGCTGTGTAGCGGCATCTCTGGAAACCGCATGAACGCGCTGACTGGTGGGCTACTCTCCGGTATGCGGAGGTCGGCCGGCTTCGCGCCGGCTGATCTTGATAAGGGTCTGGACGATCTGGACCACGCCAAATGTTGTCTGGTGCTAACCCAGGCGGAAGAGCTGTACTCTGAGCCCATCGGCAAGGGGATCCATCGTCCCTTGAGAGTTAGATTGAAAACTTCGTTCCGCAAGGGTTTTATCGACTGTACACAGGCTGTATTTAAGAAGCACGAGTTTAGATATGAGACCGGGCGGTACTTGTCGGCAATGGATCCGAAGGTGAGCCCTTCGGAGCGAGAGCTTCTGGTGTATAAGCTGGACCGGATATATGGGTTCGACCTGGTCCCCCCTGTTGTCGGCAGAACGCTAGACAATGAAGGTTCCGGTTCTATGATGGCGTGGGTCAGGTTGCCATTGTTGAGTGAGTTACGCCGGTCGGGGCGATACGATTATCGGCAGCATCCAGAAAATCCCTGGTTTCATCGTTGTGCTGCATTCGACTTTATCTGCGGACAGATTGACCGACATGCAAGCAATCTGCTCGTGGATCCGCAGAAGCGGATTTACGCTATAGACAACGGTTACGCCTTTACCTCCGGCGATGACAGGACGCATATGCTTTCTGTGATTGGGCGGAGACTCGTCGGCAAAGAAATAACCGAGGATGTCCGGCAGATACTGGAGAAGGCCGACTTAGAGGCTGTTGCGGAAGCAATGACTGAGGCACGAATGGGCGACCGTGAGCTAGACGGGGTTCTCAAGCGTCACTCGGAACTCAAGAAAATGCGGACATGGAGGAAACTAGGTGGCCGCTGGTAATGTTGTCATGACCGTCTACGAGCAAAACCCGCGCACACGGGATTGTGTGATCGTCCAGGAATGGGCTGTCAAGGACGGAAAGGCGGTATTGCTGCGAGGACGCGCTGACGAGGATTGGATGGATGGAATCGACCTGAAGGCGCCAGCGGGAGAAGTGCTGGAAAAGGTGCACAGGTCCGTAAATAACACATACCTATTTGCAGAGGTGGCCCGGGGGCAGCAGTTCCTTTTCTCTCCGCGTGATCGGTTGCGGACGAAGCTGGACGCAGAGGATGCCGCTTACGCTGCCATTTTTGAGGGGGTGGTCGGATGACGCAGCAGCAATTCTACCACAGAGGATCACAGGAGATCCAGCTTAACCGAGGTCAGCGCCGTTTGACGCCCTGGGTAGCCGAGATGGAGCGTCTCCGTGACAGCATACAAGGCGGGTTTCAGCGCGTTTGGGATGTTACTGGTGGCGGGAAGGTCCTAGCCTTGCCAGAAGAATACGATCAGAATCCTGTGCTCGACCCTCCGGTTGACAGGGCATATTATCCGACTCTTCTGTACTTCGCTGATGGCTTCGACATCGCCGGGACTGCTTACAAATACGTGTGTCTACATTCTTCGGACGTGGACGCCGGTGGAGGCATCATTATTTCCGGTAGTAACGACTTCACGACGTGGACACGCCTGAATGGCGGTAACCCTGTTGTCGGCTTGCCGTCCGGTGCACACCATTCCCAGGTCGTCCAAACGGGAGCTTCTTCTTTCCGAATCTATTACTGGGACACGTCGCAGTTATACTCTGTGCAGGCTATCAGGACCGCTGAGTCGTCTGACCTGCTTAACTGGAGTAATGATCAGCCGCTGCAAAACGGTGCTGTTCCGATTGTCACAGGAACACATCCGGATTGGAACCGCGGCTCCTATGGTCCCTGCGCGGTGATCTACAACAGTGGTGCTAGCAATTCCGGTAGCAATCCCTACGACTACAGCTACGTCCTGTTCTTTGATGGCACCACCGGTGCTTTTGAGTCCATTGGACTCGGTTATAGCCCTGATGGTGTTACCTTTTCTTTGTATAACAAGGTACTGGACCATGGCAGTACCGTCTGGGGCAATCCTGTTCCGTGGGATTCCAGCTACGTAGGTGCTTGTAGTGTGTTCCGGACTACTCTCGGAAAGTGGATGATGTTCTATTCCGGAGGAGCCGGCGCACTACACGAGGGCATTGGAGTGGCTGTTTCGGATGACGGACTCGATTGGGCAAAGCTGACGATTCAAGGGCCGCTGTTTGGTCGCGTAAGCGGCACGTGGCGCGAGCAAAGGTGCTATACTCCGTCGGCCGTTGTCGACTTCGAAAATAGGTTCTCTGGTGCCGGTGACGAGGCTGATGTCAAGCTGCTAGTCAGCGGTCGTGATAGTTCGGGTAACTATACTTGTGGATACTTTTCGATACCCTGGATGTATGCGGATGTCACGGAGGCGCTTTATCGTCTCGGCAGACTGTAGGAAGCAAACATGGCTGGAAAAAGCAACTGGGGGGAGAATTACGACCAGACCTTCGACATCACGAACCTGACGACAACCTTTTCGGATAATTCCAGGGTAGCTTTGACACCTGCTGTTATCCAAGCGTTCGTCTACATCGACTATACAAAAGGAAACGAGGACGAACTCCAGGTTCTCGTAGAGTACAGCCCTGTTTTTGATGACACTTCGCCCAGCAATCTGTTTTTCGCTGACACCATTAGCGACAATGATGGTACTACGGAGACGTTTATCTTCAGATTCACTCAGAGCGGCACGTTCAGAATACCCGTCCAGCTCGGAGAGTCCGAGGACAGAATAAGGGTCTCTTGCAGGGGAGCCGGAACACCGCCATTTACAGGGACAGCTTCTCTGTATTGCAGCGTGAGGTAGTCGCGGATGCCGGTCTCGCATGTTCCCCGCGGAGAACGCGGATTCGGTGTTAGGAGGAAGGTCACGGGGCTCGGACCTCAAGGGCCTCAAGGCACCAACCCAGGTCCACAGGGTCCGCAGGGGTATGGATTTCAAGGTGCTCAGGGGCCGCAAGGTGATACGGGGCAAATAGGCCCGCAGGGTGTTCAAGGTCCACAGGGTTTTGAAGGTTTGAAAGGCGCGCAAGGACCTCAAGGGATTTCCGGTCCGCAGGGTGTCCAAGGGCCTTCCGGAGCTGACGGTGTTGATGGCCTTGATGGTGCTCAGGGTATTCAGGGACCGCAAGGTGTCCAGGGTGTTCAGGGGCCACAGGGAGTTCGCGGCTGGCAAGGTGTTGCGGGGAATCAGGGGCCGATAGGAAACCAGGGTGTCCAAGGTAGCAAGGGTGCCCAGGGGGACACTGGCGCGCAGGGGCCACTTGGTCTTCGTGGCCCGCAGGGTTACCAAGGAGAAGCCGGTCCACAAGGCCCGCAGGGCACTGCAGGTCCCCAGGGAAATACCGGCTCGATTGGTCCTCAGGGATCTGTGGGAGATACGGGAGCGCAGGGAGACTTCGGGCCACAAGGTGCCCAGGGGCCACAAGGTTACGGGTACCAAGGTGCGCAAGGGGCGACTGGACCTCAGGGCGAGGAAGGCTCACAGGGTGTTTCTGGTGCGCAGGGGGCACAAGGACCGCAAGGCGCTCTTGGGCCGCAAGGCGATATCGGCGAAACAGGCTCCCAGGGGCCTCAAGGTCTAGGCCCGCAGGGTATGCAAGGGCCACAAGGACTTGACGGGCAGATTGGGCCGCAAGGCCCGCAAGGTTTCAAAGGAGATCCAGGAACACCGGGGATTCAGGGAAACCAAGGTCCTCAAGGCGTACAGGGGCCAATTGGGCAAAAGGGTGCACAAGGAGATGCTGGACCAACCGGTTCCCAAGGCGTGCAAGGTCCGCAGGGTCTGGGGCAAACCGGAGATACCGGCCCTCAGGGTGTTCAAGGCCCGCAAGGTTACCAAGGTCGTCAGGGACCCCAAGGCATAAGAGGTCCAACCGGGTTTCAAGGTGATCAAGGTCCGCAGGGCATAGACGGCAACCAGGGTCCAATCGGGTACCAGGGTCAGGAAGGTCCACAGGGCGTTGGAGGTCCGCAGGGCTACCAGGGAGCTATTGGTTACCAAGGCGCACAGGGATTTCAGGGCGTGCAGGGTGCCGAAGGAATTGGCACACAAGGAGTCCAGGGTCCACAGGGTGTTCAAGGGGTGCAAGGGGCTCAAGGCGTCCAAGGGTCTATTGGCCCACAAGGCGATGTTGGTGCTGACGGCGCGCAGGGTCCGCAAGGGGTGAAGGGTGATGCCGGTGTTCAGGGTAGTCAAGGTGTTTCCGGTTCACAAGGAAACCAAGGGCCGCAGGGTTGGCAGGGAAGCGGTGTTCAAGGGCCTCAAGGGGATTCGGGGCCGCAAGGCGTTCAGGGTCCACAAGGTGGTTTGGGGCCGCAGGGCGAACAGGGTAATCAAGGCGATCTCGGTTCGCAAGGTGCGCAGGGTGTGCAGGGGCCGCAGGGCGAGGGCGTACAAGGCCCGCAGGGCACCAATCCCGGCCCGCAGGGTCCACAGGGACCACAAGGGGTTCAGGGCGATACCGGCTTTCAAGGGCCTGTTGGCTCCGCTGGACCGCAAGGAGTTGCTGGACCCCCCGGTGCCGCTGGTCCACAAGGTGCACAGGGTGCTGCTGGCAGTCAAGGTGTGCAGGGGCCGACAGGGTTCCAGGGGCCTCAGGGCTGGCAGGGAATATCTGGTGATTACGGTCCTCAGGGTGTTCAGGGACCACAGGGTACGAATCCGGGGCCGCAAGGCAGTCAGGGTCCTCAGGGCGAGACAGGTGCCAATGGATTTCAGGGCAGCCAGGGTTACCAGGGACCGCAGTCGGCGGGTGGCTTGTTCTGTTTGACGGCCGCCCGGAGAAATTACAGTTCGAACATATACCTTTATGCTGATGGTGTTTCGACCGGCTCGAATGGGTTCGTAATCCCTTACAATTGCAAGCTGGTTGCCATGTCGGCGAGTGCGCGCAACATTGCGAGCTGGGTTGCCGAAGTTCATCGGAATGGCACGTTGGTCAGCGGTGCGACCCTATCTCTGACTAATCAGACGCAGAAATCGGCGACAGGCTATTCCGTGACATTCTCTGCAGACGATAGCCTGCAGATCTATATGCACGGCAGCAGCGTCCGAGACCCACGAGTGACTATATGGCTTGAAAGGCAGGTGTAGGTGAAGATTCTGCTCAGCACAACTGGAGTGGCCCAGGAGGTCGTATTTTACGACCTTGGCGGCCTAAAGATCACTCATCCCACAACGGATCTTGACTTAATGGATACATATCCTTTGTGGGAGTTGAGATTCTCAACTGACCTATCTCAGGCTCTGCAAGACGGGAAGATCACGCTAAAGCTTGAAGATGGGACAGAGGTTGACTCAGTTGACAACGATCTCCGTGAACCAACTCACGGAATGGTTGAAGAAGGACCGCAAGGGCCACAGGGAGTTTCTGGAGCAGAAGGGTCTCAGGGACCGCAAGGTCCGGCTGGTCAGCCGGGTGGCACACGGTACTCGTGGGCATCTGACGGAAGTTCTAGCACCACTAAGGAGACGTACAAGACCAAGCTGAGTGGTACATTTTCGGTGCCTGACGCGGCAGACATCGTCATTCTTTGGAGTGCTGAGGTAGACGGCGGCTGGCACTGGAGTTCTGGTATGTGGCTGCGTGTGGAACTTGATGGCGATTGTGTCGCAGAGGGATATACAACGGATACAGGTTGGGGTCCGCGTTCGGGTGTAGCGCTTGCTCAGGTCGGTGCCGGTAGCCACACGGTCACGCTAAAGTACAAGAGCGATAATGGGGATTCCGTAAAGATCAGACGCGCAAGATTGGTCGTATTCTGCTGATAGGAAGAAACCATGGCGAGCTATAATTATTCGGTCAGTACTGATTTTCCCAACGGCGCGGTTTGTGCTGACAGGCTTAAACAGGAGATTCTGGACTCGTCGATTACGATTGCCCTGGTCGGGGTTGACGTGGACAACGACGTTTGTAGTGTGGATTTCAAAGCCGATCTCCCGGATGAGGATAAGGTGACTCTGGATGATCTGGTTGCGGCGCACAGTGGCGAGACCATGCCAAAGGCGGACATTCCAGTCGAGATCAAGAAGTCGAATACAATCATTGAGTCGAAGCAGGTTGGCTTCGTTGACTTGTCCGGCTACAACGCCTATAGGCGAGGTTACGGTTTTGTTGCCCGGCCTAAGCAGACTACAAATTTCGATATCAAGTATGACAGGACCATGAAGCTGCAGGGTCTTCGTGTTATGCTGGATGAGAACGTGAATGAGGGTTGTCTGAATTGTTTGGCGACGGCGGACGAGCAAAATAGTGGCAATGGAACTATCGAGATTGCCGAGGGTAGCAATTTCACGAAGCATCACCGGAAGTATGAATTCACTGTATCGGATATTCAGGATGGCAGTTTGATACTGGACTGGACTTCTGATACAGGGGAACCCGGCTCGGTCGATGTTACGAGTGAGACGGCTAGCGCGGTAACCATCGAAGATGGGTTGGTGATCAGCTTGGGCTCTTTTAGCGAAATGCAAGTTGGCGATAAATTCAGGCTCGTCATTGACCCGGGTGACTACTTCGATGTGGCGATCGTCGACTGTGACGGGGTTATAGCGCCTGCTGGTGCCGTGCTTGTTACGTTCGCAGAGAAGGTCCACGTATCCAAGAATTGGCAACTAGAGGCGGTTTACCCAGACGCAAAAGATATCCCACCGTACTTTTATATCCGGCTTGCCTATACCTCCACTTATGGTGAGCAGCCGGTGAAGGTAAAATTCGACCATATTCTAAGAACCGTTCCGAATACTTAGGAGGGTGCTGTATGGCAGAGAAAAAACAGGAACGTAGGGTCTTGAAGGTGAAAGTGAAGCAGCCAATTCCCAAAGAGGAAGTCGTTAGACGCCTGGCCGAGAAAGGGCTGCGCATGTGAGGAGGTTGCTATGGCTGGGGGATGGCGAAAGGTAACAAAATACTTATTGGCTTTTGTCGCTGCGGGCTTGATTGGTTATGATGTCATTCCGTTTCTTGTTCCCGAGCGCGGGGACACAATTAGCGAGGTGATTGCTTTCTATGGTATGCGGTCATTTACGCTCCCGTTGGCATTTGGTGTCCTGATGGGGCACTTTTTTATTACGAGCGATGGCCCTGGACCTCGGCCGAAGGTACTTTTTTCTGTGGCGGGGGCTTCGATTCTGCTCGATATCGTCTGTTGGACGATGCACGGCTCGGTCGTAGATGTTCTCAAGCAGATTCGTTGTTGGCCGGTGATACCGCTTCTGGCCGGTATCCCTTTTGGCGCGATTTACTGGCGACAGCAGCGTAGCGATAAGCTGCCGAAGCCGGATAAGGCTTGAATGCTCTGCTCGGAGGGATATACTAAAGATACCGAGTCGTGCCGCTTGTTTAGGTGGCCGTAACAGCAAAAGGTTTGCGATATGGGACAAATACAGACTGATTTTCAGGCGAAGACGGGTGCAAACCAGATGGATCTTCTTGCGGGTCCCGTTGTCGCTTCCCCGTATGTTGTGCACAGCATCTTGTATCAGCGTAAAAAGACGGAGGCGATAAACATCATCGTCGAGGCTGTTGGCGGCGGAAAGGTGTTTACCATTGATCGGGTTCTGGGAACTGGCAACACGCACTATGTGTTTCCGAATGCTAGGGTGCCAAATCCGATTGCTTTGTCCAATGGGTTCAAGGTCAGATTTCGCACGGAGAACGTTTCTGCAGCAGATGAGGATCACGCTGTGGCCGTGCAGTGGGCTGAATTCACGTAGGAAAGGAGATGACGATGCCTGTTGGTGGTGGAGACCCCAAACGTTTGGGTGATGGCAAGGTCGTGAAGCTCCGTCCCGATGCCACACGCGGTAGCGCCGATGTGTGGGATTTGCGGGACGCCATCGTTGCCCTGATGGAGGAGCTGGACCGTATCTACGCCGCGAGTCAGTTGGCCGACTTTGCTACTTTCCAATCGGCGCTGGCTTCCGGACGTAGCAGCATCAAGCTGGCGGACATGGCCGACGGTAGTGAGTGATCTGCCAAGTGCGGGACCGGACGCGAAGGCATCCGGTCCCGCTGTTTTAGGACAATGGCATGGGTTGCCCCGACATCTACGATTTTTACGCCGATGTTGCTGGCGGAAGTGCTGGGTTCTGTGAACCCGAGCTTGTGTCTTCTGTCAGTATGTGGCAAGGCAACTCAGTGACTCTGCATCTGCATCTGTTCGTACTGGGCTCTGTGCTTGGGGACTTGGCTTCGGCGACTACCTGGGCTTTTCAGATGCTCGGGCACATCGACAACGCCGTCGGAGTCTACTACACGACCGGTGACAGCAGAGTCACAATCAACGATCCGAACGTCGGGATTGTTTCTGTAAAACTCACTGCGAATGAGACTGATGCCCTGCTGGGGGAGTATGATCTAGCCTTTCAGGCTAGCTGGCCGGACAAGCGATACGAGTGGGATTTCGCAAAAACGCTGATTGTGAAGCGTGACGCAATTCTTTTTGAGCAGTAGGCCTGTGGCCGCGAGGGAAAGTGATGGAAGCTGATTACGAGGCAGTACTAGGCAGGACCGGGCCGTCGGTGACAAGTGCCGAGCGGGCACTCAACGTGTCTATATTTGGCAAAGCGGCCGAAGCTGACGCGCCTGCTGACCAACAGGCAGTAAGCGGGGATGCCAGCAAGCAGATCAAGGGTGACCCGTTTAGTGCTCTTGCTGGCGGGGAGTTTGTTCCGCCAAGGTTCAACCCGCAGGTATGGGCGACGGCTATGGAGCAGAGCACTCGGCTTAGCCGCTGCATCAGAACTTACGCAAGGAACACAGTCGGGCTCGGGTGGTTCATCGAGCCGATTGTGGCTATCGGCCCCGATACCGAGCCGGAAATTAAGCGCAAGATCCAATCGCAGATGGAGCGATTGCGTATCCTCTTTGAGAGGCCGAATCCGGAGATGCCGACGAGTCAGTTGTTTTTCGCACTCAAAGTCGACGAGGAGGCGACCGGGAATGGCTACCTCGAAGTGGTCAGGAACATGAAGAACGAGATTGTCAGTATCTACCATGTTCCATCTGTGAGCATGAGAATCAGAGTCAAAAAAGGCAATGATAAAACGCCTGTCATAGGCGGTTACATCCAGATTCGGGGAAGCGAGAAGCGGTACTTCAAGGAGTTTGGTGACCCGCTGCAGATGGATGCCAAGACGGGGCAATATGGAGACAACATTCCGCTAGAGCGCCGAGCGAGCGAAATTCTGCATTTCAAGCTCTACAGTCCCACGAGTACGTGGTATGGGGCTCCTAGGTACGTCTCGACGGCGCCGGCCATCAGTGGAAACCGTCTGGCGGCGATCCGGAACGTGAGCTTCTTTGAGAACGATGCAGTGCCGCGGATGGCACTGCTCGTTGCTGGTGGGCGGCTCACACCTGAATCCGTGCAAAAGCTTGAAGAGTTCTTCAAAGCGAAAGTCCAGGGTGTTGAGAAGGCGGGGGCTCTGGTCGTAGTTCAAACAGAACCCACTAGTACGGGTTTTCAGCAAAACCGGGAGCGCGTTCGCCTAGACCTGAAGCCTCTGACGGTCGGCGTTACTGAAGATGCCAGCTTCAACCAATACCGCAGTGCCAACGACGAGGAGATTCGCGAGGTATTCGGCATCAGTCAGGCGTTCTTTGCTGCAGAGTCAGTGAACAAGGCTTCGGCGCAGGTACAGCGCGAAATCACCAACGAGCAAATCTTCGAACCCGATCGACTCGAAAAAGAATACATCATCAACCAGAAGCTTATTCCGGGGATTCTGGGTGAGGTTCCGCTTGTTCGATTCCGCTTTGAGCGCATGAAGCTAACGGACCCGCTTGATACTGCGCGGATGGATCAGACCTATGCCAGTCTTGGTGCGTTGACTCCGAATGAACTTCGGCAGAGCATTGGCAAGCCTCCATATCCGTCTGATTACAAGTTCGCTGACAAGCCTATGCAGGTTGCTATGGCTGAACTCAGTATGCAACTGGCAGAAGCTATTATTGGTGAGTGGAAGTCCCAGATTGAGCACCAGAAGGAGCAGACGCAGGCGCAACAGGAGGCTGCTGCTTCTGGTATGGGCGGAATGTTGGGAGGTGGCGAAGCTGGAGAGGCTGCTCCAGGTGGTGCTGAGGAAGAAGCCTTGCCTGCTTCTGATAACATCGAAGATTGGGAAAAACCGGTCGATGCCCGAGAAGAACAGAGAGAGGAAGAACCTGAAGGAACTGAAGCAATTGCCTTGCAGGCCCTTGGCTTGGAGGGTGGTTCTGTGCATAATAAAAGTAAGGTTGACCTGAATCAGGCGCTTGTCCTAGCACGCAGCCTGATGGAGGACGCGAAGGCTCTTAGCCAGACACGCGCGGTGCTTACAGTGGAAGCAGATGAACGCGAGTAACTGGCGCAGCACTGAAAGGTAACACTATGGCAGCCAAAGAAGTCCCTTGGGAAGCCGCGGTCATGGTGGAGAAAGCCTACCAGGACGAGAAGGGCAAGATGCACGTGGTGGCCGTGGCGAGTGACGACCTGGCGGATCTCCAAAGCGACGTGATGAGCGAGAAGGCGCTGGAAAAGATGGCCCAGGACGCCAAGCGTGGCGTGCCGCTCCTGGACAACCACAAGGCGACCTTCGAGTTCGGGCGTACAGTAAACGGGGCAGTGATCACCAAAGAGGAAGACGGCAAACAGTGTCGGCGTTTTGTTGTTGACCTCGAACTGGACGGTGACTGGCCACAGGCACGCGCACTCTTTAAGGAGGTAAAGGACGGCAAGTGCGAGAAGCAGCTGTCCGTTGGGGGCAAGCTCAACCTCAAGAACCCGAATGCGATTTCAATTCAGATGACCGAAAAGGGTCTGGTCAGGATGATCAACGATTTGGACCTCGACCACATCGCTTGCACCCGGCCCAAACACGCGGCGAACCCGAGGACCGGTTTTGTGGCTGCCATCATGAAGTCCCTCGATGAGGCGGACGCCTGGAAAGACGTTGAACCGCAGGAGCAGACAGAGAACAAGGCTGCGACTGATGGGGTTTTGGAGGATGTCGAGACGGGTATTGGTATCCTGGCTCGTATCGGACGAATTTTTGGAAAGAATAACGGAGGTGGAGATATGTTGAAGAGCGATGAGGACAGGCTTGTGTCCGAGGAGGAGGACAAGAAGAAAGAGGGTGAAGAAGAGGAAACCTCCGAACAGTCCTCCGTCGAGGAGACAGCCAAGAAGGTAGACGAGCTTCTGTCCGGCGGGTCCGCTGGAGAGGGCGAGGAAGAAGAGCAGACAGAGGAAGAAGAGGAAGAGAAGGGCTGGCCCATGGACGACGAAGACGAAGAGCAGAAGGGCCAGGAGGAAGAAGGGGAAGAGGAAGAAGAAGGGGAAGAGGAAGAAGAGAAGGCTGCTGACGAACTCGGTGAGGAAGAAGAGGAAGAGGAAGAGACCGAGGAAAAGGCCGAGGACGAAGAGGCGGCCGAGGAGGACGAGACAGAGGAAGAAACCGACATGACGCCCGAGGAGGAAGAAGCTGCCAAGATTCTCATGGCGGCGCGGCGTCGTCGGAACCAGATCCAGAAGCGGAAGAAGCAAGAGCCCGACGAAGAGGAGATCGTCCGGGAGATTGCTTTGCTTCTGGCAAAAGTGAAGCACACTGGTGGGGCGAGTCCGGTGGAGAAGGAAGCCCTGCGCGGTGCGCTCTGGAACGTGCGGTACTTGCTCGCGGAGCAGGTCATGGAGAAGGCGGCTGGCGACGGCGAGGGAGACGCCGCGGAGGCTGTTGCTTCTCTGATCGTCGACGGTGGGCCTTACGCGCCGACGACTGAAAGTGCTGCCAAGAAGGGCACTGCTAACGACGACAAGCAGGAAGGCGAGGGAGACATGGCCCGCGCCTCGGTGACTGACGTGCGGAAGATTCCCGCCTATGGCGAGGGTCAGGCTGCGGGGTCGCCGGGTAGCGAGGACGAGCTTGCCGGAATGAAGCAGGCACTGGAGGCGAGCAGCAAGTTGCCGCAGGCTTCTGAGACAGCCGACTACGGCAAGGCACTGGAGAAGAGCATTGACGCTGTTCTCCAGAAGAGTCTGGAAGCCACAAGTCAGATGGTGCTGAAGACCGCTGAGAAGCTGGTGGCCTCGACCAATGAAAAGTTTGAGGAGATCAGCAAGCGTCTCGAAGCCCTAGAGAACGCCGGTGCTCCCCGTCAGGGCGGTCCGCGCGGTATTCAGGACGGCGAGATTCAGAAGGACCATGGTCCTCAGCCTGTCTGGCGTGGGATCCTTGGTTTGGCCCCTAAGCAGGCCATGTCCAAGATGTAATTTATTCGTTGGTTAACGGGATCGGAAGGTCTTCGAATAGGAAGGAAAGAAAATGGATCAGAACGAACTTTTGGTGGAAAAATCCATTCAGACGAGCGATCTTCTGAGTGGTGGCCTGTTAAACCCGCTTCAGCAGACCCAGTTCATTACCCTCGTGAAGAAGTTTTCCGTGTTGCTTCCCCAGACGCGCTTCGTGCGTATGCCCCGGCCGTTGATGGACATCGACAAGCTCTGGGTGGGTGAGCCGGTGACTGAGAGCGTGGATGAGGCTACTGACACCGGTAATCTCGCCCGTGCCAAGTTCCAGCGCATTACCCTCCAGGCCAAGAAGGTCCGGAGTGCCTGGAACATCACCACCGAGGTTATCCAGGGCAACATCGAACAGAACGACTTCGAGCAGACCGTGATCAACACCATGGTGGAGCGTATCGCGACCGACTTGGAACATCTGGCCATCAACGGCGATACTACAACCACCGGCAACACTGCCGAGGCTCGCCTGCTGCGGCGTCTGGACGGCTGGGCTCTCCAGACCGAGAGTGCCCACATTTTGGACGTGAAGGGTGCGTCCATTCAGAAGGGCGTGTTCTCGCAGGCCAAGCGGACCATCCCCAAGCAGTACAAGCATGATCCCGGCCTCCGGTGGATCGTGGGTGATGCGATTGCGGTCGACTGGGCCGACGTGGTGTCGGACCGTGGCACTATCCTTGGTGATGCCGCTCTGCAGGGTGCTGAGATGGCGCCTCTGGGAACCCCGATGCTGCGCGTGCCGTTGATTCCGGACGACGCGCCGATCACTGTCACCAGTGCGTCTCCCGCCCAGATCGTGGGCAAGGAGTTTGGTCCGTTCGTGATTGACAGCACCAATGACACCTTGAAGTTCAATGTGGACGGTAACGGCGACATTACCGTGACTCTGCCCCATGGCACCCTGAACACCGTGCAGATCGCCAAGGCCATCAACGACGCCTTCGTGGCTTCCGGGGCCTACGGCCTGGCCTATGCCAACTTCGCCAGCGACAACCGTATGGATCAGCTGCGCCTTGAGTCGCCGACCACTGGTGCGGCCAGCAGCATCGTGCTGCGTCCTGTGCCTGCGGCTCAGCAGGCGTGGACCGTGCTCGGCCTCTTGGGTGATCCCGGAGCGAACGACCCCTGGCCCAGCGCCGACGTCACGATCAACGGTTCGAACGCTGGTTCTGCGCACACGGTCAACGAGGGCAGCTTCATGTGGCTGGCCAACCCCAAGAACTTCGTGTGGGGCATTCTGGACGGCACTCGTATCTTCACCGAGTTCAACAAGAACACCGACCAGATCGAGTCCATCATTTACAACCAGGTGGATGCCGAGATCGAGAACGTCGATGCGATTGTGAAGGTGAAGAACCTGCGCCGGAGGACGCTGGTCATCTGAGGACATTCGACGTCCTGAGCCGGAGAAGGGGCACCAGCGCAGCGCTTGGTGCCCCTTCGTTTTAGGACAGAACATGTCGAAAGCCGGAAGACGCTGGAGCAGAGACGAGCAAGTCCTAGCGGTCTCGTTGGGACTTCTTGGGCTTGAGCGGAGTAAGATCGAGAAGCTGACCGGCAGAAGCAGGCATGGCGTGCGAAGGCAATTTGAACGAATGAAGGAACACGGTCTTGTGCCGATGAGAAAGTTATTAGGGCGGAGGTCTAAGACTGTGTGGCAGCAACATTGGAGCGCGGAGACCGAGGGCTACCTTGAGGCGTTGTTGTCGGTCTCCGGACGAAGGATGGGGTCTGAGATTCACATAGAAATAAGCGGGCCTGGCTCGGTTGACCTGGGACGAAAGCTGTTGTGGGTGCTCGGTGGGGAGCTAAGAGGCGACAGGGATAGAGAGCATGTGTTTCTGACTCTGAATGAGCCTTCTCTTCTCAACTGGGTGAGGAGCAGAAAAGCGCGAATACCTGCGGCGAAGCATCGCCCGGCTAGAATCCTCGGGATCAGTCCAGAGTGCAGAAGATACTATGTACGGGCTTTTGTAGATATAGCGGCTACAATCGCCGGCACAACGCCGGAAAGATGCTCTTTGGTACTGGACGTAGGAAGTTATAGATGGTTGCAGGATCTGCGACAGGTGCTAAAGAGGGAAATAGGCGTGATGGGAGCGCGCCCGAGTGGGCAGAGCCCAACGGTGCTTTATTTAACGGGAGAGAAGGCATTCAAGGTTTTGTCGTGGATTTACAGCGGCTCAATGTGCGTGTATAACCCGAGTAAGAGGCAGTTGTTCTTTAGGTTGTCGAACTTCGCGAGCGAGGCTTTGCTTGCAAGCGAGCGGTGATATCTGTAAACTAAAAGAAAGCGAGAGGTGTTTCTCTCGTGTCTGTCTTTGTGTGTTGCAAAGGCTTGCAGATGCGCTACTTCAAGTATAGGTATAGCGGAACGAGACAGCAGATAGGCCGAAGTGGAAAAGTCTACTGGTTTTCGCAAAACTATGTGACGGAGGTAGACAACGAGGAGGACGCCGAGTGGTTTTTGCGCATGGGGTCTCCTGAGAGCGGGATTTACTATTATCGAGAGACCGATGCTGCTGGTAACCCTATCGGTCCGTTTCCGCCGGTCAATCCTGAGCTTCGCAGGTCAATGGTAAACACGAAGCAATTCCCGAGCGACAAAGGTGTGCCGTCGGCTCAGGAGTGGCGTTTGGCGACCGAGATCATGGCTGATCCGACCTTGTACTATCATTTCGTGCGCAAGCGCATTCGTGGACCGATGCGCTCTATGCCAAGAGGATAATCCGTGCCAAGAACGTATGTAGGCCCCATGTCCCACGCTTTTCGGTATGTCACGGTAGACATGCTGCGGGCGGAAGGACTGGATGCGGATTATCTGCCCGCGGACAGAGCAGATTGGCTCATAAGGTATGCAAGCAATCTGATCAACTGGCTCACTCAGCAGTGGTTCTTGCCGGTACGAGTACGCGCGAAGGTCGATGGAAGAAACAGTCCAATCGTGCATCTGCCAAATTTTGTGCCGATTTTGGAACTGTTTTCGCTGCGCATTGCCAAAGAGGGCTTGATAGACGTGGAAATACCTAGTATCGCTTACCAGGTCGAAGAGCGCACAGTTCAGATGCTCAGCTTCAGGTCTAGGCTGCCGAGGACACCTCGGTTTGTGACCTTGGACGGAGTTTTTGGTTGGTTAGAGGATGACTTCTCCCCGGTGCGGACGACATTGACGGCGGATGTGCATCCTGGGGACCAGATTCTGCACCTCGCGAGCACCGAAGGGATTAGGCATGCCGATGTTCTTCTTGTCGGATCAGAGGAATATCCGAAGTCAGATGCAGTGATTGTCGACGCCGTCAGGGGAAACGATGTCGCAGTTGATAAAATTGGCTGCGCCTGTTCGGCCGGATCTCCTGTCGTGCGCTATGGACGTGTTCCAGCGCCGATCCAGATGGCAACGATACTGTTGGTTCGAGACAAACGCATGCCTATCGGGCGCCGCGGGCGCGAAGATGATGAGGACTCACCTCGCTGGTTTGCTGACAGACTACAGAGCGAGAGCGTCGAGGGCTATTCTTACAGTCTCGCAGCTCTACCTGTGGCTTACGGTCCTGGCGGCGGTGCGTTCACAACCGGTAATCCGGAAGTGGACGATATTCTGACGATGTTTGGTTGTCCGATGCTTTACGTGGGAAGCACGGCGTAACGTTTAGAAAGGAGCAAGAGATGGCTGTTCTCTCGAACGTTGGGTTCCAGGATGCGCCTCGGAACGTGGACATCAGCGGTATGGTGGTGGTGAACACCTCTGGTGGTAGTGCGGCGGCGAACGAGAAGCTTGCCGGTCTGGTGAGCACCTACGAGCTGCTTCAAGCCCAGGCTCGCAGCATTGTGGGCACCAAGATCTGGAACGACAAGATTTCTCCGCTGCTGTAGTCAGGTATCGGTAGTCAGGAGGGCTCCTTGTGCTGCCCAGAATGCCCTTGAGGATGAATAGGTGCTACTTCGTGATTCGCATCTATGACAGGGGCTCGATGACGCCGATGAACGACGATTACCGCGAGCCGGTCGCCAACAGGATATACAAGAAAGATGTGTGCTTGGTCGGCCAGCTCGTGGGGTACAGAACTTTCTTCCGTCTGCAGCGTTCGCAGACGGGGGACTCGGAACAAAGCACCGGGGCGGCTGTGTTCCGCCCCGAGGAGCTTCGAAAGATCGGCGAAGAGGGTCTGCAAAAAGGTGACCGGATTATCAAGATAAACGATGTGGTCTGTGACCTGAACATAATCAAGGTTTCTCCGCTCGGACCCTACAGGGGTAGGCATCTGCTCATTTCGGTGGAGTTCGAGCAGCAGAGGAAGCAGCTGGAAAGCATTTGATGCCGGATTGGGAAGTCAAGTTCGAGGTTCCACACGCCACCCAGAAGCTGCATGAAGAGCTGGGTCTGGTCGCGCAGCTTGTGATCGAGGACTTGGCTGACCTGGCTTACGTGACGATTGTGGAAACGCTAGAACAGCAGAAGAATGCGTTTCCGCCGTTGAGTGCGGTTACGCAGTGGTTCCGGCAGAAGCAAGGCAAGAGTACAAGGACACGAATAGACACAGGGGATTTCCTGCGAGGCATTCAGCAGGAGATTCGTGACAAGTACGCGCTGGTCGGCATGTTGGTTCCGCGCAACTCCAAAGGCGATGACATGGAGATGATCGCTAAGATTATGGAGGGGGGCGCGACCATCAGAGTCACGAGCAAAATGCGGAGGTGGTTCGCAGCGCAAGGAAAACCGCTCAGAAAGAGCACAATGTTTCTCCATATTCCGCCTCGACCCGTGTTTGCGGCGGCTGAAGCAGAGATTGATGCAGAGGTCGACAAGGTAGTTGGTAAGTATCTGGACCAAATGTTAGCGAAGGTGTAACGTGCCTGCACATAACATCCTGTTTAAGAACGTGGATGACATTGAGCTGCAGCCGCCTATCCATGCGGGCGGGGCTTCGCGCATTTGCATTACCAACACCTTTGGACTCCAATTGCGCAGACTCAAGGACGATGAGAGTGGTTACTGGCCAGTCGGCAAATACAAGGAATCGTGGGCGGTACTGCCGAACTGGAAGGCGGAGGGTATCGTGAGCTTGTTCGGCTTTGGTACGGAAGTCCAGACCAGCGGCTCTGATCGTTCAGACAAGTTCGGCGGAAGCGTGGGTTACCAATTATCAAACGACGATGGTGCGACATGGCTCTGGCACAACGGTACCACATGGGTCTTTGCTGGCAGCAACGACTGGAATACAGAGCACGAAGTCGACATGTATATCCGTAATTTCCCTCTTACCAATGAAAAGCAAGTGCGGATAAAAGTGCGGCTAAGTCCGAGTGCCGATGGCGATGCCACTCCGAGCCTGAAACGGGTTACGATCTATGCAGACCTCGCATTCGACTTCCAAGATGACCTGCTTCGGAGCATGAAGCACTGGTTGGAGCGATACTGTTGGATAAGGGCTCAATACTTTGTCCAGATTCCACAGCCGGTTTCTGGTGCCGCAGGGTCTTGTCCGCCATCGGGACCGTCGGATGTCATCATGCTTGAAGACAAAAAGTGGGAGGAACTGAGTGAGCCCGCCTCCGTCTACAACCTGACGACGGATCCAAACAGGAGCACGAATCTCTTTGCAGGTTTTGTCGCAGGCGGTATTCAGATGACGAGTCCTCAAGAGGGGTACATTGAGGCGAACTTCATGGCTCGGCCTCCGATCTACATCGCAGCAGAAGAGTTTGTCCAGCTAGCTTCGATTCCCTCTGTGGTTGTACAGCTCGGATCCGTCAAAGAAAGAAGGGACTTGCGCATCGGAAATCTAATTGACGACATCTCCAAAGCGAATATGGATGCCAAGACTCACTTGTCTCGCGTTTGGTTCGATGCTCAGTTCAGGATTTCCTGCCAGTCAGACCTGAAAGCAGAAGCGACAAGGTTGTCTGATGCAGTGAACGAGGCACTCAGTTACCACCGGTTTGTGCGGTCATTGGCTACCGGAGAAACAATGCCTGTACCGGTCGACACGCCTCTTAATCCTGCGCACAGAGTGGCTCAAGGCTTGTTTGTCAGGGAGTATACGTGTACACTATTTGGTAAGACGTGGCTTCGGAGAGATGCGACAGTTGATAGGACTTTGGCGAGAGAAATCAGATTCCTTTTCCATCCCGTTGGCGGGCTGGAATACGTCGAAACGGTGGAGGCATGACCAATGGACAATAAGTACTACGTGAAAAACATCAGCAGGATGATGCTGTGCCTGAATCTTGCTACGAAGAACGAGAAGGGGCAGCGGGAGTCGTTAATCCTGTCCAAGAATGAGGTCAGTCGGCCGCTCACAAAAGCCCAGTTCGAGAGTCCCGAGATTCAAAAGGCTCTTGAGCACAGGGCGCTTCTGGATGTGTCTGCGAAGATGAGGAAATAGGCGGGCCGGATTGTAAGCCGACCTCATAGACTTGGAGGAACAAAATGTCTGTTGCTATCGAGACACTGCACCCCGGAGTTTACGTGGTCGAGACTGCTGGTCGGCCGCGCGTGATTGGTGTCAGTGTGAACACAGCTGGTTTTGTCGGTGTCGCCGAGAAGGGCGCCATTGACAGGGCCATTTTGGTCACAAACAAGGACCAGTTCAAAGAGCGATGCGGGGAAATCTTCCGCGGTAGCCACCTACAGCCCGCAGTCGAGGCGTTTTTCGATGAGGGCGGAACACGGGCGTATATTGCGCGCGTGGTTGGTGAAGGCGCGGCCGTGAGCTGGGCCAATATGCGGAATTCCGGCGATAGCGGAGGTCCGGCAAAGGTTGTAGCAGGTGCGGCTGGTCCTTACAACCTGGATGTCGGCGAGCATCTGGACATCGACGTGCTCGGTTATGCTACCCAGGTGTTCACCTTCACCGGCACTCAGGCGCTGGTCTCCGGAAATGGCTTCACCGGGAACGACATCAACGGTAAGACCTTGTTCATTCAGTTCTCCGGCTGGGACATGGCGACGATCACGTTCAGCGGCTTGCCGGCGAATCCCAACGCTACCGATGTCGCGAACTTCCTCAACCCGTTGTTGCAAGGTGGCTCGGCGATCGTCAACAGCGGCGAGATCGACTTCCAGGCCGACCAGATCGGTAGCGGGTCTTTCGTGAAGATCACCGGTGGCACAGCTTTAGCTGACATCGGTCACGATATCACCGAGGCATATGGTACGGGCAATGTGCCGAACATCGACAGCGTGACCGCGAGTGACGCAGCAGCAGCGCTGGGCACTTTGCAGGGCGCCTATGCAGTAGCCAGTCCGAACGGTGAACTACAGATTATTACCGTAGAGAAGGGCGCCAGTGTATCCGTGCAGATCGCCGCAAGCACGACAGCGTCTGCCTTCAACTTTGATAATCAGATCCACTACGGCTGGGGCTCGGCTGGAAGTTCTGCGAAGGTCATCACCTCGCTGACGGAGCCGTTCAACCTGGAGGCAGGCGAGCACCTCGACGTCGACATCTCTGGTCAGCCAACACAGGTGTTCACCTTCACAGGAACGCAAGCGGTCCGCAACGGGTCCGGTGCCTATGTGCCTGTCAACTTGAACGGGCAGACACTGCAGATCCAGTTCTCCGGCTATGACCCCACAACAATCACTTTCACGGGTCTGACCAACCCGGCTCCTGTTCAGGAGGTTCTGGACTACGTGAACCCGCGACTTCGCGGCGGGTCCATGTCGGCTGCGGCGAATGTTTTCAGTTTCAAGGCCGACCAATACGGTTCGGGCTCAAAGGTCAACATCCTCGGCGGGACAGCGGTTGCGGCTCTCATGCACGCTGTTGGTGTGACCATGGGTACAGGTAACGTGGCGAATGTCGACAAGGTCACTGCTCAGGAGGTCGTCGATGTAGTGAACGCTACAATCTCGGGCGGTTCCGCGACAACTACGACCAACGGCGGAGTAATGATTGAGACCCTGGCGACCGGCGATTCTGCTACGATTCAGGTGGCGACATCGACCACGGCCGAAGGGTTGGGCTTCGACAACACTCTGCATCGTGGTTCCGACGCTGACTTCATGGAGTCCATCCTGGTTCGAGCGGAGAATCCGGGGGCCTGGGGCAATAGCGTGTCGATCAGGACAATCGCTTGGCAGCATGAGCTGCGTGGTGAGGTGTTCAACGGGGACACGAAGCTGCAACTCTCGTCTATCCGCGGCGTGTCCAAGGGCGATATCCTGTACACCTATGATCCAAGCTTCGCCAGCAAGAGGTATGTCGGCCTTGTGACCGAAATCGACGTGAACGCGCGCGAAGTCAGCGTTCTGCCACTTATTGACGACCTGGTTGGAATCATTCCTGCCGGTGCTCCTGTCCAGTCCTGCTCTCAGCACCGTATGTCGACGATCACCATGGAAGACCTTGTGGATGGCGCTGACCGCATCACGGTGGCGTCTGTGGGGCAGCTGCGGATCGGTGCCCGAGTGGTCATCAGCGATGGGGTCAACCTGGTGGATGTGAAGGTGACGGCGATTGACGGCAACGTGATTCGGTTCGCTCCGGTGAGCCTGAGCAACACCATCATTTCCGGTGCGCTTGCTGTCAGCGAGGAGTGGATGGTTCAGGTGCTGGAGAAGGGCGTTGTGAAGGAGACGCATCAGTTCTTGTCCATGGAGGAAGAGAGTTCCGACTACTTCGGTGTGCGCCTGAGCGGTGACACCAACGAGTCGCTTATCGTGGAACTCATCGATCTCTATGCGTCTCCTGCGGACCTCTGGAGAAACATCCCGCTCGCAGTCGTGTCCCTGCCGCTTGAGCATGGTCAGGACGGGGCCACCCCGACTGATAACGACTTCATCGGCAGCGACGTGAATCCGCGGTCGGGTATGTACCTCCTGGACGATGTGCGGGAGCTGAACTACTTCTGCATTCCTGGCGTGACGACCGAGATCGTCCATACCGAGATGATCAGCTACAGCGAGAACCGCAGTGTCGTCATGTGCATCATCGACCCGCCTCGCTATGCGGATTTGCCTACCGAGGTGTACAACTATCGGATGTATGACCTCAACGCAGATAGCAGCTACGTGGCGATGTACTACCCGTGGGTGCTGGAGAGAGATCCAATCAACAGTGGGGCGACTATCGAGCGTCCTCCGTCGGGACATATGGCGGGTATTTACGCTCAGGTAGCCTCGACACGGGGCGTGCATGTTGCTCCGGCCAACATCGTGATGCGGAACGTCCTTGGTCTGACGTACAACGTGAGTGACGGCGAGCAGGACATCCTGAACCCGGTTGGCATTAACTGCATCCGGGAGTTCCCGGGCGAAGGCATTCGGGTCTGGGGTGCTCGTACTCTTACGAGTCTGCGCGACGGGCGTCACTACGTCCCTGTGCGGCGTTTGCTCAACTTTGTGAAGGCGTCGATCAAGGCCGGCAACCGCTGGGTGGTATTCCAGCCCATCGACCCGAGGCTGTGGGCTGAGGTCGAGGCGGTCAATGCTGAGTTCCTGCACAGCCTATGGACCCGCGGGATGTTGTTCCCGAGCACAGACTACACGAAGGCGTATTTCGTGAAGTGTGATGACGAGACGAACACGATTGCCGACATCCGGGATGGCCGCGTGATCTGCGAGATCGGGATCAATCCTCCGTTCCCAGCGGAGTTCGTTATCTTCCGCATCGGTATCTGGAGCGGTGGTACGACCATCGAAGAGGAAATCGCGCGTAGGGGCTAACAGCGGAAAGAGACGGGGTGCCGCTGTGAGGGCGGCACCCCAGGCGCGAGGATGAGAAGGTGCCTGTAGATATCGCCGATCCCATTCGCTCTTTTAGATTCCATGTGAGCATTCAGGGCCGCTCACTCGGAATTGGCGATTTCGCGTTAGGATTCCAGAAGGTCTCTGGACTCGGCGCGAGCGTCGGCGTTTTTGAATGGAGCGAGCTGACTGACTTTGTGACACCTTGGAAATTGCCTGACCGTATGCACTTCCCGGACGTCACCTTTAGCCGCGGCGTTACCTATGAGGTTCAGTCACTGTGGAATTGGCTTGAGCGTGTTGAGGAAGTGCTGGCTATGACATCAAGCAGGCCGATGCGTGCCCCTATAGAGATTACCGCATGGGCTAAGGGGGAGAATAGTGGACCAGTGGCTAAGTGGAACGTCATTGCTGCCTGGCCAAAAGACATAAAGTTTGGCGACTTCGATGCCGAAACGTCTTCTGTTCAGGTACTGAGCATGACGGTTGCAAACGAAGGCGTGAGGTTCTCTTATACGGGGCCGCCGGAGACGATCATGGCTCCTTCTAGGGGAACAGCCGCAATGGCTTGAAAGGAGAAGGAAAATGGCTGACGTTACCATGGCCGATCCGTTCCGCAGTTTTAAGTTCTCTGTCGTGGTGAACGGGGCCGGAAATGCGCAAATTGGCTTCCAAAAGGTCTCGGGCCTCAAGGAGTCTTCCGACGTGGTTGAATACCGTGAGGGGAATCAGCCGGTCTGGAAGATGAAGCTGCCCGGGCTGACCAACTATGACCCGGTTACGCTGACGAAGGGTGCCACCAACAACAACTTCCTCTTTGCCTGGAGAGAAGGGGTGGCCAGGTACGGCTCTGACGGTGGTATCGGCGACGGTGTTCCGGCGGGCGCCGAACGTACTGGCTTTCGTCGAACTGTTGACATCAGCCTCTATGACAAGGGCGAGCCGAACACGAAACCGGTGCGTCAGTGGCGGCTTCATCTTGCTTGGCCCTCGGAACTCAGCGTGAGCGATCTCAATGCCGAAGGATCCGAGGTGCTGATTGAGACTCTTGTGCTACAGCACGAGGGTCTGGATATCATTGTTCCCGCGCGCACTCTGTGACGTGCGTGCTGCATGAGTAATACAGTGCGTAAGTTGTCTGTGACAGGAGATGAACGATGGCTATGGAGAGTGCTGTTGCACCTGCTACGGAGGTGCGTCTGCCCTGTGGGCTTATGGTGGATGGGGAACTGAAGAGAGACGCGCTTATTGTTCCGATGACAGGAAAAGCGCGGAAGATGGTGTCAAGGCCGGAGATGAGACGAAATCCGGCCAAGGTAATAGACGCGCTTCTGGGTCAGTGTCTTACCGAAGTGGGGGGCGAGACAAGGATTCGGTCAGCACTGACCCAAAAGCTGTTTGTGGCAGACCGGGATTTCCTTCTTCTGAAGATTCGCGAAATCTCACTGGGCAGTGTCGTGCACTCGCAGGTTAAGTGCGGGGTCTGCGGGGCGCAATTAGACGTTTCCATGGACCTCACGAACGATATCAAGGTTCGCACATACGAGGACTTGGTGTCTGACTATGAGGCTAAGGCAGAAGGCGGTGACATTCTCTTCAGCATCGCGGATCAAGACCTCCAGCTTGAAGCCACATTCAGGCTCCCAAAAGGCGAGGACCAAGTGGACATTGCTCCACTTCTGGACAAGAATCCGGTTGCCGCGAGCTATACGCTCTACGAGCGTTGCCTGATCGAGTGGAACGGAACTCCGGCAAGCGAGATGCCTCCACAGTTTTTTGACAATCTCCCGCTTCCGGTGATTGACTTCGTGGATGAAGAGTTCACCAAGGCACTTCCCGGGCCTGACATGCGGGTACCCGTCGACTGCGTGCAGTGCGGCGAAGAGATGACAATGACCCTCGCAAGCTCGGATTTTTTGTTCCGAAGGCCGCAGAGGGAGAGGACCTAGAGTCCTTCTACAAAGCGGTTTGCGAAGAAATAGATTCCGAGATCTGGCTCATCTGCATGACGCTCCAGGGTTGGACCTACACGGAAGTGATTAACCTTCCGGAACAGGAGCGACGCAAGTGGGCCGAGAAATGTGAAGAGCATCAAGAACGCATTCAGGAAGAGATAGAAGCAGCAAAGCGTAGGTGACTTCTAATGGCCGATGTCCCTCCTGGCAACAAACGGATCTTCGCGATTGAGTTCATCGTGAAGGACGATCCGATGATCAAGGCGTTGGACAACGTCCAACAGAACATTGGCAAGATGGACAACTCACTACGCACGCTGCGGAAGGATGTGCAGACCGCTGGTAGGGGTGTAATTGGCGCGATGGGTGGCATGGCCGGAGCCACGAGGCAGGCCCAGAGCAGCATCGGCTCAGACCTTACCCTCATGACTGGCGCGTATCTCTGGCTACGCAAGGTGGTGGGCGGTGTGGTTGAGTCGGCCTACGACCTGCAAACAGCTATCGCAAAAACCTCTGACGTTTTTGCGCGTGCTAGTGCCAGTGCCGAGTCTTACGCTGCAGCAATGACTGCTGCCGGCAGGAGCGCGGCCACTTTCATCGACTCGGTTGCAGAGTTGGCGGTTGTCGGGGTTAAAGGCGAAAGAAACCTAAAAGCCTTCAGCATGGAGATTTTCCAGTTCTCACTGGCGACCAAGGTGTCGAGAGAAGAATCAGGCAAGCTGGCTAAAGCTCTAGTGGTCGGTTTCGGATCTTCGGCAGAACAAGCCAGAAAGCAGATGGGTGGGCTGGCTGCGGCCGCCCGTAGTTACAAGCTCGATGTTTCGGCACTTATCCAAGGTGTGCGTGAGTACGGTGCTGCGATGAAGCAAACCGGTATGCAGCTTACCGGGTTCACCGGCATAGTTATTGGCCTGCGAAAAGCCGGACTCGATTCCGCCGAGGCTGTGCGTATAACCGGAACTGTACTGGAGCGTCTGCGAGATCCGACTAAGGCTGCTGAGCTGGGGCTTCGTGGCATGGCCCGGGAACAGGTGCTTGCCGCTTTCCGTGCAGGTGATCTGGCCAGCGGTGTTAATCTGATCATGCGCGGCCTGAAATCACTCGGAGACCAGTCAGAGGCAACAAAGGTCAAGGTTTTGGGCTTGGCATCGGAACGCGAGCTGACTGCATTCCAGAATCTCGGCAAACATCTGGGGCAGATGCCTGGTTTGGTGCAGGATCTCGGAAAAACATTTGCTGATTCCTCAGCGCTTCAAAGGGAAGCAGCGCGCGGATCGCTTAACCTGATAACCCAGCTAAAATTGCTTGGTGAAGAGGTGAAACAGCTTGGGGTGCGAATCGGGATGTTTTTGGGGCCGATCCTGATGCCCTTCGTTATGTTGCTTCGAGGGGTCGTAGCTGTTTTGAGGTTGATTCCTGCACCTGTCACCGGACTCATAGGCGCGGTGGCGGTGCTCGGAGTGACAATACTGGGCGGGCTTGTAATTCTTGGTCGCATGATTACGATGTTCCAAGGGTTCAGGCAGAATGTCTTGATCGCCATTGGGGCACTGGAAAAGCTTGTAGGTGCCCAAATAGCCGAAAACATTGCTGGAGAAGCAGGGATTGTTATCCGCCTAAAGCAAATAGCGTTATCAGCGCGGCAGACTATCGCCAACTATGCTCAGGCGGCATCGCAGTGGGTTCTAAGCGGCGGTATATGGGCCGCTACGAGTGCTATGTGGGCTTTTACTGCGGCAGTACTTGCAAATCCTTGGACGTGGGTTGTCGTTGGGGTAGCAGCTATTGTTGTTGGGTTGTACAAGCTGTGGAAAATGCTTGCTTCCGGGGAGAGGGGAATTAGGTCGCTGGCAGAGGCATTCTTGGTGTTTAATCCGCCACTCCTTGCCGTCGTGGCTTTGGTAAAATTACTGGTAGGATTCTTCTCTAGGCTGTGGCAGGCCGTGTCCTTTGTCGGAGAAGGAATCAGTAAAGCACTAGAAGGTGTTTTTGGTCCGCTTGAAAAGCTGCCAAGTATTCTCGGCATGATTGATGAGTTTCTTGACCGACTGTTCGGAACCAATGAAGCAGAAGTATTCCGTGGAAAAATGATCGCCATTGGAGAGGCGATCGGAAAAGTTGTTCGTCCTATACTTGGAGTCTTAGTCCCGGTAATTAAGACTCTATATTTTGCTTCCATGGCTTTTGTCGCTGGATTCCTTGATGCGTTGGAAGGAGTGTGGTCAGCTTTTAGCGAGCTGGGCTCGGCTCTTGGTGAGGCCTTTGGGCCGCTATTCAGGGTACTTGGCAGACTGCTTTCCGGAACAGAAAAGGCGGGAGACAATGTCGAAGGCCTAGCCAAAATTATGCGGGTTGTCGGGATAGCAGCAAAGTACCTCTTCACTGGTCTTCTTTTGCCCGTGAGGATCCTAGCCTGGGGAATTACCCTTGTCGTCAGATCGCTAAAGATGCTTGGGGATTTTATCGCATATATTTTGAGTCCGACTACCGAGCATGCCGAGAAATTACGGGAATCATTTATGAAGTGGTTTAACATGGGTGCTTTCATCGAAAATGCGGCCAAGAAAATAGCAGGGGTCATTTGGTCTGTGGCCAAGTGGTGGTTCAAGCAGGTTACTTTGGGTGTGCTCAAGCTTGTGTGGTGGATTGTCACAGTGATACCGCGGGCGTTGGTGAAGATGATGGTTCTTGTGGCGACCTCAATCTGGAACGGCATAAACAGCTGGGCAAGGAGCCTAGTCGACACTTTGTGGAACATGGTTTCAAAAATCGGCGATTGGATTCTGACCATTGGTCAGAGATTCAAGGCTGGTATCCGCGACATGATTAAGGACGCGGTCAAGCATCTTGGGGTTCTTGGCAAGATGTTCTCCTGGATTGCCGGGGAGGCAAAAGGCAGCAAGAAAGCCATGCACGGATCTGGCTTTCTACATATTCCGGAAGGTGCGGCAGAAGCGACTAGGAGCATGCTTTCTCTTACAGGCTCGTTTGAGCGCCTGAAACATGCTGCGCTGGCAACGGCTGCTGCTGTTGCAGCTCCGGTTGCCCCAATTCTGCCTACTGGGACTCTAGGAGGTCAGTTGCCAGCACCACAGGTTGCAGTTGCTCGTGCTGAGTCGTTGATCCCTAGCATTGTTACTCGCCACCTTCCAGCCGCTGCACCTTCTCCTGCACCTGCAGGGGTGGAGACCCGTGGGGATATAATTATACCGGTGACCGTCACTATGGACGGCGAGGAGGTGGGGACAGCCATAGCTAGGGTAAGTAGGGAAGAACTGTTGCGACACGGTAATGCTCCTGCGAGTGCTATGCGCGGTATACCGCTGTAGTCGGAGAAGTTATGGGAAGCTACTTCCTAAATCAGTCGATTAGGAGAATGCGCAAGGATGAGCGTGGCACGCCGAGTACTAACGACGTCCAGGTGGACCAGAGTCGTGAAGCTGCCCCGGTTACCGACAACAAAGTAGTTCGGTTGGTGGCCAGTCAGGGACGGTCCTACCATCCGCGAACGGCGAGAATGACTATTGCGCTTGAGAAAAAGCCTTCAGAGCGCCTAGTTTGTCACTATGCTCCGTCTAGCTTCACGGAGACAGAGGTTGCTGATTGGCAGGAGGTCGCTTTCAGAAATGGATCGATAGTCCCCATACAGTACAAGGTGACGAAGCCTCGCAGATGGCAGATGCAGCTGCTGTTCAATGATATAGGTGATTATCAGGTCAAAGGTGGAGGGGCAAAAAGCACGGAAGATTCCATCAATTGGCTCATGGACGTGATGCGACCGAACAATGCCAGATTGGCGACACGCGATTGGGGCTATGATCAGGCAGCGGTATTACTCGTTTTCCTTACCAGTAGTTTCTTCAAATGCGCCCTCACCAACATGAGCATAAAGAGGCTTGCTATTCATCCTCTTACAAGAAAAACAACTAGGGCACTCGTTGATGCGACTTTCACTGAGTACGTGTTGACGCCTTATGAAAAGAAATGAGGGATAAGCCATGGCGGTTTATTCTGGTAGCAGGTACGAGAATAGCGAGTTTACGACTATCATAGGTCGGGATGGGGTGGCCAGAAATTTTGTTCACCCTAGAAAGCCCTTGTCGGCCGAGGACGTCGACCCGAACTGGGCGATACACGAGGTTCGCAGCGGAGAAGAACTGGATCAGTTAGCCTATGAGTACGCAGGGCAAAACGCTGATAAGTGCAAATTGTGGTGGCTAATAGCCGAGGTAAACGGTGTTTTGTGGCCGCTTGACATCCCTCCCGGCAGCGAAGTTATGATTCCGCTTCGGGAGTTGCGTGAGGGAGGATGATGGGTCGAGGTACTCCCTGCAATGCAGCTTCGGTGATTCGTGGCGGCCTAGTGAAAGCACTCCGGGCAGCGGATCGGCTGACGTTGCCTTCTCCGGCGACCGGAACGTATACCGCGTCCTACTTACGTCCTAGACCACAAATAAGCGACCGACGTGAAGTAGACTATGTTCTTGATATCGGCGGTACGTTGTTCGAGGCGAATGGGTCGCCAATAGAGCGCATCGAGGTGGACGAGACCTCGGAGCACATGGTGTCCCGTATTGAGATAGTGCTTTCTGAGTCTGTCCCGGATTTTGCCGGTAGCAACATCTTTGAACAAGGGAAAGAGATCAAGCTAATGCTCGGATATCGCGGTACCGGCATGAAACGGCGAGGCAATCTGTTCTACAGTCAGGGTGCCAGGATCCGACACGGTGCGAGCGAGGCCGGGACCAGACATGTTGTCATTGTGGGATACGGTGAGGAAGTCCTACTGACACTAACAGAGAAGCGTAGGGTGTGGAGAAACCTGCGCGATTCTGAGATTGCCGAGCAAATTGCTGCTGAGTACGGCTGGCAAGCCGACGTCGACCAGACAGAACCAATTCATGAACACGTTGCGCAAATGAATGAGAGTGATTGGAAGTTCCTTGACAAGCGTGCTCGTTATTACGGATTTCAGGTGTTCGTGGACCACGGTCCGCACATGACCGGCGGGCCGATTCTGCACTTCCACGCTCCCAGATACAGAAAGCCCATGTGGCGCTTGATTTACGGTCACGGGCAGGAAAGTACCTTGAGAAACGCTACTGTCGGGCAGACACCCTTGGGCCACGGCTCCCGCGTGGTCGCTTCTCAGGTGGATCCGCTTTCCAGGGAGGTCTTTACGGTGCAGAGCCAAGAAAAGAAGGACGAGGTGACAGAGAAAACAGAGGCGGCAGCCAGAAACATGCAGGTTGTTTCTTCTGACAAACTGAGTGTAATCAGCGAAACCATTGGTCAGGGCGATGCTTTCTTATTCGAGGAGGGGCACAAACAAACCAGGTTCAGCTTGCAGGACCAGGTCGAAGGTGTTTCGCAGAGTACGCGCTGGCTGGTCGCGGGTGACGCCAGGACATTTGCCCTTGAAGACCTTCGTGTTCGCGATTGTGTGGAGCTAATCGGTATCGGCAGGGACAGTGGAGAGTACTATATTCGAAGGCTTCGGACAGAGGTCGGAAAGAGAGGGTTCCTAGCCAGTTTTCAGGTGACACGCACCTGGCGCGGAGGTCCATTAGGGAATCGCTTTGGAAACAAGACTGTTGAACTGAGCAGTGCCGGAACGGTAGGCTTATGAGCTGTTGCAGGAGCGGCGCGATTAGACGCGGTTCGGAGGTCCCGCCGTGGTTTTCTAAGCCACGTGAGCCACAAATACGCAAGACGCATCTGTCGCAGCACCGTAGAGGAGATGAGTGTCCGCGTTGTCATACGGTTTTGCACGAGAAAGCCAAAAAGACGCCGTCTGGCTGGACGCGCGCCTGGTGGTGTCCTGTTTGTAAGATAGAAATGTAGCCATGGCCGAGCGTAGTGAATTATTCTCCGAAAAGAAGTACTACGGCATCTATCGCGCCCTTGTGGTGGACAATGATGATCCGCGGAAGCTGGGTAGGCTTGTCCTCCAGATTCCAGAGGTGTTCGGAACGGATCTTGTGAGTGACTGGGCGTTTCCCAAAAATGGCTGGCTGGGGGCTATCAACAAACGCAAGGATGTGCCCGAGAGACCGGAAGATCAGCCGGTCTTGAATCCCGAGAGAAACGGGGACAAGGGAGATTTCTTGGTTCCTGACATTGGCGATGGTGTCTGGGTGGAGTTTGAAGCCGGGGATCCATGTCGGCCGGTTTGGAGTGGGCGCTGGTGGTCTGAGCCAGCTGGCGGCAGTGAGGTTCCCATGCTGGCGCGTGAGATTCCGGATGAGTCACAGGTACCGCCGAAGGGAACGGACCAAATGGTTACGGCTGATGGGCGTGTGCTGCATGAGCCACCAATCTCCTTTGATCCGACGTACCCCAGGAACCGTGTCCTGAAGACAAAGAGTGGCATTGTCATTGAGTATGATGACACCCCCGGAAAGGAGCGCATTCATATCTGGCACCCAAAGCGCACCTGGCTGGAGGTGCATCCTGACGGTACGGTTACCGAGCACGTTCAGGTGCGGAGGTATCTCTACATCGAAGTCGACCGCGACGAGCACATCAAGGGACAATGGAACGTGCATGTGCATGGGGATGCCACTTTGCACGTACAGGGTGACTACATCCGGCACATCGAAGGGAACGAGATCATCATGATCGACAAGAATAAGATAGAGACGGTAGGGGCGAGTTTCACTCAGCAGGTTGGGAACGAGATATCGAGGACAGCGGGTTCGCATATTGTCGATTACGCTCCCAGAATTGACCATAACTAGGATTTCCTATGTTGCCGAAACTTGAGCCTATCTACATAGAACGAGACGCGGAAGGCGAGACTGTCTTGGATTTTTCCCATATCCAGGTTGTGACTGATGAGGGCAGCTTCCGATTAGGGGAGCCGTGTCCTGATTGTTCAGCGCCAATTGTGGCACGGACTGTTAAGCGTAAGGACCAGTATCATAGCTTTCCGTGGTGCGGGAACTGTGGAAAGTCGGGGGACAAATGATGCCTGGTTGGGCGCGATGTGGAGACGTGCATGCTTGCGGGGCTGTGGCCGTCGGTTGCAGTTCCAGCGTTTTCGCCGATGGTCGGGGTGTGCATCGGTGTGGGGATGCAGATGCACACTGTGGCACAACAGTCCAGGTAGAGTGCAGCGCCACTGTATTTGCCAATGGACGCGGAGTGGCGAGATGTGGCGATAATCACGCGGGGGATCCGTGTCCGCATCCCCCGAATCCTCACGTGTCGTGCAGTGCCACGACGTTTGCCAACGGATAAAGGAGGTGTGGAATGTCCGGTGTCCGGAAACTGTACGAAAGCTTGAGCGAGCCAAGTAGGGATCTCTTTGTCGCAGTCGCCTCTGACTTGCAGGGAAGCGCGTCCCCGCATAGAATAGAGAAGTTAGAGGAGTATCAAAAGAAGCTGAAGCAGGAGATCGACCGCGTCAACTGGCGGCGCGAAAGTCTCGGAGGTGCGCTGAACAACGTGACATCGCTGTTGCAGCGCGTCGATGCTTTTATTGCGGAACACGGCGATGACCTGGAATTGCTATGCTTCCGCAATCACCTTGAGCGCTTGGCTATGGATATTCGGGAGGAAATAAACGCGATGAAGCCCGAGGAGAAGCTGGCCAAGAAATATGACGTCGGGAGGAAGATTACCCTTTTGAAGGAGCGCCAACAGTTGGCAGCCAAACTCCTGTCAGAGGTGGTTAACGGTCCAAAGGAAGCTAGCGATGGATCTGGCGCGTAAGTACAATCCGCGAGAGTACCTTGGTCGGGGCTGGAATTTCCCGTTCAAGTTCACCCGTCGCACAGGCGGCGTGTTCAAAGGTACCGTCGTCGCGCGCAGTGATGAGATTCTGCTGATCGAGCACAGTCTGATGCAGATTCTGCGGACCATGGTCGGGACGCGGTTCATGCGGCGAGACTTCGGTTCATTGCTCAAGAGCATTGTCTTCGACCCAAATGACCCGTCGCTGGATGTTCAGATAGACTACATGATTCGGACAGCTATCGAGACCTGGGAGCCCCGCGTAATTGTCGGCCCGATAACGATTGATCGGGCCGAGTGGGGCCGCGGGAGAATCGAGATAACAGTGGAGTTTACGATCGTCAGGAGCCACAAGAAGGGTTCAATCGTGTTCCCGTTCTTCCTGAGCGAGGAACAAAGAAAAGCCTGGGTGACACCGGCTGCCTAGGACGGTTTGAATGGCAACAACCACTCAGAGACCCAATCTTTGGAAGCGTCCCGCGCTGGATTACACATCCAGGGATTTTGAGTCTATTCGGGACGACATGATCCGGACCATTCCGTTCTTCACGCCGGAATGGACAGATTACAACCCATCTGACTTCGGTATCGTTCTGATTGAGTTGTTTGCTGGGCTGGGTGATGTCCTGCATTTCTACGTTGATAGGGTCTTTGGTGAGGCTTTTCTGCCGACAGCTGTGACGCGGGAAGCAGTCGTCAATCTTCTCAAGTTGATTGACTATCAGCTCCGCGGCAAAGTCGCAGCTACTGCAGACATCAAGTTCAGTCTCGCTGAGCCGTTGACTGGCGATCTCGTGATACCCAGCGGCACTCTGTTGAAGACACTCTGCGACAGGGCTGGTTCTCAAGTAGATGAGCTGTCGAATGCTATCTACTTCGAGACGGTTCAGGACCTAACGATTCCTGCCGGCGCACTTGAGGGCACAGTCGGAGCCGTACAGGGCAAGACATCACGCAACGTGCTTTTAGGTACAAGTGATGGCCTGCCGAACCAGAAGTTCAAGATCACCGAAGTTCCTATTATCGAGGGAACGCCGAGAATCTTCGTAGACGAGGGTGCCGGACCAGAGGAATGGGAAATTCTCGACACTCTTATTGAATCTTTGTCCTGTGATAAGGTCTGTATGGCTAAGCGCCTGGCAGACGGAACCATCAATGTCATTTTTGGTGACAACGGCCAAGGAAAAATTCCTGATCCGGGTGCGCCAATAACTGCCGAGTACCGTGTTGGCGGGGGTCAAGAAGGAAACGTTGGTGCCGACACGATAACAATCATCGAGTCGCCGATCCTCTATGCTGGCGCGCCTATCACCGTGAAGGCTACAAATCCCGAACCGGCTTCTGGCGGCGAAGATGAACAGTCGATCGAAAGTGCCCGTCTCGAAGGTCCTCGGTCTTTACGTGCCTTGTACCGAGCCGTCACAGCCGAGGACTATGAGAGCTTGGCAGAAGCTCAGCCTGGGGTTGCGAAGGCGAAGGCAGTCGTGGGACAACGCGCTGAGACCAATCATACTGCTTGTTGTATGGTCAGTCTCTACGTTGTACCTGTTGGGGGAGGTCGGCCGAGCGCTGTTCTGAAGAATGACCTCGTCGAATACTTCGATCCTATAAAGGCTGCTTGCACCTGTGTTGAGGTCTTTGATCCGCTCTATCAGCCGATTGATGTCAAAGGTAGCGTGACGATTTACTCAAACTTCAATGCGGCGGATGTGCGGGATGCTGTCCTGGCTCATATCGACGCTTACTTTGACGAAGGTGAGAGCCCCTACACAGGATTTGACAAGGATGCTTACCTCAGCGACATCGTCTCGGTAATCGACGGCGTGGATGGCGTGGACCATGTCGATCTCACGGATTTTACGAGGCAACCAGCGCCAAGGTTTCAGGTTTGGGAGGATGATTCGGCTACCTTTGATGAGGACGAGTGGGAGATCGGTCCTGATTCTGTGGACGAGGAATGGACTGTTTCTATGACTGGACCGAATACATTCAGCGTGAGTGGTTCCATAAGCGGTTTCCAGGGAACCGGTACAGTTGGGACGGCTTTTGCTAGCACAAATGGCAACCTGAAATTCCTAATGAAACCAGGGACAAACCCAAATGCGGCCGGTGATTTCGTAAAGTTTAGGACTAGTCCAAAGTTGGCCAATGTTTCGCTGTTAGCTGGCGAGTTTTTCATCAAGGGGCTCGTGGATCTGATCTTTGCCGTCGGTGGGGTTGGCCCGCGGTTGCGCTGCGTGTAACGGAAGGAAGAAGGCAAATGACGCGATTGACACTGAGAGAATCTCCAATTCCGGCAGTGCCAGCCCCGGGTGTTGCCACTTTGTTCTGCAAAGACAAAAACCTGTGGCTCATTGACAGTGACGGCAATGTTATCAAGGTCAGCCGTGGCGATCTCGGAACATTGGCTGTTCAAGACAGCGACAACGTGAGCATAACAGGCGGCAGCATCGACCTGAGCGGAGGTACATTGGTACTCGGGCCGGGGCAAATTGCCTGGGCGTGGGTTGCAAAGACCGGTTCTTCACTGTCAGACCTTGCCGATGTCCGTCACTCGCTTCTGAGTGATGACGAGCCCGAAAAGCATAGAGTAATCGACGATAGCGCAACGTCGCCCATCAAGCTCTGGAGTTCGCAGAAGATCGCGGCCATGATCTCGGGCATGGGGTCACTGGCCTACGTTGTCGGAAAGGATACGGGCGATCCATATTCGAGTATTCAGGCAGCCATTACCCAGGCTGTGACCGATGGTGCCTCGATGACGACTCCTGCCACGGTGCTCGTAAAGCCGGGAGCGTATACGGAGAATGTATCGCTAGCACCTGGCGTTGCTGTCGTTGCAGTCGCCCAGGGCAGTCGCGGTATGACCTTACTCCAAGGCCAGCTGGAATTCTCGGCGGCTTCTGCAGGCACGCTTGAGGAAAACACCGCGTCCTGGTGTGGTATCGACGTTGATGCGGGCAGTGCTGGATATGCTTTGGATTTCAAAGGGCCGCATACGCAGAGGCTGCTGATTTCCGAAAGTGCGATGAGGAACAGTAGTGCGCAAGCCTGCTGCCATGTCGCCAACTTCGGTGGCGGTAGCGTACTGCTAGGCACAAATGTTGAGTTCACCAATGCCGGTGCGGGTGAGGCCGTAGATATCGCCGTTGGTGCTGCTGACTTCACAAACGTGAAGAGTTTGGCAGCTTCGGCTGCCGGTGTTGCTGTAAGAGTGCGCAATGCTTCGACGTTGAGAACGTTTTATCACCGAGCGCTGGGTCAGGTTGTGTTCTCCGATACATCCGGAGGCCTCCTGGCGCACGAGCAGATAGATGCGGGAACGAATGCTGCTATTAAGATGGATAGCAGCGGAAGTGTCAAGGTAGTACTGCCGATAAATCTCGGGACCGGTTCGCTAGTAGGAGGGGCCAATCCGCAGAATGTGTCTTATTCTCCGGATGCTTCCGAGATCCCTTACGACAATGTTGTGTCGAAGTTGGTCGGTACAAACGTCCAGGCGGCTATCGACGAGATTGCTGCCGGTAACGTGCCGATTATCGGCCAGCTTGAGCTAGACTTCTTTGAAGGCGACAATCCTCCGTATATTGCCGATATTGACGTATTCGGTTTCAAAGACGGAGCTGGATTCCCGAACGGCGCCGACACGGAAGTCTTGTTCAAGCTGCAACCAAATGCTCTCAGGATTGCCAAAGGGGTTACTGTTGACCTTGTGTACGCGCTCAGCGCAAGTGACCCTGGCAAGAACATCCGGTTGAGGCTGGACTACGTCGTGCATAACGATGGCGAATCGTACTCTGCCGGGACGCCCTACGGCCAGACGTTCGACCTGCCAACAAGTACGGCTGCTAATGAGCTGGCGCGAGTGACCGCTTTTACAATCCCTGAGGGACATGTGAGTAGTAACACTGTGGAAGTCGAGTGCAAGCTGTCTCGCCTCGGCACTGATGTGAATGATAGCTACTCAGGTGATTTTGGGCTTAAACACGTTGTGGTGAATAGCTAGGAGGAACGTAAATGAGCTTTCGTGAACGCTTGAACGGCTCGCGGATTGACAGTGTCGGTGTTCAGACGAGCGCTGTTGATTCTCGAATTGTCGTACAGAGTAGTGCTGTTTCATCTGTTGATTCCAAAGTCGATAGTGTAGGGGTTGACGCTTCACAGGCGGATTCGCGGTTGGTCGTGCAAAGCACGGCGGTTTCGACCGTTGACTCGCGTGTGGTGGTTGTTGATTCGAAGGTAGATTCTGTTGGCACTGGTGTCTCGTCTGCACACAGTACCACGGACAGCAAGATCGACAGCTTGGCCGTTGATGTCGGGAATAACTCGACAACGAACTCCAAGGTTGACAGCGTTGGCACACAAGTAAGCACTGTCGACTCGAAGATCGACGTTCAGAGTACGGCTGTCAGCACGGTTGATTCAAAGGTTGACAGCGTAGGCACGCAGACCGGCAGCGTTGGTACTCAGGTCAGCACTGTCGATTCCAAGACAGACAGTGTCGGCACCCAGGTCAGCACCGTTGATTCTAGGATTGTGGTGCAGAGTACGGCTGTGAGCACGGTCGATTCTAAGGTTGACAGTGTTGGTGGCCAGGTGTCGACCGTGGACAGCAAGGCTGATGTTCACAGCGCGGCTATGAGTACACTGCAGGGTTCGGTGGACGCCATCGCCAACAACGTTACGGCAAGGGTGGTCATTCCGTCCGTGTTGGTTGCTCCGGACAGTGGCAGCGACACTATCAGGGTCCATTTCCGTCTGTACGATAGCACCGGTAATCTTGAGGATCCGGACTCGAACAGCGTGACTCTCGATGTCTATGAGCCGGATGCTACCACGAAGAAAGTAAATGCGGCGGCCATGACCCGTGATGGCGTCGGTCAATACCACTACGACGTGAGTTTCGCGTCGACCGACCCGATGGGCGAGTACCTCTTCGAGTGTTCCTACACCGAGGATTCGAATGCGTCTATTCAGTCTCGGTACATGACCTATGTCGACACCGATCCTGATACTGGCAGCAGGATTGACAGTGTTGGCACTCAGGTCAGCACCGTGGAATCCAAGGTTGACAGCGTTGGCACTCAGGTCAGCACTGTCGATTCTCGGGTTGTTGTCCAGAGCACCGCAGTCAGCACTGTTGACTCCAAGGTCGACAGCGTTGGCACCCAGACTGGCAGTGTCGGTACCCAGGTCAGCACTGTTGATTCGCGCTTGGTCGTGCAGAGCACGGCGGTCAGCACGGTCGATTCCAAGGTGGACAGTGTCGGTACGCAGGTCTCCGCGGTCGACAGCAAGACCGATTCGCTGGGTGTGCAGAATAGCACCATTGACAGCAAGATCGACAGCCTGGCGAACAGTGGTACCAGCGGCGACTCTGTAACGCAGTCTAAGGTTGATAGCGTCGGTCTGCAAGTCAGCACCGTTGACTCGAAGACCGACAGCGTCGGTACGCAGGTGGACAGCGTTGGTACCGATGTCAGCACTGTCGACTCGCGTCTGGTCGTGCAGAGTTCGGCCGTGAGTACTGTGGATTCCAAGGTGGATAGCGTCGGCAGCGAAGTTTCTACTTCGCACAGTACAACCGATTCGCGCGTTGATTCTGTTGGTACACAGGTGTCCACTGCCCATAGCACCACCGATAGCAAGATCGACAGTCTGGCAAACGCTGCCGGTTTGTCCGTGGCGCGCGCTGAGTTCACCGCCTACGTATTCACGAACAATAGCGCGGCTTTGGCCGATGGTGGCAACGATGACACCGAAGGTAGCGCCCTCACGACTCAGAGCACTTCGTGGGCCGTGCTCGCCAGCATTACTGTCAACGCTCCGGAGAGCAATACCAAGACCGTCGAGGACTGCGAGTTCGACCTCGGTTGGAGTGGCCAGATGGACGCCAATACCGGCAGTTCCAAGTGGGCGGTCATCGCTGGCTCCACAGCTACACTTACCGGTGCCACCGACATTCCTGGTACCACGGTCTCCGAGGGGACGACCAAGACGACAAGGTGGCGCTCCGGTCAGTACGTCGACAGCACGCAGATGGCGAGCCTGCCATTCACAGTCATGCTTTGCGGGCAGGTCGGCAACGCCTCTGACACCCTGACCCTGCGCGGGCTGCTTGGTAGCACGATTTCCGTTTCGTACAAGTTGTCCTGAGCAGATTGCGGCCGTTAGTGGGGGCCGCGCTTAGCGGCCCCCACACTTGACGGAACACACATGGATTTCGCCTTTGACTTCGCTGTTGTCGGACAGACGAGCGCGCGTCAGAAGCTGATGACGTGCAGGTTCATACGCGAGAGCCAAGACCGTGTAATAGCAATGGATTCCTTCAATGCCCAGCAAAAGAAGCTGGAGGAACGTGCAGAGAAGCTGGTTATTTTCAAGCCGTCGTTGACAGGCGATGGGGGGCTTGAAGGGATGCCCGTTGAGTGGCCTGTTGGCCGTGTGCTACTGGAGGGAAATGATTTTCGTGTCGGTACATTCCCTGTGAGGAAAACTAATGCTTAAAATTGCGCACTTCGTTCAAGTGGCGCCATCCCGAAGCGGCCTCTACGAGACAACAAGAGAGGTCGCATGGGCGCAAAATAAATACCTGAAGTGGGATGCCAGGTTGGTCGACGTGACCGGGATTGTGACAGGATCCGGCAATCCAGTGATGGATACAGAGGATCGCGGTGTTCCCATAGACAGCATGAAATGGGCCGGCAAGGCAGACGTACATATTCTACATACTGGTATCCCGACGAAGGTTGAGGGGACAAGACCCACATTCTACTTCGCGCATGGACTTCCGGAATACATATTCTATTCGCAGATGATGATAGAAGTCTCGACGGATCCAGCGGTCAGGAAGGAGCGGGCAGAGAGAACACCTTTCGGTGGTCCTTGGTCTTTGGTGGCAACTGTCGGAAAACAAAAATGGATGAAGGGAGCTATCACGTTATGGGAGAGACACGTTCCGTTTTTGGAGCCGTACTTCCATGGCGTCGTGCTGGCCAACCATTTCTGTGACCTGGCAAAGTTCGTTCCGAACGGCGAGAAGACCAAGTACCTGAAACCGGCTGATTCTGGCGGCATGAACATCACCTTCGCGGATCATTGGAGATACACGGCCTTCAAGGATCCATTCCAGATATTGCATGGCGCACGGAAATTCTGCAGAGAGACCGGCTCACGTATACATCTGTATGCTGTTCCGAAGGACGAAATTACTGATTTGCGGCATCCGTGGAACTCAATTTTACACGGGGTGAGTGACGAGCTGAGACATACCATTGGAGACCTCCATACGGTACACGGGGATATCGCCTCTGTGCATCGCACCGCAGACCTACTAATCACGCCGTCCTGCGACGATACCAGGACTGTGCTTGAGGCGGCTGCCTGCGGTTGCCCTGTTCTAGCTAGACATGGTGCGCGCGGCGCACTTTTTCACTGCCGCATGGAGGACCCATACGAAGTTGACGCTGCCCTCAGGAACATCTACGCGGCCTGGAAGGACGAGCGCAAGAGACAAGAGATGCGGAAAGAGTCTAGGCGATTGGCTGAGGGGTTCAAGATCGAAGATGCGGTGAAAAAGATGGAAGAAGGCATGGCGAGGTTGCTCTGATGTCTGACTTTGACATCACATCTGATACTACTGTCGACGCATTCTTGGCGTCTACCCTTTACGACAATTCGCCGAGTACGCACGACCGCATATTCGTGTCTGAAGGTGCGACGCTGCGCCAAACGGACAGCGAGATAGAGACGGTTCTGTATACTGCTGCCTTGACGCTTGGAGAAAACTCCACGGGAACGGCGCTTGTCAAGGACGGGAACCTTGAGATTACAAAACAGGATTTTGAGCTTTACATCAGCTATGTACCGGTTGTCTGGCAGGATGCTCTAGCGCCGGCGATTCCCAGGATGACGACAATTTCTGCTGTTCAGGAGACGGCCGTATCACGAGGTCAGACGCTTATCACGGTTCGCTGGGATACTGTGACTCTGAATGAACAGATGGGTGATTACCTTGGTCAGGCATCTGGTACGTATCAGACGCTGGTGGCGCGCAACAACCATCTTGAGAGCGAGTCGGAGACGGTGTTCGAGATTACTGGCTACGATCCATTTGGCGGAGATACCACGCTTGTACGTCCTTTCAGCAGGACACAAGATCTGATCGAGGTTGCTGACTCGAACGGATTTCACGTGGGTCAGATTGTCGAAGTTGCCGACGGGGCAAGGAAAGCGTACTATCGTCTGCTCAGCGAGGGGGTAAGCGAGCTGCGGTTGGAAACCCGTTGTAATTTCCGGGACGAGTTTCCTGCTGGTTCTACCGTCAAGACGGTTTCGGTGAACCAAAAGACACGGGACGTCGACTATTCAGTCGATTATACGGCCGGCAAGTTGACGCTGGAAAACGGCGCATTCGCTGCAGGCAGTGATGTGTTTGTCATCTACGGTGTGCTTCTGAGCGATTTGCATCACTATGAGCTGTACCGCGTCTCTGGTGACCACCCGGTTACTCCAACCGAAGGGCACTCAAGGGTCACTTTGGACGCGGTTACACATCATGCTGGCTACAAAGCGGTGTCCAGAGACATTTCTCCCACAGCCACGTCAATCACCGAGCTTATGCCACCATCTGCCAATGGTGAGAGCTGGACGTTCTACTTGTTCGCTGTCGACGACGAGTCGCCGGAGAATTCCTCCTTTGCTGCGAGCGTGATGCTGGAGACGATACCTTCTGTTCCTCAGGAGCCGCAGGTGGCGCTTGGGGACCGTAAGGTCTACCTCAGCTGGAGCGGATTCCCAGCCAGCAGCGACCTAAACACGGACGGGTACAACGTCTATAGATGCGATGGTGCTGACTTTGACCCAAGTCGATGTGTCAAAGTGAATTCGGTGCTGATTGACAAGGCTACCCCGTTTTTTGATGATAGCGCTGACAACACTACGAACCGGAGGTCAGACTTGGAGGTGCCAATTCCCCAAAACGGTCAGGTTTATACTTACAGGATAGAGGCAGAGGATACCGATACGTCCTGGGATGTTGGTACGCGCAATGAAGACGTGGAAGGTCCGGCGAACCTTGTGGCGGTGAGGAATCTATGAAGTCACGAACCACTGTAAGATATACCTGTGAGGTCTGTCAGCGTACCTTCGCGATAAATGCCGAGGTAAAGACTCTGGCCATGCGTTGCCCGCTTTGTGGCGGGAAAGGTGTGGAGATGACCGGTCGCGTTGCCCCAGCGTCCGTTTCCGAGAGTCGAATCGGCAGGCAAGCGGAAGTCAGATGGAGGTGTCGTGCGTGTGGTGAAGTGTTTGTCCCTGGCTCAGAGGAGCTTACGCCGTCTTGTCCTAAGTGCCGGGCCTTGGGCGCGATCGCAATGACTCCAGCAGTATTTGCAATTTCCAAGGGAAGAGTTCCAGAAGGGAAAAAGGAAAAGTACCGGCGCCGGTCTTGGAAGCTGCTTGGCCAGCTCGAAGAAAGCACAAACACAGTGCTGGCCTTCGCAAAGATGCTTGGCATTGACGATAATGAGGTCGCAGAAGCGCGTCAAGTCTTGCAAAGACTTAACGACATCGCGCGTGAGCACAGAGAAAAAGTGTTGAGGGAATGGCGTGGCCCAGCTGCGTAGTCGCAGAAGTATAGACAGAATAGCTGTTCCATCTGGTGACCGCGGACTTCGCAGTCGTCGGACGGACAGCGTTCCCGGGCAGCCGCTAGGTCCGACGGAACTGCCGTTTTGCGTGCGTCGAGGATACGAGGGTCCACAGATTGTCATTAACTGGAACTTGCCGCCGGTGAGTCCTGACAGGATTTGCCTCGTCCGCAAGTGGGGTGAATGGCCGCGCAACATCCAGGACGGCCTTATCCTTGTAGACGAGGAACGTCCGTTCTCTACATTCAGTTACGCCGACATGGACTGCGAGGCATACCAGGTTTATTACTACTGCTTGTTCGCGCGTCGTGCGGCTGACGGTGTGTGGGTGCTCGACAATAAGTACAAGGGCAAGGCTTTCGCGATCCCGACTGGTTACTTCGAGCACAAGATGTGGCGGCTCTTGCCCAATGTCTACCATGAACAGGATGGCGCCTGATGGCTTTCGAGGACCTGACCAGTCTGGTACCAGTGGCAGCGTCTGACGGCGAGGTGTTTAATCCGGCCGAGGACGGCTCGGTCAAGTACGGGCAGTTGCGACGGTTCCTGAAGATTTTTGGGCCGAAGTTCGACGAAATAAAGGGTCTGCTCGATGCGATGCCGGTGATGATCGACGTCGATCAGACCGATGCCGATTTTCTGCCGCTGATGGCGGCACTTGTCGGAGTCCAGTTCAACCAAGAGCTGCCTATTTCTCAGCAGAGAGAGGAGATCAAGGGCGCAGTCCAGTGGTACAAGCGCAAAGGCACCGTTGTCGGGTGCAGGATACATGGGTATCGCATATCTCGCCTGCAGACGGACATTGTCGAGTTCTGGAAGAACATCAAGACATCTTCGCGCCAGTATTCCGTTTCTGCCGACAACCAAGGTACGGCGGCTACCGTTTTTAGGCTTCCCGGGGACCAGACAGCGTTCTCCTACGATTACGCTTGGCAGGACACGCTCAGAAGGGGTGCAGAATACACGTCCGGTAGTGTCGTGGGTCATGAGGCCTGGCGCGCGCTGGATAACCGCGAGGACACGTCTTGGGTTGCCGATACTGTTTCTCCTGCTTGGTGGGCTTATCATTGGCACGAGCCTATCGTTCCGACGCTCATACGGTTGCGCAGTGGGTGGGGGTTGGACAGATGGAAGCTGCAGTGGTTCGACGGTAGCAACTGGGTCGACGCTGGCGACTACCGCTATGGCGACACCAAGAGTCTCACGCAGTTCCTCATAGAGGCCGATGGCAACGACCAGACGATTTACATGCGCTATGTACCCGTGTCGCCAATTCCTGCTGCCGAAGTCTACGAAGTAACTGGCTACCAGGCTGTAGACACCGAGCTTGCCAAGACTCTTGAGTTCGGCGACACGCAGGCGACGCTTTCAGATGCCGGGGGGCTTTCCAAGGACGACTGGATCGAGATCAGCGGTCAGGGCGTGACGGCGTACTTCCAGGTGAAAGAGGTAGAGGGTAATATCGTTACCTTCACTACCCCGGTGGGCGAGCCGCACGGCATTCCCATTCTCTCACGTGTCCGTCAGGTCAGTACTGACCTAAAGACCGCCGGAACGGATTATGTCTTGGACGAGTGGCAGGGCCAGATGCGACTTCTCGCCGGTAAGTTCGCGAGCGGGAACAACATCTTTATCCAGGCTACGTCGCTTGCGGATAAAGGAACAATCGGTGTCTGGAGAGATTTCGAGATAGAGACAGACGGGTTGGAACCGCACACGGATTGGCGTATCCTGGTCGAGTCGACATGGCTTGGAAATCCGGAGATTGTCGGCATAGAAATTATGCCGGAGCAGTTCTACGGCACTTACTATCGTTGTGAGCGGCTTGGTTATTTCTTTACACTCGGGAACGATAGGCCGGGGTGTACGGGCACTATCATCTGCAACAAGCCACTTCTGAGAGAGACGGTAGAAAAGCTGTGCAGAACAATGCGGGAGGCGGTGCCTGCCTGTACGGTGCCCGTGATGACAGCGGTCGATTGCCATTATCCCGAGTACACGGATTTCCCAAAGAATGGGGAAGATAGCGCCAAGACCGAGATTTGGACAACACATACTGAAATCTATGATGTGAAGGGGGAGTGGGCGGACGTATTCCTAATCTCGGCGGACGACGAGGGCGCCTGTGGGATGCGGTCGGGCGCACCGATACAAGGTGCCTTGGGCTATTACCTGAGTCTCTTCGACCTCTCCAAGAGAGTGATCGACTTCTGGCAGGATCTTGTTACGGACAGGCTGCTGACATCCAATATCGTGATTGAGGGAAGTCCACCTATTACTACCGTGGACGGCCACTACTACATAAGTGCCTATGTTAGGCCCTAATGGAGGGAAATATGAGACGCAGACTTGAGCAAATGCAGGCCGGTGGCCAGGCGAAGCGCGAGATTGCAGATGCTCGCATGTGCCGCGGTATCTGGTACGACGAGGTGTGGAAGCGGACGGAGGACGGTTCCGAAGCCCTTGTCGAGAAAACCAAGAAGAACCACAACATCATTGTCCAGCCCTTTACTGTTCTAGTTGCCGGGTTACTTGCCGGTGATCCTTCTTTCCTTGGCGGAATTTTGTTTCACGCTATTGGCGTCGGTGACAGTGCCTGGGATACTTCTGGCATTCCTGACCCATCCAAATTTGCGACCACTCTGCAGAGCGAAGTGAGTCGATTGCAGCCGGACGGGATTTCTTACCTGAAGTGGGGCCAGGGCAAGGCGCAGAGCGGTACGTCGTCGACTATCGTGGACCCTTCGCGTGTGGACGGCTGCGGTTTGGTTGGGAGATTCGAGCCGGACGGTTTCTTCGATGGGATGACTGTAGAAATCACTGCTGGTACGAATGCCGGGGAGAGTCGCGTGGTTTCGAGCTATGTTCAGGAGACCGGTGAAATTACTGTAGCGACACCCTTCTCGGCCCCTGTCGATTCTACTACCGAATACGAGTTCGTTCCCGAAGTCTCTATAGATCCAACAAACGTCATCGAGATACGCACGACATGGGATTACGGGAATCCGTCCGATCCCTTTAATTTCAAGTATATTCGGGAGCAGGGGCTATTTGGCGGCACAGCAACAGCCACTACTGATAGCGGGCTGATGGTGGACCTGATTCACCACAATCGTATCTGGAAGGATCCCACGATAAAGATCGTGCGCTTCATTGATATTGTGCTTCGCGTGTAAAGCGGTCCCGTTGTTGATTCGCGTGCCTGCTATCAATATACTATCAGTAGGCGCGCCCTGGTAGGTTTGCGCTTTGGCGACTGTAGCGTTCGCCTGTTCAAGGAGAGAGCCGGATGGGTGCCTCGCACGGCAATTATAGTCGGTTGATGTTCAACGAGCAGCTTCGGTATGTCATGCGCCGCGTACAACAGGGCATCCCCTGGGTGGACGCGGATGACAACGACGCTCAAGAGTCACACTATACACTGATGCGCCGAATCGAGCAGCTGCTTGGTGACGGCGCGGTTAAGGACGGATTCAAGTGCGTCGGCGTCGGCCTGGATAATGATTTTCACATTCTTGGTGGAGATGGAACAGCGGATGGTGCCGGGAGGTTCTTCTTGTCCGGCCATCGCTGCCTTTTGTACGGGGCAACAAGCTACAAGAACGACGGTGCTTCCGAGGACGGAAAGTCCCTGCATCCGAGAATTACGGCTATCAGCTACCAGTCCGGGCCGAATCAAACGATTCTGAGTGACAGCGCGGCGAACTGGGACACCAACGAGCACGTCGGGAAGTTTGTTACGCCGGATATCACCCAGCCGGGTTCGACGTTCCAAGTCGTCAGTAATACGCAGACGGAGATGGTCCTCGATGGCGACGCTACCACTGTGGCCCAGGTTGGGGACCACTATCGCATCGAGCTGCTGACGCCGTCCGGGAGCAACCGGGTAGATGGCGTGTTCCTGAACGTCTATCTGGACGAGATTGACTGCGAGGACGATCCAAACCTCCGGCACAATCTGTCTACTCAGGTATGCGCCCAGCTGCGCATGAAGCTGGTGCAGAACATCTACATCAAAGAGGGTTCAGAGCACTTTCCTGACTACGTCGACAGCGATGGCAACCAGCACTACACCTTCCAGATAGCTAGGATCCGCCGCTATGACGGGCAAGATCCTATCAATCCGCCTGATATCGACGATTTGCGGCCTATCCTTAGCGACGGGTTGACCTACCTGCCGGATATCTTGGCGAGGACCGGAAATCTACAACCGGTTCCGAGCGATCCTCTTGCTGATACCATCGACATCAAACCGGGTGTTTGGACGGTCTCTGACAGGTCTGCGATAAAGCAACTCTCTACTAGGACAACATCTGGAAGTTTCGGGCCTGTATCCACTTCTGGCAATGTCCGCTACGATCTGGTCAGCATCGACGACGGCGGCAACATCGCTATCAAGACCGGCTCTGAGGTTGCTGGCCCGGGAGACCCCTACGTCAACGCGCCTTCGCCCGATGGCGACAAGTTGGCTTTGGCCATTATTCGTGTCAACGAGACAGGCGGTGTCCAGATCGATGCCGAGGACATTACCGACGTCCGCGAGTTCTTGAATATCGGCATGGCAGCCAATGCGTTGCAGAACTATTTCTCTGCCCTTTGGCTGCGTCCGCACGCCCAGGCCAGTCCCGACAACAGCATTCGGATCGAGAGCGGTCGTTACGTCAAGTCCGACCGCTCCGGCTACGCAGAGTTGGCTTCGGCTGCGTCTGTTGGGCCTTTCTCGGCAGTGACAGCAGCTGGACACACGCGCTACGACCTGGTTCAAATTAGTGATTCGGCGATTCTATCTATCAAACAGGGAAGCGAAGTCGTCGGTGCAGGAAACCCGTTTACAAACGCTCCGGCGCCTGACGAAGACAAGCTCGGGATTGCGATTGTCCGTGTCAACGAGACCGTCAATCCGGTTATCGAAGCTGCCGACGTGACCGATGTTCGGGAGTACTTCGGTGTTGGTGGCACCGGCGAGATGGTCAAGGTTACCTCCAGCGATACCACGAAGGGCTACCTGCAACAGAAGATCGTTGCAGGCAGCAACGTTTCGTTGAGCGTGCTCAACTCTGGTGGTGACGAAAAGCTGCAAATATCGGCCAGTGGTGGCGGTGGTGGCGGTTCAATTACCTTGGCGAAGGACGAATTCACAGCTACGGCCGGGCAAACCACTTTCGGACTCTCCTTTACCCCAACAGATGACACGACACTCGTATTCTCCGGGAACATCCTCATGCACTACGGTGCCAGTGAGGACTACACTTTTTCCGGGACGAATATCGTGTTTACTTCCGGGAGAGCGGCTGGGGAGCAGATTACTGTACTCCAGCTGGCTCCTGGTGCTGTCGGTGCAATCGTCGACGAGCGGCAGGTTGCTGCCGCTGGTCAGACCGTATTCAACATCACAGCCTTTACCTATAACCTGGGAGACAACAGTCTCTGGGTCTTTGTCAACGGTAACCGGCAGACTGTCACGGTCGATTACACTGAAACGAACACGAGCACTGTCACCTTCTCGACACCGATGAGCGGCGGTGAGGAAGTTCTGTTCCTGAAGATGGTCGTCGGTGCCGGCGGTGGGGGTGGCGGGGGTGGACTTACCTGGCAGATCATATCCTCCAGTACTACTGCGGCGCCGAGCAACGGGTACGCGATAGATGCGTCCGGTGGTTCCGTGACACTGACACTGCCTGGGTCGCCGAATCTTTACGACCAGGTCGGATTTGTCGATCACACGGGCTCAGCGACCACAAACACGATCACAATCAACCCCAATGGCGGGCGCATCCGCGGTCAGACCGGCAACCTGATTGTCGACAGGAACTACTCTGGCGGCACGTTGCTTTATGTCGGCGGCAGTCATGGCTGGGTGCTAATCAACGAAACGGCCCAGAGCGGCTTGGTGCCACGAGGGGTCGAACACGTTGAGCTGACTGAATTCCACGCAGATCCCACGAACCCTGCATCTGATGTCACGCTCTGGGGGTTGGAGCGAGCTGTCAGATTCGGCAATTCTGTGGATACCGCGACTTTGGTGGCTTTCGAGAAGCCGAGCGACTGGTCCGGCAAGGACATCAAGCTCGATATCCGATATGCTGTGCCTACAAACGGCGGCGCTTCGCAGCAGGTTAGCTTGAACCTGGAATACTGGAAACTGACGGACGGCGTAAAGCCAAACAAAGCTTCTCCTGACGGGACAGCGGAAGAAGAGATTGACGTGTCTTCGGCTGTGGCTGATACTTCTTACCATCTGGCGGCAAACAATCTTGTTATACCGGCAGCAGATGTGCAGTCAGGTGAGTGCCGTTATCTGTTGCGGATCTGGCGCGATGTAAACGGGGTGACAACGAACTACCCCGCCGGGTTTGACCTGATAAGTGTCTTGGCTCATACATAAGGAAGCGTGATGCCACTTCTGTTTCCAAGACAGACATTGAGCGGCGGTAACCTCGTAGCCGCGACCATTCAGAACCTGCGCGTTTCGATGACGGGGCCTTCCTCTGTGGCGATTCGCGCGGGTAGCAGCATCGGTCTCTCGACGGGACGCGCTGTGGTTACCTTGTCGTCGGACTTGACTGCAGACCCAACGGTTTCCGGACCTGGTGGCTTGGACCAGGGCACTGAGGCAGCAAGCACTTGGTACTATATCTACCTGATTTACGACTATCAGGCTCAGAGCGCAGCAGCACTTCTCAGCGCCAATTCGAGCGCGCCGGTGGTCCCCCCGCCGTTTACGGACGCTCGTCTTGTGGGGGCTGTGTATAATGATGCTTCCTCGAACTTTGTTGCCTTTGAACAGATGAATGCGCGGGTAAGCACACTGCCACAGGTCATTCTGGCAAATATGTCGATTCCTCCCGCTGGTGCTCCTGCTACAGCCGCTCTCAATCCTGGACTTCCAGTGCCCGTTACAAGTTACTACTCACTGAAGGTTTTGATTGAGGATGTGGCGCCGGATTCTTCTGACGATGTAGGTGTCCGACTTTCGGCGAGTGCGAACGGCATAGGTACGGTGGACGTAATGACGGAGATCGGCGGTCTCGGATCTGCCGTTGGTCCGCACGTGAAGAGACTGGCTGGATACGTCGAGTTGCCGAATATCGACGGCAACGTTTACTTCCAGGCCAATACAGCCGACAATGATACTCTCAGCCTGGAAGTCGTTGGATTCCAGTTGATGCTGTAATCGCGAAAAGGAAAACGCGACATGGATTCCAGAGTTCATCCACTACGCCTCGCTCTTGTTGCGGATTATTTCGTCAGGCCGCAGCCCACGGCTAATGCGACGGTGATTGTCTCGCCCGGAAAGCATGTCAAGAGCGACGGGTCCGGCTTTGTTGAAATCACGAGTCCTACAACCAGTCCGGCTTTTGCGGCAGTTTCTGGTGCTGGCAAGGAGCGATATGACCTGTTGGTTGTCGACGACAGCGGCAATTTGGCGGTTGCCCAGGGAAGCGAAGTTACGGCTGGCTCCGGAAGTCCTTTTGCCAATGCTCCGGCTTTTCCCTCCGACAAGCTGGCGATAGCTATTATCAAGATAGATGAATCCGCTTCGGTCGTCATTGATGCAGCTGACATTACGGATGCGCGTGAGTTCCTAAGCAAAGGTGGCGGCGGTGGAGGAGGGAGTACTACCACGCCGTCCGTGCTTGTATCTGAAAAGCAAGTGATGACTGCCGGCCAGACCGTTGTAACTCTGGCCAGCATCAGCTATGACACTGGTCACGCGATTATCGTGACGAAGAACGGCCAGGTCCTCAATCAGGACGAGTACACGAAGACCAGTTCAAGCGTTGTGACCCTTGCAGAGCCTGCAGCTTCTGGGGAGGTCATCGAAGTCTACGCCCTGAAAGGTGTCTCGGACGTTGCCGTTGATTACCAGTTGTTTCAGAACATGGCCGTTGGAACCACCGTGCTGAACCTCTCCTTCTCGTATGTTCAGGGTATCCACCAGATTGAGGTGCGGCGCAACGGAAATGTTCAGATTGCCACGCAGGATTACACTGAGACCAGTACGAACAGTATTACGCTCACAAACGCGATCACGAGTACAAGTGAGAAGATAGAGGTCATCAAGTTCCAGGCGGTGACGGGGTCAGCTTCCGGTGGCGGAGACCCGAATATCATAGCTGGTTTTACTCAGGACCTGGAGATACGTTGTGATAACAACAACCAAGTGGTCATAAAGTCTGGGTCAAAGGTTGGCCTCGATGACGGAAGTCAAGTCGTTAACCTGAGTTCCGATATCACGGTCGATATCACGACTTCTGGTGCAAATGGTCTCGATACAGGTTCCGAGGCTGCGAATACCTGGTACTACATCTACCTGATTTGGGATGGCAGCAATGCAGCAGGTCTGCTGTCTACCTCTTACACATCGCCGACGTTGCCTGCCGGCTACACGGCTAAGCGGCTGCTTGGTGCGGTGCGCAACAATGGAGGTAGTAATTTCGTTTGGTTCCGGCAGATAAATCGGGATGTTCAGATTCAGACACAGCTTCTTGCTTCAAGTGTCAACGCTACGTCTTACACCTCTGTGGCTGTAAGCCCTGCCGCGCCGGTCTGGATTACATCGCAGATTCACTTGTGGGGCTGGAGTCGCATTCCGACTGGTAATACCTCGACGGGAACTGCTCTCTATTTGTCTGCCGACTCTGCAGGAAACTTTTATGCGGTTATTCAGCAGGGAGACGCCGTTACCTCTGGAAACTGGAGTATCAAGGCAAGCGTTCCGCCTCTTACTCTCAGAGGCTCTGTCTTTTATTTCAGGTGCGGCGACAGCTATGATCGTGCGGATATCTACTGCATGGGATACAAGTTAAGCATTTGACCTGGGACGAATCTGACAGGCTGAACAAGGAACAAAGCGATGAGCCTTAATCTGAGTGAGTATTTCGGTGGCTTTGCCGGCGTGGGCTACTTCCTGAAGGAGGAGTTCACAGCCAGTGCCAATCAGACGACGTTTACCTTGTCGAACATCAGTCCCAATGAGAGTAACACGCTTGTGTTCTACGGCAAGGTGCTGCAGTACAGTCCCGCTGACTACTCGTTTAGCGGCAATGACGTGGTATTCACAAGTGGTTGTGCGGCCGGACAAAAAGTCACCGTGATACAGGGACTGTCTGGTGCGGGGCCGAGCAGTGCCGGGACCTGCATGGAGCGCGACGACTTTGTCGCAACCGCCAATCAGACTACTTTTACCTGTTCACACTGTGCTCCGCCGAATCGCGGGAACACAATTGTCATGAGCGGTGGAGTGCTTATGACGTATACCGCGGATTACGTGTTTTCCGGCAATGATGTCGTGTTCAATACCGGCCGTACCAGCGGGACAAAGGTCTCGGTGATGAAGTTTATCTGCGGCACCGATAGCATCGGTGAGGCCGTAATGGTGAGCGAACGCCAGGTGGCCACCGCAAATCAAACTGTTTTCACGCTCAACGAAATCACATACAACCCCCGTTATGCAATCTTCGTGGTGCGTAACGGGCAGATTCTCGACAACAGCCTCTACACCAAAACAAACAGCACAACTGTGACTTTGGCGAATGGAGCCTTGGCAGGCGATGTCTTTGAGTTTTACACTGTTAAACCTGTTCCGACTGACCAGGGTCCGGCTTCAGTCGAGTGTCAGACAGCGAGCGTGGGACAGACTGTGTTCAACATATCTGGGTTTGCCTACACGCCCGGGAGCAACCGGCTTCTGGTGTTCGTCAACGGCAAAAAGGCGAGCCTTTCCGAGTACACGGAGACGAGCACCACCAGTGTGACTTTTAACAATGCCATGGTTGGCGGCGAGGAAGTTTGCTTCCATAAGATCTAGGAGGGCGGCGCATGTCGCGATTTGCACCTTACCAGGTTGACGCATTCATCACGAAGACGCTGATCCACAACCTGCATATTGAGTCTTCGTCCGCATCACAGGTGGTCATCAAAGCCGGGTCTGCTGTCGGCAGCGATGACGGAGCAGTGGTGATGTCACTTAGTTCAGACATTACGGTGGACATCACGAATAGTGGTGCCAATGGCCTGGACACTGGTTCTGAGACTGCCAATACCTGGTATTACATCTACCTTATCTGGAATAGCTCGGATGGTACCGTAGCTGGCTTGCTGTCAGCTTCTGCCACTGCTCCGGTCTTGCCCTCCGGTTATACGAAGAAAAGGCTGGTGGGAGCTGTGAGGAACAATTCCAGTAGCAGCTTTATACGCTTTACGCAGTACAACAACTACGTGACGCACAGCGATATAACTATTGCTTCTGGCGCGCTAACGTCCTGGACAACAATAAACCTTGCTAGTATCGCTCCGACGGATCTCTCTGTGAGCTTAAATATACGTGGTTATGTGGCTTTACCTGGCTCTGGGCACAATACAATTAGCATACAAGTAAGGAAAAACTCTTCAAGTCCAAGTTACGCTGTAGCATACTCAAATAGGCGTAGTGCTGATGCATACGCTCAAGCTGATTATGACATGACTAGCAACCTCATTTTTGGAAAAACGACGACTATTCAATATTATGTGAGTGATAATTACAATAACCCCAGTGCGACAATCTATTCGTATGGTTATATGCTTGATTTATAAAAATTTTATAGTGAAGGAGTCCCAACAATGTCCAACGAACTTTGGTGTCCGATTTACGACACCTCCACGAACGACGTGAAGGGCGCAGGCTTCTTCGCGGAGCCTGATCAGGTCAGTGCTGACTTGCCTGATGGACAGGCCCTTGGCCAGGGTCAGACGGGCGAGATCCCGAACGACCTCATCGCTGATGACGGAAGCAGCAACTACACCTACAACACGTCCACCAATACCGTTGAGCCAAAGTCGTGAAGGAGCGCTCCATGACCATCGACGAGTTCTACTCTGCTGTTGTACATCAGGATTTGATCGTGAAGCCGGGGCAGACCAGCTTGGCCTTTGGAAAGGCATATAACGAAACAGTCCAGTTCACACTGGAAATCTTAGGCTATCAAGTCGCATTGTAGCCGACGTGAACAGTTAGGAGCAATCACAATGGCACGTCTCGCATCCGATCAGGCTAATGCTTGGATAGTGAAGAGTGCTACCCGTGGCTTATGTACTGAGAGAGATTGCGCACTGAGGAATGGATAAGTGATCAGCCAAACCAATAATATCCGGTGAGGATCAAAAATGGCCGAGACAAAAATTCCAGCAGACCACATCAATTCCTGGCTTACAAAGACACTCATTCACAACCTACATATCGAGTGCTCGGCGGCCAGTCAGGTTGTGATCAAGGCGGGTTCCAGTGTAGGCGCTGATGACGGTTCAGTGGTGATGGAAGCGGGCGCGGACATTACCGTGGACATCACGAATTCCGGTGCTAACGGCCTAGATACCGGAAGTGAAGCTGCCAATACCTGGTACTACATCTATATGATCTGGAACCCTTCCACTGAGACGGTGGCAGGGCTTCTGTCAGCTTCCTCTACCGCTCCTACCTTGCCTTCCGGTTATACGAAGAAGAGGCTGGTGGGGGCAGTGCGCAACGATTCATCCTCGAATTTCCTGCAGTTTTTTCAGCGTGGAAAAGAGGTCAAAGGTGGTTTCGGTAACATCGTGAGTGGTTGGGCCTCAACTACACCGACTACCTTGTCTCTTTCTGCATCTGTACCTGAGAAGGCTGTTGGTTGCGTGGTGCACTTTCAGGTCTGGAGATATGCTAATCAAGGGATCAATTATCAGAACATTCGTGTACTGGATGATACCGGGACTATCATCCTTGCGACTCTGGCAACAGAAGACTATGACCAAACAAAAGCGCATGCCGATGTTTCGGACACGAAGACCATACTGAGGAATAGAACTATTAAGGCATACACAGCGTATGCACCGTCGTCCAAGGGGGCGGCGATCATTGATATTCGTGGTTTTACTCTGGACATTTGAGAACCAGACTCTGATGTCTTAACAAGGAGTTTCAGCAATGTCCAACGAACTTTGGTATCCAATCTATGACACCTCCACGAACGACGTGAAAGGCGCGGGTTTTTTCGCTGAGCCTGATCAGGTCAGTGCTGACCTACCCGACGGACAGGCCCTTGGCCAGGGTCAGGCGGGAGAGATTCCGAACGACCTCATCGCTGATGATGGAAGCAGCAACTACACCTACAACACGTCCACCAACACAGTGAATCCGAAGTCGTGATAAAGGTTAGTCTGCTGCGCACGATGCAAAAGGAAGGAAGGCAAAGATGGGTACGACCATTCCGCCCAGCCAAGTAAATGCGTACCTGGTCCGGCGCGTCATAGAGAGTCTGCGGGTCGAGTGTTCCGCGGCTTCCCAGGTGGTTATTAAGCAGGGGAGCGCCGTAGGCGCGGATGACGGCTCTGTCGTCATTACAGCTGGTTCCGATATTACTGTAGACATCACGAACAGCGGTGCAAACGGGCTGGATACTGGGAGTGAAGCGGCCAATACGTGGTACTACATCTGGCTGATATGGAACAGCACGACCTCCACAGCAGCCGGACTCTTCTCTGCCTCTTCGACCAATCCTACTCTGCCCTCTGGCTATGACAAGAAGCGTTTGATTGGCGCTGTAAGAAACAATTCCAGTAGCAATTTTATCGAGTTTCGCCAATTGGGGAAAAAAGTAGTATACGGTGCGGAGATTTCCCTTTTCACTTCAGACGTGGCTACGGTTTCTAATGGTGGAACTGCTATCAGTTATGCGTCAGCAGCCCCTTATCCGATTGTAACTGAACTGCAGTTGATGTCTTATCTCACTCCTGGTTCAAACTACGATCAACAAGTTTGGGTGAAGCATTTATCTTCAATTTGGCAACGATTTAGCTACGGGGACCGCTATTCAACTTTTGCGTTAACGCAAGCTATTCATAGAGATTTGGTTGTGGAACCCAACACGTGGGTGTTGACATTTGCTAAGCAATACTCAGATACAATCACTCTGGGCGTGCTCGTCCTCGGGTTCAGCTTAGACATCTAAATGTCCTGTGTTACAGGAGCAATCACAATGACTCAGTTAGCAGCAGATCAGGTTAACGCCTGGATAGCGAAGAACATCATCCGCAACTTGCACATCGAGTGCAGCAACAGCACTCAGGTTGTCATCAAGCAGGGCTCGGCAGTTGGCGCGGATGATGGCAGTATCGTGATGGAAGCAGGTGCGGACATCACTGTGGACATCACGAATTCTGGTGTCAATGGTCTGGACCAAGGCTCTGAAGCCTCGGATACCTGGTACTACATCTATATGATCTGGAATCCTTCCACTGAGACGGTGGCTGGTTTGCTCTCTGCGTCTTCAAGCAATCCTACTTTGCCCTCCGGTTATGACAAGAAGCGTCTGGTGGGAGCTGTGAGGAATGATGGGAGTAGCAACTTCAAGCATTTTCTCCAGCGAGGCAATTTAGTCACTGCATCAGAGACAGTTTTCAGCACAACCTGGCAAACTAATTCTTGGAGAACATATAGCTTATCTTCATTAGTGCCAGTTATGACAGCTTCGGTATATTATGACACCTATCAATATCCATCAAACGGAAGTGAGGCCAGTTGGGGTGTCTTTGCAGCTTCACCTGATCGAGATACATCAAGGATGACGCGCATAGGATCGGTAGATACTAGTACCTATTACGCCACAGATGGTTCCGATAGGCATTCTACTAAATATCTTTCTGTCCTAGTCCCTATCGTGAACCAAACATTACAAGTGTATCTACACTCTAGTGACACATTTACTCCAGCTAGGAATTGCCATGTTAGAGTTTCTGGTTACACCATAGACCTATAAAAAGGAGTCCTCTCATGTCCGATGCACTTTGGTATCCGATCTACGACACTTCTACGAACGACGTGAAAGGCGCGGGTTTTTTCGCTGAGCCCGATCAGGTCAGTGCTGACCTGCCTGATGGACAGGCGCTTGGCCAGGGTCAAGCGGGCGAGATCCCGAACGACCTCATCGCTGATGATGGAAGCAGCAACTACACCTACAACACCGCGAATAACACTGTCGTGAAGAAAGCGTAAAGCGTAGGCGGTAACTACTAAGTACTGTATCCAATCTGCGAGGGATTCAGCACGTGGGACTGATAGGACGCCTCACAGGCAGGAAGATAAGAGCCGGTTATGCTACTCCGGCGAACTATACGCCGACCCCGGCGGGGGCGGAGAGCACTACAAAGATATCCGCCCATCTCAAGGGCATAGACCAGGCCCTTGCCGGCAGTGGCGGTGGCGGGGGCATGTCGTGGCAAGTTATCACCGCGAATACCGCGGCTGTCACAGGGAATGGATACCTGATCGTTGCTTCTTCCAATGTCACCTTGACGCTGCCAGCGAGTCCGTCTGTGGGGGACAAGGTGGGAGTAAAGGATGCGGACCGCAAAGCGACGACCTACACGCTGACAGTCGCGCGCAACGGCTCCAACATCGAAGGTTCCGCTACAGACCTAGTTATTGACACTGACGGCAGTGGTTTTACCCTGGTCTACGTGAATGCGACTGTTGGGTGGGTCGTGGTGACGGAGATTGCTGGCCCCGGCTCTGGCCCAGGCCAGTATGTCAGCGGATACCAGGGCTGGGCGACCGAGGTCGAGGTCACCGCCGACACCGCGCTCACGACGAACGATCTGGGCAAGCTCTACCGCTACACGTCGAGCACGAGCGCCGACCGTACCCTGACGCTGCCGGCCGTGGGCAGCGGCGAGGACGGTCACGTCGTGTGGGTTCAGAACGAGTCGGCTCACGTGATTACGGTAACTCCTGGTGATTCGAGTCGAGTGTGGACATCTCCAAGTGGTCGCGGGATTGAACTTCTCCCGACGGCTTTGGTGTGTATTCGTTATGATCACAATAGAACCACTTGGGACGTGGTCAACAAGAGTGGCGGCTTGGTTCGTCAGGAAGATCTGCGATTGCTCTGCTCAAATAACGTCACCGTTTGGAAGGGCGGAGGCGTAAATTGGATACAATGTGTAGACGACACGGAGAGACATGCGCCAGTTGGGCAGAGTCAGTGGCAGATTAGCCGTGGCAGCTACATAGCACCGCCGAGAAGCTATGTGGCTGGTGCTGGCAATAGCGCTTACGTCGATATTTCGGACAGCCCTGATTGGGACGTGTTTGCCTCTACGAGTGGCATAGCAATAGTGGCGTTGTGGATTCGGCCCAGTAGACTGTCTACAACAGAAGTATTCTATTGTCATTATCAGGACTCCAACAACTACTGGATATTCTACAAGAATGCTAGCAATGCAGTCTGTCTTGACCTGAAAGGTGGCGGTTCATATCAGTTTCAAATTTCTGGCGGGTCAATTGGGTCAACTTCCAGCTGGTATCACATAACTTTCGCACGAGTCGGTAGCAACGTCGGTGTGTATCTCAACGGACAGCAGGTGGCTTACCAGCTGCTCGCAAGCACCTGGAACTTCTCCGGAAAGCTCTTCATAGGGCAGAATGGCGCGGGTGCTCACTTCTATGAGGGGTACATGCAGGACATGCTGATAAGCTACGCCAACTGCTATGGCGCGAACCCAAATAGCGGAAAGACCGATACTTTGTCTGATTGGAATCACGAATTCCAGGGAGTTATGCAGTGAGCCTGTTGAGCAACCTCTACGGTAGGTCCAGATTGGCCTGGGTTAAGGTTACGACGAACACTCAGGCTGTTAGCGGCTACGGATATCTGCTCGTTTCTTCCGCTGACCTTACGCTCACGCTTCCCTCCTCGCCGACAGAAGGCGACACAGTCGGTGTTGTCGACGCAAACAGGCGCGCAACGACTTACACGCTTACGGTCGCTAGGAATGGTTCGAATATCGAATGCCAGGCCCAGGACATGGTGATCGACCTGGATGGTAGTGGGTTCATCCTCGTCTATGTGGATAGCACTGTCGGGTGGAAAATTGTTACCGAGGTGAATACCAGTTCGGGAATTGCCAGTGCGCTTCTTTCTCCTGAACGACAGGTAGCAACCGCAAGCCAGACGGTTTTTAACCTGGCCACGCTCAGCTACGACACCAACCGGGGTATACTCGTTTTCAAGAACGGCCAGCTTTTGGACGAAAACGAGTATACAAAGACGGACGCTCGTACAATCACTCTAAACTCTGGTGCGCAGTCCGGCGACATTCTGGATTTCTACGTGGTGAAGGACACCGGGGGGACTAACGACTATCAGGGATGGTCGTACCAGAAAGATTTGACCGCGGATTACTCTGCCACTGTCTATGAAGACGGTTACCTGTTCAGATACACGAGGGCTACATCCGCTGGCAGGACTTTGACCCTGCCCGCTGCGACTTCCGCCGACGACGGTCTGACGATCTGGGTTCAGAACGAATCGGCGCAGGTGATCACCGTTGCGTTGTCCGATCCCGGTGCGCGCGTGTGGCTCTCTGGCCCGGGCTATGGGGTCGAGCTTGCTGAGCCGTCGCAGGTCTGTCTGCGTTACGATGCTGCACGCGGTACCTGGGACATCGTAAACAAAACGGGCGGACTTGTCAGACTGCAGGGTCTACGGATGTTGCTTTCCGGCGACGACTATCGCCTGTGGGATCCCGGGGCCAACTACGGTCACATCTATGACCTTTCTAAATCTGTCCACGTGGTTGGACAGAAGATGACGACCTACGCTGGGACCGTGAAGTTCAACGTAAAGTCGCTCGCTTTCAATGCGTCAAACAGCGAGTACGCCAACGCTGTGTTGGATCAGCCGTATTGGGATATGCTAGGCCGCGGCAAAGACCGGACGATGTTTTGCTGGGTCAACCTTACCAGTAACAGCATCGGCACCGGCAAGATATTCATAAGCCAGGTACAGGACAGCAGCAACAGATGGACGTTCTACAAAGACAGCAGCGACCAACTTGCCTTCTGGAATGTTGTTGGCGGTACAACTAAAATAAACATAGCTGGCGGGTCCATGGTCGCCGGCACGTGGTACCATGTGGCGTATGTGTACAAGGTGAGCACCGATACGATTGGCCTTTATCTGAACGGTACGCAAGTTGCTTTTCAGCAAATGTCTGCGAGCCTCGGGGCGAATTACACAGGTAAGCTCTATATCGGCACTAATGGCCTTGCCAGCAATTATTTGGATGGGTACATGCACAATCCTGTGATTATAGAACAGAACATCTTCCAGGCGAATCCTAACAGTGGCTTGACAGACGTGCTGACAGACTGGAATAGGTTCTTCGTAGGGACGACCTGACTTGGCCGTCTTGTGTGACTGATATGAGGAAGAGTGATGACGCAGTTGACCCCAGCACAAAATAATCCGTGGCTGACACGCTCGGTTCTGCGAGACCTGCGCGTGTCCTGTGACAGCGCCACGCAGGTCACAATTCGACAGGGCGCGGTTGTTGGTTCGGACGACGGCGCGGTTGTAATGGAGCTTTCATCAGATGTCACGGTCGACATTACCACTAGCGGTGTGAATGGACTCGACACTGGTTCCGAAGCCGTCAGCACTTGGTACTACGTTTACTTGATATGGAACGAGAGCAACGGTCAAATTGATGGGCTGCTCTCTGCTTCATCCACGTCACCGGCTATGCCTTCCGGGTACACCAAAAAGCGTCTTGTGAGTGCAGTCCGCAACAATTCAAGTGGAAATTTCATGGCTTTCGTTCAGCAAGGCAACAAGATAGTCCTGTATAGCGGTAACGGATTTGCTATCTATACGGGTACTCCAAGCGCAAATACCTGGTATAGCTTATCTCCTGTTGTTCCTCATAAGGCATACGCTATCGGAGTCTTTAGCGGTGCTAGCGCTCCGTCTAGTCAGGATGTCAACATCCATGCTGTTGCGGACGTAAAAAGCGGATCCGTGGGGGCCGGAGATTCCTATGTTACCTTAAGCCACAACGAGCAAGCCACCGATCCTGTCTTGCCAGGAGAGACGATGTTGAATGCAAATCGGCAGTTTTCCTTTTACATCACGTCGTCGGTTTCTTGCTGGCTTTACAACTACATTATCTGGATGAAACTGTAACTGCAGAGCTGAGCGAGGTCAGTCATGAAAACAGTCTGGAACAAAGAGACACGGCGCCCCGAAGATAACGTTTACTACAGGGTCGGTGATTGGGGTGTCCAGGTCGAAGACGATTTTTCCGATTCCAACTTCACGGAGGTTGCGCCTCCGCAGGAGTCCTTGGAGCACAACGTCCCATGTGACTGGAACGAGGCTACCGGTGCGTGGGTTTTGGACACCGCGGAGAATGACCGGCGCCTGGCACTGGATACTCTTACCAGCACTGACATCCCTATGGTCCGCGGGATCGAGGATCTGGTTGACGTTCTTGTCGCCAAGGGAGTGATTGCCATGAGCGATCTGCCCCAGGCACTGCAGGATCGCATTGCGACTAGGAAGAACGCCAGGAATGACTTGTAAGGAAGGCGAAGATGATTCAGTATCCAAATGAAATCGCAGTTGCACTGACAAAAAGGTTGGTACACAACCTTCGGCTAGAAACCAGCAGTGTGTCGCAGGTAACTATCAAAGCCGGAAGTACGGTCGGCAGCGACGACGGTTCTTCCGTGATTTCTCTAGCCTCAGATATCATCATCTCAATAACCAATAGTGGGGCCAACGGGCTGGATACCGGCAGCGAAGCGTCTGCGACTTTGTATTATATTTGGCTGATCAAGAATCCTAGTACCGGCACGGTTGCGGGATTGTTCTCCTTGTCTGACAGTGCTCCAACTATGCCCTCAGGATATACGCAGAAACGCCTTGTAGGTGCTGTCCGGAACAGCTCTGGCGGGGATTTTTTGTTCTTCAAGCAGATAGGAGGCTTGGTAGAGTTCGAGACGCCCATAGCTCTCGTCAACGGTTCTATTCCTACTTCCTGGACTCAGGTTACCACAGCTTCTTTTTACCCCGTTAAGATCGGCCGTGCCTTGAGGTTGTACCAATATGCAGGTGCACCTACGTCTGGTGCCGACATAACAATGAGAACAGCGTATTCTGCGAAGTCAGGTGCCGGCTCCAACGGATTGTATCGCCAATACGCAGATGTCTTTTCTTCCGCGGTTCAGTACACATCGGTTAATTATGAGCAGATGACCGACGAATCCGGTGTTTTTTCTGTGTTTGCAGGTAATCAAGCTACCTGGAATTCGCTGATAAGTTGCGTAGGTTTTATCCTGGATTTGTAGGATAGCGAAGGGGAACAAAATGAGACTGTCTCCTAGTCAGGTTGATGCCTGGATCATAAAGAGTCTGCTGAAGAACCTGCACATTGAGTGCAGCTCCGCGACGCAGGTTGTCGTCAAGTCAGGAAGCACGGTCGGTACCGATGACGGGGGTGCCGTGATTTCGTTGAGTTCCGACGTCACCATTGACATCACGAACAGCGGGGCAAATGGGTTGGATACAGGTAGCGAGGCCGCGAACACTTGGTACTACATCTATCTGATCTGGAATCCGGCGACAGAAACTGCTGCCGGGCTTCTGTCTGCTTCTCCGACTAATCCCGTCCTGCCTTCTGGTTATACGAAGAAAAGGCTGGTGGGAGCAGCGCGGAACGACGGGAGCAGTAATTTTAGATACTTTAGACAATCTGGTGACAAAGCACAATTTTCAGCCGTTATACTGCTGCATGGTGTAGCAACTACTTCCTGGACTTCTGTAACTATTTCAAACTATGTTCCTCCTATAGCTTATGCGGCTGAATTTCATGCTATTATCTATACAGATTCTGCTGGAGGCACCGGTTCTGTATCTGGGGGGTTCTTTCTTCAACAGTCTTCTAGCCCTAATACCTCTAGGATGATAGCGTACAACAATCATCAAGATGTTGATCAGAAAACTGGAAGCGGAGCCTTAGGAAGTCTTTTAATATCAGTCGGTGATACAACGGTTCAATACCAAACAACCTATAATTCGACATACAACTCAGCAAATCTCCGTGTTCAAGGATATAGTATGGCCATCTAAGGCAACGGTTGTTTACATTGTATATACTTGTTCGTTCTGAACCTTGTTAATGTAGCAATTTAAGGAGTCCTAGCGATGTCCGATGCACTTTGGTATCCGATCTACGACACGAGCACGAGTGACGTGAAGGGCGCAGGCTTCTTCGCGGAGCCCGATCAGGTCAGCGCTGACTTGCCTGAAGGACAGGCCCTTGGCCAAGGCCAGACGGGCGAGATTCCGAACGACCTCATCGCCGACGATGGGAGCAGCAACTACGCCTACAACACCACGGACAATACCGTGGTGAAGAAGAGCTGATTTTGATGGCCAGCGAGACGTCGCCGATTGTCAGATCGTGGTTCGAGCGGAAGCTCGGACACGCTCTCTTAGTTTCGATTCCGATTGTCCTTACAGCGTTAGCCGGATGGATTTGGTCTGTTGAAGGAAAGATTACCCGATTGGAGGCGAAGGCCCACGAGGATCGGGCTCAGTGGAAAGTCCTGTACGAGAACAGACGGAAGCTGGTCGAACTTGAGATCCAGACGGAGGTGTACAAGAAGCTGTTCTCGTGCATGATTGAGCCTAAGAAGATTCAGGTCAGAGTCAACGATCCTTTGCGTGATCCGCTCAAGGCCCTGGAAGATACGCTGAGGACGAGAAAAGCGGAGGTGGATGATTTTCGACAGCAGCAGATGCGGCAGATGCGTGCCAGATGAATACATCAGAGTGAGGCATGACAAGGAATGTCAGACACAACGCAAATACACGCAGGATGCCCGTTTCATACGGACATGGTCGGAACTCTACGGGAACACAGTACACGCCTTGAGGAGGTAAAGGAACGACTCGACCGACACACTCAGCAGATAGACAACCTGTCGAAGACTGCTTCCAATGCTGTGGCTGTTGCTGAAGATGCGATACCTGATATAAGGAAGCGGCTGGAAGCGGTGTTTGAGTCGTTTGAGGCGATCTCCGAGACGAACAAGCTCTACTGCAGTCAGGTTCGTGAGATGTCTCAGACCGTCGAGATGTTGCAAGACATGGTGAGGAGGAAAGCTGATAGGGAAACTCTCAACGCCGCGACGCGGAGTACTTTCGTCTGGGTAAAGGCTGGATTCGTTGCGATCGCGGTGTCGCTGATGCTGTGGGCGATGTCGATGGTTTCGAGGGAATTTCTTTATGGCGCCCTGTTTAAGCGCGTACAGGGCCAAACGGTGACACAAAAATGATTTATGTCGTGGATGACAACAAAGTGCACGCGGACCTCGCGGCAAAGGTTATCAGCAAGCTTAATCCGGGCACCGAGGTCAAGGTATTCACAGACGCTTTTCTGGCGCTGTCAAATGCGCTGGAAGAAAAACCTGACCTTATTGTCTTGGACTTCATGATGCCCAAGCTCGATGGCATAGAGCTCCTGAGAGAACTTCGCAAGGAAGGCATCATGTCCCGGGCCATCATCATTTCCGGCTTGCTGAAGGAGGTCACGCGGAAGCTGTTGCCGTCCAACAATGTCGCTGGTGTGCTTCCGAAGCCTTTTTCTCCTGTGGCGCTGGCCAAGCTGGTGCGTGAGGCACTTCAGGAAGCGCCCGCTCAAGCAAGCTAGGGTCAGCGCATGGACGGTGCCGCATCCAATCTCGGTTGGGCGCTTGGACGTGGTGTCGTTCTGGGGGTCGCTGCTACTCTCCTCGGGTGGGCCAAGAGTAAAAACCGGGCGCCTTTGACCTGGAAAGGCTTCGTGTTGAAGCTTCCGGTCGGGATTGTGGTCGGGATCTGCGCGTCGGTCATGGGCATAGAGTTCAACGACGCACTGACCTGGGCGAGCGGCCTGGGGCTCGTGGAGGTGGCAGACAAGCTGACCAAGATGCTTGTTAGGAGATTCAGGCCGACCTGGCTGAGTTTCGATCTCGGCGGTGGATATGTGCTGAGCGCAACGGAGGCTGATGTGCTGGTAAAACTGGTGCAAGGTACCATATCGACGCGGGAGGAAGTCATTGAAGCCACGGAGATGGTCAGGACGATCACCGCGGCGGCTCTCAATGGACAAGACCGCGACGACGCCGTGTTCAAGCAACATGTGGATTTCGTCGCGAACATGGTTATCCAGAACGTGCGCAAAGAGGGATGGACCCAGGAATCTTGCCGGAACATTGGTAAGCTCCTGTTCAGGCTGTTTCAGGTCTGGAGGAAGTATGCGCGGGACAAACACAGCGTCACCTCCGAAGAACTACTGACAGAGGTAAAGGTTATTGCCGAGGCGCTGCAACAGGTAATCAGCGGTGAGTGACTTGTCCAATATTTCCCTTTTGAACTTGCGCCGATTCATGTCGGTGGCGAAGCAGGGCGTTGCCACTGTGACCCCGCCTATGCAGCCCGCAGGCACTAAGACGAAGCCGGGAAAAGGATTTCGTCTATTCACTGTCAGGCAGTGGCGCAGCGGGCCGCATATCAAGCTGCAAGACGGTTGGTACCCGTACAGGCCCGGCGAGCGCAAGTACCAGACACGGGAAGGAAAATGGGTTCCGCTTCCTGGCAAACCTGAACCTGGTCTGATCGCTCCGGAGCAGATGCGGCGCTACAACAGATTGCTAAAAAAAGTCGTATCCGGTTTGAAGCGCGGAAAGGTCAGCCATAAGCGAGCCCTAGGTATTGGATCTCGTCTGCTTGATAAACTGACCAAGGTTCACAGTCGCTTGAAACAGATCGACAAAGACCTTGCCCAGCGATTTCTTGGAAGTTACGGTCTGCAGTTGCTCGAACCACTGCGCAAGGAAGCAGAGGTTGGTGGGAAGCAAGAGGTTGCCAAGTTCGTCGAATGGCTGGAGGCGCGAACAAGCCGACGCGATTACGCGAGGCTATTCGCTGTGGCAGATACCATTGCCAAAGTCAGAGAAGAATTCAGGCAGAGACGGCACAAGCCGGGTTCGGCTGACAAGGAAGCGATGCAGCGCATTCCGGGATTCAGACACCTGGCAGACACGGCTGATGTTAGTATGTACGGGGAGCAGGGCTCTGTGGGGGCTACTCTCCTACGCGAGACGGCATCTGGGCAGAAGGCTATCTACAAGCAAGACATACTGGCGCAACTTCCGGACCGTATTAGAGATCACATTGATCCGGAGATACCACTGTCTGCCAGGGAAGAAGCCGCATACGCGGTGGCTAGCTTGATGAACTTAGACGTAGTTCCAGCAACCACATTGGTTGATGATTACCCGCCTGATGAAGGGATTGTGATAGATGCTCTCAAGACGTTTAGTCTACCAAGTAATAATCCTGAGAGTCGGGGAATAGACCCCGACAAGAAGTACCAGGGCTCCTCACAGGATTTTGTACATGGCCGTACATGGGCTGAGGAGTATGGTTCGCTTATTATCACGGAGAGTCTTTCGGAGAAACAATACAAGCAGATGGAGCAGATAGCCGTCCTTGACTACCTCATAGGGAATATGGACCGTCACGCGAACAATGTTATGGTGGACAAGGATAAAAATCTGAAAGCGATCGACAACAGCTTGAGCTTCCCGACCATTCCGGCAGAAGACATCGTCTGGTCCATGGTCGTGAGCGAAATGCGCGGCAAGATTTTGTCACCGGAAACTTCTGACAAGGTCCGCGGGCTGGACGAGAAGAAGCTCGCAAGTACGCTCTACGAGAGAGGTTTTAGCGAGAAAGAAGTTGGGGGAGCGCTCGTGCGATTGGAAAGGCTGAAGAAAGGCGATGTATTCATCCTGTCGCGTTAGAAGGAAACATCTGTGAAGATAGAGAATGGATTGGCTTTTTATTACTTTGTACGCGAAGAAGGAGAATGGGTCTCCAAGGTGCGTCTGACCTATGAGGACAACAAGATTACCGCCTCCGGTTGGTCGGATCGGTCGATTCTGCGCTCATGGCGCAGACACGGAATCCCAAACAAAGACGGGAAACAAGTTATCATGGACGACGAGGTAGCGTTTCTCGAAGCACTGGTTGCCAGGGACGGAGACAAGGAACGCATTGTCGTCGTTGACAGAAAGAAAAAGGCGAAATGAAGCTGCGTCCTGACGATATTGTGGCAGACTATCTACAGTGCGTTGATGGCGAGTGGAAGCGTCGCGGCAGGTTCATTGTGCGCGACGGGGAACTCTATGCCACGAAAGATCTGCCGATGGAACAGCTAGAGGCATGGGAAAAGCAAGGTATCTCTGATTATGATGGAAGCGCCTTGCGGCCTTCGGATGGTCCACGATTTCTCCTAGGTTTGCTCATGCGCGGTGGAACCTATGGAAGAGTCGCACTTGTGAAGGGATTTTTGTGGGAACTGGAAGAAATAGCTGGAAACTGGTCAGATGAACGGACTGACAGGGCTGATTAAGCTCAGAGATTTCCGCGGTGTGTGGAAGCAGTATCAGCCACGGCTGTCCGGGATGCCGAAGGCACCGCCGCAGGGGTACAAACCGGCCGGGCTGTTTGACCCCAGCCGAGAACCTGGGGGAAGAGGTTATCGCGAGGGCACGGTACGTCGTTGGGCGAACGGGCTCCACATAAAGATCAAGGGCGAATGGTTTCCCTACGATGAGGAGCACCACGCGATCCTGCGTGGCAACAAGTGGGTTCCCCTGAAACAGCCACGCCAACAACGCGAGATATCCGTTCTTACTGATAAGCAATTGCTCGATGTTGAGCGGGAAGCTTTTCGGCTGGCTGATGCTGCTGAAAACGGAGAAATAGACGGAGAGGAGGCCGCGAATGGGTTGAAGGACATTATTAGCGGTCTCATCGACATGTGCAACGATGTTGCAGAGATGTCGCCTGTGCTTAAACGCACTAACCAGTTCTTCGAGATGAACGATTACCACGACATAGGCGCTGCCTATGAGAACATGGATCCGGACGATCCAGAAAGTCTCCTAGCTGTGGCGGAGGCCATTGGCGAGTTCCTAAATAGTCCGGATTTCGACATGTTCATGGAACTCGCGGAGGGTATGAGCAAGCTCACGACTGAAAAGCGGAAAAAGATTGGTGGACGAGAGGATCCCGACCTTGTCAAGAAAGGTGGCTTTTTCGCCAAGGCAGCGAGACCTGCTAAACTGGAGATGCTGGGTACCCAGGGAATTGCCAGCACTTGTCTGCTTCGTACAACTGAAGACGGTACAAAGGCTGTGCAAAAATTCGACGTGCTGGCCGCAGAAAACGGGCAGATGCGTAGTACGCTGATGACTGATGCTCCACCATCACAAAGGGAAGCCGCAGCCTACGAACTTGCCAAGTTGTTCGGTTGGAAAATCGTTCCTGAAACCGGTGTGATCCACGATAACCTTCCGGACTCTGACACATTGAAAAAAGTCATAAACAAAGAAGGCGCAGAATTCATCTCGTACAGCAAAGTTGCCGACCCGGACGCTGTTTACCAGGCAAGTTGTCAGCGGTTCGTGGAGGATTCTAGCGCCCTCGCCGACGCCTGTAGCGACATCAAGTTCCAGCAGGTGGATCCGGAGTACATCAGGGAACGGTTCGGAGAGACGGCTGAACAGGATGCTTGGAGGATATCGGCTTTCCACATCCTGACTTGTAATACCGATGGACATCCAGGAAACATCCTCGTCGACAAGAGTGGGCACCTGTACGCCATCGACAACAGCCTGTCTTTTGGTGGGGAAAAAGAATTTCTTTCGATCTTTTCAGACTTCAAGGCGGAGGAAATGCCTGACGAGGTAAAGAGGGAGCTGAGGCAAGTAAAGCCGGAACAAATTCGCCAAGCTCTGGAGCCTTATGGACTGGGTGACGCTGCGGAAGCGGTAGAGAAGAGGCTGAAACGACTAATTGATTTGACTGGTGGTTGAGGCGCTGTTGCCTGTGCGATAGAATGTACTGTGTACTGGATGGAGAGACAAAATGTTAAAGGTGCAGAACGACGACATCGTAGTTGATTGGATTTCCTATAGTCACGGCGACTGGGTAACCGAGGCCCGCGTGATACTGAGGAATGGTGAGATCTACGTCACTAAAAATTCCAGCGAGTTCTGGATGCACTCCTGGAAAGAGGACGGGGTACCCGATTACTATGGCGACCGCCTCTATCCTGAGGATGGAGCCCGGTTCCTCCTTGGTTTGCTCTTCCGTAGTGGGACCTACAGCCGCGCTATCTTGCGCAAGGGAAGTCTCGAAGATGTGTCCAAGCAGGCTGGCAAGTGGAAGATGAAGAAAGAAGATTGGCTCAAGCAACGGAAGAAGCAAAAATCTGGCAATAAGTGATTCAATCCCAACAGGAAGCAAGTCGTGCTGAACCTTTTCCGTTTCCGATTGCTGTGGAAACAGCAACAGCGAACGCTTTTTCCGGGCTGGAACCCAATACCAAAGGGTTACAAACCGCCCTCTAGATTCGATCCGCATAGAGACCCCACAGGTAAAGGCTACCGCGAGGGTACGATACGCCGTTGGCAAGACGGCCTCCATATCAAACTGAAGGGCGAGTGGTTCCCCTACGATCCTAAGGCGGAGGCCGCTTTTGTAGGTAATAAGTGGGTTCCCGTTGGTGAGAAAGCCCGTATTCCTCAGAGAAGAGTTCCAGAATGGGACCAGATTTACGAAGCGGAACAAGAAGCCAAGGACGTGTTCAGGGACTACGAGAACGACAAGATAGATGAGCACGAAGCAGCCGCCAAACTCAAAGAAATCGGCGAAGCTTTTGTACACTTCACCGAGGAGCTTTGGACCTTTTCTCCCATGGTACCAGAGATTGCCAAGAGTCAGCTGCTTGGTGATTACGGGGGATGGGAGGATTTCAGCGAACTACGAGTAGACCTTGACGACGTTGAACCTTTTGACGAGCTTAAAAAGGACTTGGATAAACTGGAGCCTGAGTATAGCTCACTCGACATCGTGACACGCTCGATTTCGGCCTATGTTGAGTCCGAGGAATTCGATGCAATAGTCAATGCAGCCAGTACGGTTGAGGAGATAATAACACCTGGTCTACGCAAAAATGTGGCTGGGGCTCCTGATGAGCACCTCCTAAAGGCCGGAGGAATATTGGCCAAGATGGGGGCAAAGGGAAAAGTCGAGCTGTTCTATAAACAAGGCGCTGCGAGCAGATCCTTTCTCCGAACCACTGAAGAAGGGGCAAAAGCAATACAGAAGTACGATGTACTGTCTGTGAGAGAAGGAACCTTTAGGCAGTCTTTGGAAGGTGAAACTCCTTCCTTGCGAGAAGCTGCTGCTTATGACGTTGCAAAGCTATTCGGTTGGAAGATTGTTCCGGAGACGGAAGTTATGAAGGACTATCTTCCGCCTCCAGAGGAGATGCAAAAGGTAGCGGAAGGCGAAGCGCTGTATATTCTTCCCTTGGATGAAATCAACAGTGCCGATGAAAAGTTCTACGGAAGTTGCCAGCGATTTGTCGAAAATTCGGAAGCGCTAGCAGATGTAGTCACTGATAGCGAAAAGAGGCTCTTGTCTTGGCGCCGGTTCTTGTTTCCTTCAGATGTGGAGCGAATGTTCGGCAAGAAAGCACTCGATGATGCCTGGCGAATAGCTATTCTCCACGCTATTGTTGCCAACACCGACGGTCATGCGGGCAATGTCCTAGTCGATAAAGACGGACATATGTATAGCATCGACCACGGTCTGATTTTCGGACCTGGACAAGAGCGCTCTATATTTGATGGATTTGACCTGGATGAAGTGCCAGACCACATTAAGGAAGAACTCCGAGAGGCCGTAGAAACCGGCGAGGTCCGCGCTACGCTCGAAGCGTATGGTGCGCATGCTACTGCGGATCGCGCGGAGGAAATCCTGGAAAGAATACTAAACCCAGAAGATGAAGAAGAAAGCAGCTGATACTATGCCTGGCTTGATCCTGGATCTTCGGCAATTTCAGGGCGTCTGGAAGCAGACTGTACCGACGGTGCAGAAACCAAAGCCTGAGGGCTACAAACCGCCTTCGCTGTTTGACCCTTACAGAGATCCTAGCGGACGCGGTTACAAAGACGGTACTATAAGAAGGTGGGTTAGCGGGTGGCACATAAAGCTCAAAGGCGAGTGGCTACCCTACAATCCCAAATCGCGAAAAGCCTTGGTAGGGGGTAAGTGGGTAAAACTTGGGCAGCGCCATGAGGTTGGTTTTAGAACAGTACCAAAGCTGCATACGCTGCTTCAGGTAGAAGACAAAACCAAGGAAATTGTTGAGCAGGCGGAACGGGGAAAGCTATCAGCAGCTGAGGCAGCCGAACAGATGAAAGAAATCGGAGAAGCAGTTGTTGCGCTTGTGGAGCGTTTACGTGACATGTCGCCGAAAGTTGAAGCAGAAGCGGGAGAGCCAGAGATAGAACCCAGTTATCTTCGCCTAAATCGTGGACTTCGCGACATTAAACACGCAAAGACAGACAAGGAGCGTATCTCGTCTGCTACGTATACTGCGGGGCAGATAAGCGAGTTCTTCGACTCTGCTTGGATGACGTATGCTCTTGACATAGCCGAGAAATTGGAAAATTTAGTCGATCCACATAAACGCAAGCACGTGGGAGGAAAGGCAGACCCAAAAGCACAAAAGTTCGGTGGCGTATTCAGAAGGATGGCTGCGGCAGGAAAGTTGGAGCTTTTCAGCGAGCAAGGCGTCGGTAGTGTAACACTTCTGCGAAAGACAAAAGAGGGTGCAAAAGCAATACAAAAGTTTGACTCGCTATCAGCCTTTGATGGGATGCTCAGAGAGGGACTTGAGGGTGACAGTCCTTCTGAGCGCGAGGTAATGGCTTATGAGATAGCAAAGATGTTCGGATGGAGTATCGTACCAGAGACTACTGTCATCAAGGACTATCTTCCGGATCCCGAAATTATGGAGAAGGTCATCCGCGCAGACGCTTTCGAATATGTAAACAGCGACGATTTGCGCGATCCAAGTGCTAAGTACACTGCAAGCTGCCAAAGGTTTGTGGAGAACTCAAAGACACTTAGTAGGGCTCTACCGCCTGGTATGAGGTATATCGACGAAGACGTGATAGCCGAACATTTCGGGGCTGATGCTGTTGATGATGCTTGGCGAATAGCGATCTTGCACGCATTCATAGCCAATACCGACGGCCATCTAGGCAATGTGCTGGTAGACAACAATGGCCATCTCTACAGCATAGATCATGGGCTTGCCTTTGGCCCTAGTGAACGCAGGTCAGATTTTGTGGGCGGGTTTGATCTTGACTCTGTCCCTGACCACATAAGGGAAGAAGTCAAAAAAGTAGATCGAGACAAGCTGGTGAACACTCTGTCGGTGCGGTTCTTCAACGAGACCGCCGAGGAGGCCGGAGAAATATGGGACAGAATTGTCGGCGAGGATTAGTCTGTGTCCTCTCGTTTTGTGCTCTGGTGGGCTGCAACACCGTAGGCAACCGGTCACTTGCCTTGTTGTCTCCCGAGGAGCGGGAAATGGTGCTGGCCTATCGGCAGCGCCAGGTCAAAAGCAGAAAGAACAGTGTGAAGCCGCGTCCGGTCAGTGCTGACCGAAAGAGCAGACACAAAGAGGCAGGCATGTTGCCAATAAAGATAGCTCTCCCGAAGAAACCGCGGCGGGCAGAGCGTCGGTTCCGCTGGTCGTGGGACAGAGGCGTGGTTACTCCTGGGAAACCGAGCAAGGACCATCCAGACTACGACGAAGATGGAAATCTTATCGTAGCACCCGAGGTTGTCAGAACCTACAAAATACCGGAGATGCACAGCGGTCTGCTGTGGGACTTGGATCAGAATATGGTGCGTGCGGCGCTCGAAGTAGAACTCTGTGAGATCCGTATACCAAAAGCTAGGTGGCTCGGTGTCGGTGTTGTAGGTGCCGAGCAGTTTTTGGGGGTGCATGTGAGTAAGTGCTGGACGAGCGTGTTCGAGATCGAGACCGGTCTTTTCGCTGGGTGGGACTTCGACGAAAACGAAGTCACCTGGGGACTGGCCGGGCTTATCATCAAGTTCTAAGGAAGCAAGTTCTAAGGAAGGAGGTGGATAATGGCTTACGACTATACGCAGTTCTGGGATGAGAAGAACGTGGATCCGAAGCATTTTCCTTGTGACGCAGCCGACAAAGCGGCAAATGCCCTGAAGTTTCTTGGGGTCCAGTACGATGCCCAGACGACCTTCGACGACGGGGTGGAATTCCGGGTTGACGGAACCACAGGGGACATTGTTGCCATCTGGGCGCAGTCCAAGTCACTCCTGTATCATAGGCGCGGTGGCGTGTTGGTTTCTGCGTGAGTCCACAACTAGCCGTGTGCTAAGAAGATACACGTCCGGCTGTATGTTCGGCACACGACGACCTCGGGTGGGAAAGGCGGTGCTTAGGTGCCGCCTTTCCTTTTTGCTTGATTTTTCCGCTTACGACCGCTGAATATGGCACAGAGGTACTACTATGCCGCGACCGAAGAGAGCACCTAATCCATTTCCGCGGCCGGGTCGGTCATTCGACTCCGGTGCGTTCACGATCATAGGCGACTTCATCGGTGTCGACGAATGCGGACGTGGTTCATTGGCAGGGCCTCTGTGCGTTTGCGCGGTGGCGATAGAGCCAATGGTAGTTTCTGGGGTGCGCGACTCGAAGAAGATCAGCGAAAAAGAACGCGCCAGATTAGCCGCTCTTATACGGGGTCATGCCACAGCCTGGAAAATTGCCGAAGTCCCTCCCAATGAGATTGACCGCATTGGCATTCAGCCTGCCTGGCACAAGGCCGTAAAGGCTGTTGTGGACGAGATTAGGAAGGAAACAAACAAGGAGGTTGTTGTCGATGGGAACGTGCTGCCGAAGGATGTAAACTGGGTCCAAGCGATCCCCAAGGCTGATTCTTGTGTCTACCAAGTCGCCGCGGCCAGCATACTTGCGAAGGCGCATCATGACCTCGTGATGCAATCCCTAGCAGCCAGATTTCCAGAGTACGGTTTCGAGAAGCACAAGGGATATGGAACGAAGGCACACAGGCAGGTTTTGCAAAAGCTTGGTCCGTCTCCTGTGCACAGGTTGACCTTCTGGTCTGTGGTTTCTCCCGAAGATCCTGTTAATCGCGATGCCGTGAGGGGACAAGTGGCCGTGCAGTCGCTTGACAGATGCTTGGACTCCGGAATGCTTTCTGGTTGGGAGATGGATACGCTTGGAGAAGCGCGGGAGAAGATCGGTGCGGGAAAACGGTTGTCCTCTCGGCAGAGATTCTTTGTACAGGCCATTTTGAGGCGTCATGGAGTGTGAGCCGCCTTGGCTCAGTTGGTAGAGCAGCGGTTTTGTAAACCGCAGGTCCCCGGTTCGAGTCCGGGAGGCGGCTCCAGATTTCGGGATCAGTCATGGCAAAAACTCGTCTTGCAGTGCGCATTCTTCCGCCAGATTCCAAGGTGCCCTCCGTTCCTGTAACGGACAAGCTGAGTGTGGCGCACGAGGACCGCGAGAAGCTGATAAGCTCGCACGTGCACGGGCCGATGCGGAGAGTCCTAGTAGAGAAACTGACGAGTCACAACTTGGTGGTACATGCGAGCAAGGGAGTGCTGGATCAGAAAGCCTGCGAAGAGCTTCTGAACGAAGATGAGCTTCGGGCTGCTGGCCGATGGGCTGTGACTTCCGGACATTGGTCTGTGTCAGAGCGTTTAACTGACGTGTTCTCCGTCGATGATTTTGCCGAGGCTGCTGTCAGCGAGTACCTTGACGAGAAAAATCTGCTTGACTACTGGGGAGCCATCGTAAAGCACTTGGATTGCGGTGGGAGCTTTCCGCTGGCAGTTCGAGTCCACACCGCGAAATGTCCGAAACATTTTCTTGTAAGGGCTCGCTTCGGTGCAGAAGTTCTGGCGGGTAAGTCGAAGGACAGCCCATGGAATAGTCCGTGGGACAACCACGGCTATCCTCTATCTCACAATCCGTGGACAGTGTGGCTGAGGCAGACCGAGCACGAATTGAAGCTGGCCGAGAAGCAAAACTACGTCAAGCCAACCAGTACTTCCTGGAAGCACATCAAGAAATACCTTGCTATCAGGTGTTCCTCGGCCAGGGAGGCCAAAAACCACGTTACGTCTATCCTTGCACGAACGGGGATCCGTAGACTTACCATCGAAATGGCACAGGAAGCCGTGTCTTTGGTGCTACAATCAGCGGGACAACCAGACGTGCGGTTGTTACCGTTACTTCTGTCTCCCGCAGAAACCAGGAAGGTCATTGCCCCGGCCGCGGCTCGCGCAATTGCTACTACCAGCTACCCGCTGCTGAAGCGCTATGGAGCTATTCAGGGAATAAACAACAAGACCGTCGCTGTTCTTCCGGAGGAGGACGTGCAATCTCTTGGTGTTCTTGGTTACATAAAGCTGCTCTGTGTCTTCTGTTTCATGCGACTCAACTTCGCCCCGGCGAACTTGCCTTCCGGAGACAAGTTGCGCTGGCTTATTACCAGTGCACGATTGCAAGACGGGAAAGACGATATACCTTTGGACACCATCGACAAGATGACGGCCTTGGCAGACTTGTTAGATGTTGCCGAAAAGAACCAGGTGTCCATCTACAAGATGTTCCTGTCGGACAGGCATGAGCCGAACGACAAAGGGCTTTCCGCTGCGCTTGCGCTTGGAAACTACAGCGACATTAACGATGTCCGCAGACTATGCGCAGCTTTTTCCGAAATGCCCAGTGAATGGCAGAAGGAGAACGCTGCTTGGTTTTGCGCCGGGATGGCACAATCTCCCTCTATTGGGACAGCTTTTTCTCGGTGGATGTTGTGGATGCAGCCTCCTCCATCGTGGTTCTTCATGCACAATGGCAACGGAACCGTCCTGCCGAGTGCACCTCTGCATTGCCTACGTTGAAACTGTCGGGCTTTCCCGTTTAGTACCGTGATGATGTTCGCATCCACGCTGGAGCATGCCGTGAACGAGCAGATAATCGACATGATAGAGAAGCACACGCCGCTGGAAGATATTTTCCGGAAAGCGAAGGACGAAATGCCGCATCTTAGCCTCTTGTATATCCGGCAATTGTTTGTCTCTGCAATCGTCGATATTGTGCGGCGAAAAGGCATTGTCCTTCCGGAGGGCCTAGAGATCCAGGGTGGTCGTATCTATTCCGGCGGCGAGGAAATTGTCCTTTCGCAATACTACGACTTGGTCGATCCAGAACGACGGCGCCACCAATAGCGAGGAAGCGTTGTGGTTCTCTACATGACACAGATATCATTCGGTGAAAAAGTCCGGATAAAGGGCACCGAGGTCACTGGAAAAGTGGTAGGTGTGTCGGTTAGCTGGTCGGAGGAACAGCAGGAGGAAGTCGTGTCATCGCTCCGCGTCCGTGTAGGTGATCAGGTAATCGAAGTTCACCCGAGCTCGGTGGAAACTGCCGCGGAGTTGGCCCTGCGGAAGCTGTGTCCCCAGAAAAAGCTACTAGGAGACGGTCATGACTGAGCGACCACTCGACCTGACCGAGAATGAAGTCTGTGCCATTCTTGACGGCAAGAAAACGCAGGTCAGGCTGCCTGTAGACCCTCAGCCTTGGCTTGTGCCAGCCTCCGATGAGGCCAGTCCGCTGGCTTTTATGTCGATTGACGGGACGAACGAACTTACCGAGAAGGATTGCCCTTTCGGTGCCGTTGGCGACCGTCTGTGGGTCAGGGAACCTTTCCGCCTCTTGCGCGAGATGCTGGGAGGAGCTACTGCCAGTTGCGCTGTCAGCATTCAATATAGAGCGACCATGGACAGAGAGCACTTCGCCTACTGGAAGGTGATCGCTTCGAGTGCCGATTCGTCCCTGCCGGACGGTACTTCAAAGTATTCCGGCGAGATCGGCGAACACCGCGGCTTTCTCGTCACGTCTCCCGTGGCTTGGAAGCCCGGGCGCTGCATGCCGCGATGGGCGAGTCGCATTACTCTGGAGATTCTTGGCGTTCGCTTGCAGCACATTCAGGACACAGGTATCGACGACATGTTCGCCGAAGGCGTTGACAAATACGAAACCTACGATGGTGGCCGCGTCATTAGTGTTCCGCAAGCTCGTGGAAGATTCCGCGCGATGTGGAACGACCACTATGCAGAATCCGGACTCGGCTGGGAGGCTAACCCGACCGTGTGGGCAATTACCTTCAAGTGCATTTGAGGAAACAAAGTGAGCACGAAGATCTTTACCGGTTTCAGGTTCAAACAACGCAACATTCGGGAAATCCACCAGGACCTTGTATACCTGGGAAAGGTGGTGCGTCAACGGACGCAAGGCCAGATAAACCTGCTGATTCATCGGTGTGCTGTATCCGTTTTCGATCATAGGAGCGTCAAAAAGGTCGCCCCATTCGATGCGCATCCGGAAGGCTCGCCGATGTCCAGTGCTCGGTGGTGGTTCATGAAGAGCGTTCGGGAAATTCGACGCACGAATCTCCGAGATCCGCTCGTGGACTTCGACTTCGAGGTCGTTGTGTTCCCTCTCAGGACGAAATTTCTCGGCACTTACTACTGCGAGCAGGAGGACCTTGTTGACCTGCTCACCAATCAGGACTGGTTCGAGCCGTACTACTACTTTGACAACGCTGACAGGCCCGAGGAAGTCACGAAAAAGGAGTGGGATCAACGACGCCGCGACTGGGACAAGGCCCTAGCCTATGGAGATGTGCCGGCCAATGTCGGATTCTGTCTGAAACTGTCGGATCCGCTTTACCACTGTTCGGTGACGAGGTTCGATCGCTCGTTGTTGCCTCGTTTGGATGCACGTCGCAAATCGCTCAAGCTCACAGATGGAGTTTCGAAGGAAGACCTGAAGAGCCTCAAGAAACGACTTTCAAAAGCCGATCTATGCGAGGTATCAACGTGTCCGTGATCCAACAAATTCTCAAGCGTCAGAAGCTCAGCTGCCCGTCCTGGCTGCCGATGAATCTGCAGTTCGAGGCTGTAACTGGTTCTCAGGCGTATGGTATTAGTACGGATGCTTCCGATATTGACATCGTTGGATTCGTTGTTCCTCCGAAGGACGTGGTGTTCCCGCACCTGGCCGGAGAGATCCCGGGTTTCGGAAGGCAGCAAAAGCGTTTCGATGTATGGCAACAACACCATGTCAAGGACGGTGAGACAGAATACGACCTTACCGTCTATTCAATTGTGAAGTTTTTCCATCTCTGCATGGAAAACAACCCGAACATGGTCGATGTCCTCTTTTCTCCAGCCCATTGCATTCGCCATTCTACCTTGTTGGCTCAAAAGGTGCGGGAGTACCGGCATCTCTTCCTTCATAAAGGTTGCTACCACAAGTTCATTGGCTATGCCTACAGTCAATTGAACAAGATGCGTACCAGGAAGCCGGAGGGAAAGCGCAAGAAACTCATAGAGGAGTACGGCTTCGACACGAAGTACGCCTACCACTTGGTGCGCCTCTTATTGGAGTGTGAACAGATATTAAGCACCGGAGACCTTTGTTTGGATCGCGACAAGGAATTCCTGCGTGCCGTCAGGGCGGGCGAATGGACCCAGGATCGCATCGTGAAGTTCTTCGAGGACAAAGAGCGACACTTAGAACAACTATATCAGACATCCGATCTGCCCTATAAGCCTCCAGAGGGAGAAATCAAGCGACTGCTGGTCGAGTGTTTGGAAATGCACTATGGGGACATCTCGGATGGTGTGCATCTGCCCGGAACACAAGAAAAAGCGTTCCGTCAGATCAAGGAGATCGCCGAGAAGGCCCTGGCAAATAATCGGTTTACATGTTGTCCTGGCGTGGAATAGTGATGCAGAACCATGTCCAGGAGGTTGCCATGAGTCAAAAGCACCTAGCCCAGAGGAAGGCACTCGCGACAGAACGCGAGGAAGGCTGGCAGCCGGCTGTCGGATCATGGGTCCGTGAGGCCGATGCACCTGCTGAGCCAATGAAAAACCTCTGGTTGGTGGTTCATAAGGGGTTGAACTACTTTCAGATAGAGATGCCTGGAAAAAAGGGAGGCTATCACAGCAGGCGCGTCCATGTGGACAAGCTCAATGAGCTTGAGCCGGTCGAAACCGCAGAGGCAAAGCGGTTGATCGAGCAAAGCATTGCACGAACAAACGAGGAACTTGCGTCGGAGATGCAGTCGCTGCATAACCTTCTGCAAACTCACGACGTGAGAATGATTGCTTCTTCCCCGGAGGAGACGTGCACGGCTCTAGCCAAGGCGGGGGATGATCCGAAGGAACAGGTCTACGCCCTCTCGCAAGTGACCGAAAAGCGCATACCGGAGATCGAGAAACGAGTTAAGAATCTTGGTGAGCAGCTTGAGGCCTTGTACGGATATTCCCTGGTCGAAATGCACGGCTATCAGCGGAAATTGGAGTGCGCTACCCAGGCTGTTGACAGAAAGCTGCACGCGGTGCGTCTTTATGTTGGCCTCAGCGAGCACTGCAAGTGCGTTCGGGATGGCGCGCCGGCCAGTGACGGGAAGATCGCTATCTTCCGCCAGCGGCTCTACATGGATGAAGAGTGTGTCGCGGCATACCGGACGGGAGGCATCACCTTCGAGCGGATAAAAGACTTCGAACGCTGGCTCTCCGAAGAGGAAAACTTTTCAAGAATCCTTCCAATGCCACGCAGCATCGTTGCCTTCCGAGTCAGAAGAAGCCGGAGAGAATGGCACAACGATGACCCGCTGGAAATGTTCGTGCGCATCAGGCTTGACGACGCCGATAAATTGACTTTCCTGTATATCCGCGATGGTCAGAGGCTGTGGCGCCTGAGTACGGAGCACGATTTTGGGGAAACACTCTTTCCGGATAGTGCTGATCCCCTTTACGGTGGGAAGCTCTATGTCGACTATAAGTGGTCATCGGATTGTACTGTCCTAACTGAAAGGGAATACAAAGAGCGATGCAGGGGGATCTACGGAACCCACGACGTGGCGCCGCTAAACTATGAAACCGTGTACCTGGAAGATGGCCTTCACGCGCTTGCGATGCGCGCTCTTGAATACAACAAGTTCGCCCTCATTCTGCAGGGAATACTCGACCGCGGCACCTTTCACGGCCTGCCTCGGATCCAACTTTACAACCCGGAACAGTTCAATCGCTGGATAGAGCTGATAGACGACTACGGTCATTGCCTGAACGCCGGGCCGGAGCCCGACTTCGAGACTTACAGGGACGCCCTGAGCAAGCTGATTACGAGTGAGTCAGTGCTGACCGGCCAACGAGACTACTGGATGAGAAAGGAAGCCGAAAAGGAAGTTCGCAGGCAGGAGCGCGACTGGCGCTGCAAACACGTAATCCGGTATGAGCGTTTCCAACCCTACGGAGATCCTGGGCCTCCTGATCCGGCTGTTCCGACAAAGATTACCAGAAGAGGTGCCAGGTTCGAGTGGAAGCGACAGTCGCGTCAGATCTGTTATTACGACCATTCTCCTGTCAAGTGCGGCATCACGGTTCCTCTTTCTGAACTCGTGAACGTGACGGCCTACAAACCGGGCGATTTCAAAAAGTTTTACGCGGATCCGCGGACAAGGCGCAAGTACATACAGTGGGCTCACCTGTTACTTGCCGCCGAAGAATGGAAGGAAAAGAAATGAAAAGCTGTGTGGGTTGCAAGTATGCGGACTGGAATCTGACGAAGGCGGGCAAGTTGCACCCGAGCGGTGATGGTTTCTGCCGATACCCTTACAAAATCAATGAACTTCCACCGGCGTTTTACTGGATCGGCAAGAAGCCGCCGCAACCGTGTGGGGGCGTGATCAACAGAAAGCAACCCCTGAAGCGAGATTGCCCGTACTATGAGAGGAAGGAGGATTGAGCCGTGGGCGAGGCAGCAGGCAGGAGGATCGTGGCCTGGATTGACGAGCTTCCAGGTTTTAAGGTGTTGAAGCCGATTGCAATCGAGGCTGCTTATGACAACGGGGAAACAATCTACGAGATTCCAGAATTGCTGGAGTTTGCGTATTCAATGTCGGAAGCCGAAGCCATTCCTGAACTCAAGGAAGCGGTCGCCGATTTAGCTAACTACCTTTTCAGCTGTCCGGACGACACTCTTTGTTTGACGCCATTGAAACAGAAACGCTATCTTGAGGAACATCTTGTGAGGGAATGAGCATGAGCATGGACATTCGCGCGGCGGGAATGATAGACAAAAACGAAGGGACCAGCAGCAGTGGTGCATCGGGTTGCGGCGGTTTTACCCTTGGCGCTTTCCTGGCCATTATCCTCAGTTGGAAAGTGAACCAATCGTTCCTCTATGCCTTTCTCCATGGAATACTTGGCTGGTTCTACGTTATCTACTGGCTGATTGCTCACTACCACAGTTGAAACACCAGTAACTGGGCGCTTAGTCAGCAGGAGGAACGATTATGGCCGACACGACAGGTATAATTCTGTCCGGGTTGCAAGCTCTCGGTGATGTCTCCTGGTCGCAGGATTTTGCCGTCTATCACGAGCGTCTGCCGTTCGACAGGGCCGAGGTCAGGAGATACACCGCTGATCGCCTTGTCTTGACGGCACCCGGTTATGGCGATCCCAGCGACTACGGGAACGGTCCGGTTTTTATGTATACCAAGCATCTCTCGAAGGCAATGCTGAACGCGCTTGGTCTCTTGGACGAGATGCGCATCAGAAATGTCGAGAACGGCTGGCAGCGCGATTGTGTCATAAAGGAAGGCCAGCGAGTAAAGCTGATCGGTATTGCGAGCGAGTCTGGAGTGACGTACAGGCTGGTTTCAGTACAGAAGCAAGAGTGGCTTTCCGGCAAGGAAATAGAAAAATGGGTTAGGGCGGCTAGGGTGTTCAACGCTTTCGAAGTAGAACTCATTGACTACCGCCTGAGCTACGGTGAAATGAACGTGCTCATGATGCTCTATTTGAGCGAGATTCCTTCTGGTGAAACCGAGATGCCAGACGTTTACAAGCAAACACTCCAGAAGCTTATGGAAAAGGGGCTTGTCGCTCTAGATCTTGGTCGGTACAAACTGGCCGGGGACGCCGCAAAATTTCTTCTTGGAGCATGAGAATGTCAGAGAAATCCAACGTAGTTGCAGAGGTCGAGCAGAAGGTCGTCAGCGAGTGTCGCTTCATTTCTACAGCGATCGACTTGCTGGATTGTATAGGCTCTCGTTGTATCCGAGTTGTCAGGGGAGAAGAGCAACGGGAAAAGTGGCGGAAGGGCATGTCCATGCTCCGAGAAGCCCTAGTCATGGAGCATTTTCGCCGTATCACGCATCTCTATGCCATTTCCGGTGTTGGAGGCGAGGAGGCCGCACGGTACGCAAAAGAGGAATGCAGGCGCTTGTTTGGTGACAGTCAAAAAGTCACGCGCTTGCTTGTCGAGTTGGGCATAGATATCGACGGTTTCTTAGATGATGTCGCAGAAAAGCTGGAGAAGACAGATGCCGCTTCCTAACTATCAGCACGAATACAGTGAAGCCGCCGAATTGGATTGGGCTCTGGACAGATTCCACCAAGCTCTCAAGGCGCGCATGTTCGACGGTGTCCGTCGCGGCAAGCGCGGCTGGCAGAACTTTCCTGAAGCACTGGAACGCGCCAAGATACAGATAGAGGACGCCGAACACGCGAAGCGTCCAAACGACAAATCCCGCGAGTTGCTGGATGCAGCCGCATTTCTTTTCATGGCCTGGTGGCGTACTTAACAGGAGAAGTCGAAAGCTGGTATTCCCGGGTGCCGCCCTGAGGTTGATTCACAAGCGGGGGTTTACCGGTGTCAGTATGCTGGTCGGCGGCGATGCGCAGCCGATCCGGTGCACCATCTGCAATGGACGAGGATGGTTGCCCGAAGACGTACATCACAGGCCAACCTGTGTAATCGGAATGGCCCTGAAGTCGCTGGACAAATTGAAGGATTTCTGCGAGGAAAGGGCTACAAAAAGAAAGGCGAAAGCGTGACCGAAGAAATTGTGAGGTACGGAAGCGGGCTAGTGTATCTTGCCTCCTCATGGCAAAACAAGCGACATCCGGAGGTTGTGTCCGCTATCCGGGCAGCTGGTTTCCGCGTGTATGACTACCGCCATGAAGGCTTTTCCTGGGAAAAGGCCGATGCCTCCGATGACCCCATGTCCGCGGAGCAGATGTCGAAGGTGCTGGCGCACCCCGAGGCCACGGCCGGCTTCGGGCGTGACCTGCTGTATCTTGGTGCTGCCGATGTTTGTGTTCTTCTTTTGCCCTCAGGGAACAGCGCCCATCTGGAACTGGGGTTTGTGGCTGGTGGCGGAAAGCCCACTGCTATACTCATGGACGGCCCAGCGCGCCCGGATCTGATGTACAAGGTCGCCGACTTGCTCACAGAGGATTTGAATGAGATCCTTCAGTGGTTAAAACAGAAGGTGCCAGTCGCACAACAGGATCAAACAATACTTGACGCGCGCGATTAAAGGTAGCTTGCCAGGAGAGGAGGGTAACTATTGACGGGAACACTGTAAAAGAGTATAACACGCTTATGTTTGTTCCATTACGCAAGGCAAAAGAGTTTTTTGGGGTATCCGCCCCCACACTACGAAAGTGGGCGGATACAGGTAAGATAGAGTCAGTCCGTACTCCTAGCGGACAAAGGCTGTTTAAGCTATCTTCTTTTAACAAAGGAGCAAGAAGGTATATATGTTATTGCAGGGTAAGCTCAGCCTCGCAAAAAGATGATCTAAGGTCACAAGTACGGTTTGTCCAGGAGGCGTTCCCAAATTATGAAATCATCAAAGACATCGGCTCAGGGCTTAACTGGAAGAGGAAAGGCTTTAACGCCTTACTGGACGCAATCCTGCGCGGAGAAGTCGCGCGAGTTGTTGTCGCGCACAAAGACAGGTTGTGCCGGTTCGGATTTGAGATGTTCCGCCGTGTTGCGTCCTATCACGGTACTGAAATCGTGGTACTCGACGACACACAACTTTCACCAGCGCAGGAGCTTACTGCCGACCTTATCAGCATCATTCACGTCTTCTCCTGCCGTCTGTACGGACTCAGAAAGTACGCTACAAAGGTGTCGAAAGATAAGAGTCTTCCTCACGGCAAGCGCAAGAAGAAAGGCTCGTAAGTATTTCGGCCTTTCGCGGTACTGGTACAATCAGGCCGTTGAGTATTTACGGACAGTGGACAAGTGTCCGGGGACGGGCAGTTACGTCCTTAAAGTGCTGCTTGAGAAAGAGCACCCTGAGTGGGCTTTTGATTGCCCACAAAGAGTGCGCCTGTGGGCTGTGGATGATGCTTTACGGGCGACCAAGGCTGCCAAGAAGAAATGCTTCCAAGGTGCCGGTTATCAACGTTTATCCTTCCGTAGCCGGAAGGACATCAGACAGCGTTTCGCCTTTGATAAAAAATCATTAGGCGAAGGGAGTATTTTCAAGGGAAAGCATTCAATTGAGTTTCATGGTTACGAGCCCCTTCCCGGAAAGGAGGACCGATTGGAAGGAACGAAGTTGGTGTGCGAGTCCGGTCGATACTTTTTGATAGTCCCGGTAAAAATGCCACGCAAGCAAGTCCGAGAACCAAGGCAGCCTTGTGTGGCGCTTGATCCGGGCGTCAGGACGTTTCTGACCTACTACTCTGAGCAGACGCACGGGAAGATTGGGGAACAGGCTTTTCAGCGCATTGTTCGTTTGTGCCTCCGCATAGATGACCTACTTGGGCGGATGTCGAAGACGACAGCCAGGCGCAGATATAGGATGCGAAAAGCACTGATGAGGATGCGTTGGAAGGTGAAGGATTTGATTAACGATCTTCACTGGAAAGCTGCCGTGTTCCTAGTCACTAGGTTTGACGTGATCTATATGCCTACGTTCGAGACGAAGCAGATGTCATGCCGCACTACTAGGAAGATACGCAGGAAGACTGTGAGGTCGATGCTGTCTTTTGCGTTCTTCCGTTTCAAACAGATATTGCAGCATGCTGCCGAGATGTACGGTGCAAAGGTTTACTTCGTGAATGAGGCATACACGTCAAAAACTTGTAGTTACTGTGGACATGTTCAGGAGGTAGGCGGTAGGAAACGGTTCAGATGTAAGAACTGTCAAGTCGATATCGACCGTGACTACAATGGAGCGCGGGGGATCTTTCTCTCGTGTGTTGCCGGTTCCGGCCTGCGGCAGTGACGCTGCTGCCGTTGCATCGTTATAGGCTTTTATAGCGAAATAGGAACAGACTACATGCGAATCATGTCGCAGGAAGCAAAGCTTCTGTCTGTCACGCCAGACGCCCTCTTTCTTATTGAGCGGTGCGGGCGCGTTTGCTACAAGAGTGAAGAACGACTGGACTGTGGCGTTTCCGGTTGTCACAATGGGCAGTTGGAGGATGGCTCGGTTTGCTCTGACTGTTTGAACAGAGCCTCGATGTTCGTTCGAAAACTTATCCGCAGTGGTCACGAATCCGTCCTTGAGCACGCTTCGGCAACGTTCCTCCTTATTACTGACCGCGGAATCAGCCACGAGATTGTCCGGCACAGGATCGGAGTAGCATACTCGCAGGAATCAACCCGCTACTGCAACTATGGGACGCAGGGCGAGATTACTGTAATTGCTCCGTCCGGAGGTTTTGTGGAGCCGGAAACCTGGGAGCAGTCGGTGCGCTGTGCAGAAAAAGCGTACATGGAGCTGCTGCGAAAACGGTCCACGCCGCAGTTCGCGCGTTCAGTGCTTCCGACCTGCCTCAAGACAGAAATTGCCATGACCGCGAATTTCCGGGCTTGGCGTCATATCCTGAAACTACGCGCAGAAAACAAGCGCGCCCATCCGCAAATCCGGGAGCTGATGGGCATGGTGCTCAGGCAGCTTCAGGAAAACGTATCGGTTGTCTTCGACGACATTAGCATCGAATAACTTTTTCTCAGGTTTTTGGAGGATTTTCGCGTCCCAGTTCGTTCTTCTATCACCGCGGGAATAGGCTCGCGCGGAAATAGGAGGACAACGATGGACCTGATCGGTTACGCAGTTCGGGAGGAGCAGCATCCTGTTGAGACGGATGGCGCCGGGAATCAGTATATCCAAGTATCGAAGCACCTGCGCGTCACAGCCTCAGTTGATGATGACGGACATCCGGTCGTGCGCCTTGCGACAGTTAGCGGTTCTGGCAAGGTTTTTCGTGGGCCGCACGTCAGAAGGGAACATCTCTTAGAAACAATCGCGGCTATGGTGCGACTGCTTGTATAGGAACAAAGTGAATCAGGACGAACTCAGGCAAAAGGTGTTGGACTTCATCAAGAAGCGTCCCGGGGCCGATGCACTTGACATTGCAGGCGCTTTGGATCTTGGTCTCATCGAGGTTGGGCATGTTTGTCATGACCTGTTGATAAGGGGAGACCTGGAAGCCCGCGACGAGCACGGCAGGAATTTGGCAGAACAGGAAACTGACTACGAAATTGATACCAGCAGCGGTCCTGTTGATTTGACTCTTCCGCGACTCTTCAAAGAGGCAACGGTCCGTAAAGCAGGGAGCACATCGGTGCACCCGGTGAATGTTCACATCGGCGATACTGTCGTCGTACTAGATGGGAGCGACCCGTCATCTGATTGTCTGACCATCAAGAATTATGATGGTGGTTACGTAGTGATTACCGCAGGAACGAGGTACATGTTCGTTCCGAAAGCGCCGGACAGTCAAGTAGATATGGACGAAAGCAGATGAGGGGGCAACATGAATGATCCACTTGAGCGGTTCTGGCGCACCGGCAGAACTTCACGCATGTTAGAAGAGGCGAGGGTGGCTGCCAGAAGCGGCTGTGCGGTATATGTACTGGCTTCTTCGCAAAGAGAGGCTGATCAGCTTCGCCGGCAGTTTGGAGAACGCGATGCCGAACAGCTAGGTGTCAAGTTCGAAGCTACTAATACGCCGGGGAATTTTGACTGGAACAGCCTGACGTTGCGCGGAGCCCAGCCCAACTGTCGGATATTTGTCGATCCTCACGCCATTGAGTCCCGTTTCGGACATCTGCTGCGAGCTTATCACGCCTATGACGATGTTCCGCGAGATCCCGGTTCCAGATTGCCGGTGTTTAAGGTAGGCGCGGCTGGCCTGGCCTACAGCGGAAAGGATTCCTTCGCGAAGGTTTTGGCTTGCGCTTTAGCCGATAAAACGAACCTGTCAGTGGCCGTGATAGCATTCGCGGATCCGTTGAAGCAGATGGCCCGAGAAATGGGGTGGGACGGCAAGAAGGACGAAAAAGGCCGACGCTTCTTGCAAACGCTCGGGCAGCTTGGACGGGAGTACGACGAGGATTTTTGGGTAAAGCAGTGGGAGAAAAATTGTGCAGAGTTCTCCGAGCGTGCTGAGGGATCCCAGGCCATTGTTATCGCTTCCGATGTCCGGCACGACAATGAGCGGGACCGGATGGATGTGTGCTTCTTTGTCGAGTGCAAAGAAGACCTTCGTGCCAAGAGAGCCGAGGCTGTCGGTGAATGTTTGCCTCCCTCTCACGTGAGTGAGCAATATGTCCCGAGACCGGACGACATCAAGGTCGAGAACGAGTCCTCGGTCGACGAACTGGCTGCAGAGGCTGAGAGACAAGCACAGATGCTTGCGGACCGTCGCTTTACCGATGGGGATAAGGCATCTGGCCACTGTTCGTACAAGTCGGGCAAAACTGGTTGAAATCAGACCTTTCGTGCGCTAGGTATGTCGGCTTAGAAAGATATGAAGCACGAAAGGAAAGCAGCTATGACAATCTCCGAGTTGAAGCGCGCCATTATGCTGTGTCGGCACATCGGTGTGACTCCGTTCATCTGGGGTGTGCATGGCATTGGCAAGTCTTCCATCATCTACCAGCTGGGTGAGGAGCATCACCTGGGAATTGTGGACTTCAGGCTCGGGCAGTGCGAGGCGTCCGACGTCCGGGGTATTGCTGACCGTGACACTGTGCGTGATCGAACACGTTTCCTTCCTCCGGAGGAATTTCCGAGCGCGACCATGACCTGGGAGGAGTATCAGAAGCAACTGGACGAGGCTGCGCCGGAGGAGCGCAGCAGAATCAGGGTTCGTTGCCAGCCTCTTCTGAAGGAAGGAATCGTTTTTCTCGATGAGCCCAACAGGGCCGAAGACGACGTGTTGCAGGCGGTGTTTCAGCTGGTGTGGGACCGGCGTATCGGGTTAAACGCCCTGCCTGACGGCTGGTCTGTCGCCTGTGCCGGAAACTTCGCCGATGCCGACTACATCGTGAACACTTTCAATGACCCCGCCTTTATCGACAGGTTCTGCCATATGATCCTGTCCCCGGGCGAGCCGACGTTTGCGGAATGGTCACAGCATATGGCAGGGATCTATGGAGACGCTGCCGTGCGCGCTGTCCAGTTCACGGCGCAGGAGCTTCGGTATCTCGACGGCGACGTGAAAGCTGAGTTGAACTTCAGTATCACTCCGTCAAGGCGTTCCTGGGAAAACGTCATCAAGGCTGAGCTTGTCGGCAAGCAGCATGGGTTCAGCGACGACGACATCTTCAACGTCATCTCCGGCCTCGTCGGCTTGGAAACGGCGCACTCCTATAAGAACTATAGCTCGCCGATTCTTCCCAGCCAGCTTCTGCAGGACGGCGTTGCCAGGCACGAGGAGACCATCAAGGGTCTGAACCGAGGTCAGGTTGTCGGTCTCATGTGGGGGCTTGTCTCTTACCTGAAGGAACGCATCAACAAGGATGAACGCGCCGACAAGGTTGCCCTGGATTTCGCGGTCCTGCTCGCTGGCGGTGTTGTTGACCGAGACCTAGCGGTCGCCTTCTGCCGAAGCATCATCAGTCAGCCGGACGAAAGCGCGAGTGCCACCCAGCTCAGGACGAATGCCCTCACGAACAAGCACATGGCCAAGCTCTATGACAAGGCGATAAGAGACCGCGAGTCCGAGGGTCTGTTCCGGAAAATGCTCAATCACGATAGGCTGAGAGAGTTGCTCACCAATGTTTCCTGGGAGGAATAGGATTCGTGTCGTCTGTAAGCGAAAAGCTGGTAAAGGCCAGGTCGCGGCTTCTGACCAATGAGCCGTGGTATGGTGCTTTCACGCTGCGCATGCAGTGGGTAGCCAGCGAGATGCTGGATTCTCCTGAGAACTGCCGTACAATGGGTGTCACTGTCAAGAGAAACGGCGGCGTGCGTCTGCGCTACAACCCGAAGGCTTTAGAGGGGATGCGCGTTACCCACCTCATGAGCCTCATCAAGCACGAGATCGAGCACCTCGTCAGGATGCACCCATTCAGGGGTGCCGGCAAGGTAAGGATGCCCTGGTTTATCGCTACAGACATGGCCGTGAACGGCCCCGCGAATGACATACGAATCAGCGTGAGGGACCATGAACTTGACGCTGACGTTTCGGTGCTGGATGTGCTTCCTGGTATTACGATACCGGAAGACTGGCCCGCGGACGAAACTGCCGAGTACTTCTATGAGAAGCTGATGGACGGTGGAATCAGTATCACACTGGTCAGTATGGACAATCATAACGACTGGGATGAGTGCGATCTGATGCCCGAGGAAGCCCGGCAGCTGATCAAGGAACTGGTCGATGAGGCCACCCAACTGAGCCGCGGAGAAGTGCCGGGACATCTTGCGGCGGTCATAGAGGAACTGAGGCGCCCGCGAGTGGATCTTGCTTCGAGTCTCAGGACGTTTGTCGGACGTGCTTGTGGCGGCCGTAGAACGACCTACTCGCGCGCCAGTAGGCGTAACCACGCTTTCGGAGCAAAGGGGATCAGTCACAGGCATGCTGCGAAGGTGCTCGTAATAGCCGACACTTCCGGCAGCACATCCAACCTTGTTCCGCATTTCTTCGGCGTTCTGGAGCATCTGCTGTATCGTGTCCGAGTCTCCATGGTCCTGTGGGATGCAGGCTTTCAAGGCTTCGTTCCCCGCTACCGGCGCGGAGACTGGAAGAAGATTGAGTGGAAAGGTCTCGGCGGCACAGACATGGCTGAGGCTTACGAATGGGCGCGGAACAACACGCCCCGGGTCGATGCCGTCATCTTTCTGACTGACGGCGAGACCCCCTGGCCGGATATTCCGTTTGCTCCAACCATGGCTGTCGTCTTGAATGACCGCGACTCTGATACACAGAAGCGGCACGGGATAGTAGCCCTCAGCAACAGGTTTGATGATCCACCGGAATGGTGCCGGGTGCTGCGCCTCACGAGCAGCGATTTCAGCTGACCAGGTTGAAATTCCACGGTATGGACGGTATATTTTGTGGGAGCAGGAGAGCCTATGAACGACGAGATCGTCCATCGCTACTGCATATGGGGCCACCCGGTTATCCTCAAGAACAACAAGAGGTTGCATCTAAACCGGCGCACGGGCAAGATGTTCATAACTAGCAGCGAATCCGTCAAAGATTACGAAAAGCACGCTGTCCTGCAGCTCCGGGTCCAGCACCGCGGTCGGTCAGCACTGACCGGACCTCTGAACCTGTGCATGACCTTTTTCGGCGCCTGGTCGACGACCGGAAGACTCCCCGACATGTCAAATCTCTACCAAGCACCGGAGGATCTGCTCCAGAAGGCGGGAGTCATCGAGGACGACCGTCAAGTCGTGAGCCATAATGGGAGCCAGCGTGTTGCTCTCTGTGACGGGGACTGTCCAAAACGGAAAAGTAAACGGCGCTGCGGAATGACGCGCAGATGTCCTTACGAGCGAGTCCTGATCGAAATAACAAGGGGCACCTACCCGGAGGTGTCTCCTGACATGTACCAGGAAATGCCGAATAGGATGTAACCATGGCCAAACACGAAGAAGTTATCGCTTTGCGTTGGATTGTCGATGGGGACAAACCTACGCTGCAGTTTGCCCGCAAGGAGAAGGTACCTGGCAGGAGGTCTCTGCAGGTCGTGTGGCATGACGTGCCGGCAATTATGCGTAGCGACCTGGAAGATGCCGGCCCGAAGCCCCGGGACTTGACAGAGCCTCCCGAAGAAACGGCTGCTCAGGACACAGAGCCCCTTGAATACGAGAAGCCGCTTTTCGAGGTAGACAAACTTCAATTGCCGAAAAAGGATGAGGAACCGGTGAGTGAAGTCACACAGCCCGAGGCCAAGCCGGTGACGCTGGCTCCGGAATTGCCCGAGGTGGACACGGAGGTTCTGCACGCGGCTTGGTCGGCATTGAGCTTTGAGGAACGGGCCGCGGCCAAGGCCAAGTACGGCAGTGCGTTGAAGTGGTACCTGGCTACAGAGTCCAAGAGGCAAAAAGAAAAACCGACAGCTGCACAGAGTGAGCCTCCAAGGGAAGCTAGCAGGCAAGAGTTCGAGGAATACGTGGCAAAAGCAAGGCGGGTTTATGGTAGCGACGCCCGTGACGTGCGCGTGTTCCTGCGCCTCTCGCCGTCTGAGCGAGCAGATGTACTATCCCGCTGGCCTGACCAATACGCCTGGTATCTCTGCGAGCACACAAACATCATCGCGGCTGGTCTTCGGGAGGGCATGGCGCCTGAGCGCCTAGCCAAGCACTATAAGCTGCGCATCGAGGAAGTGAAGCGTGTGACCCCGCTTCCAGGTTAGTATGACTCAAAAAAGCACAATCCACGAGATGTACGCTGATCTGCTCAAGTGCTATGGCAGCAGAATCGACAACGTACTAGCCACCCGGCCGCCGCGGAGATGGGCTTCTGCTGTCATTTGCTGTTGGTGTGAGATGCAGGCTTGGTACGATCCGGCCTTCGACGAGGACCGGATTACTCGCCATTTCAAACGGTTCGCGGCTCGGACGATCAAGTGCCCGCTTGCGAAGGCGCGCAGGAGAGAACCAAAGTTGCGAATACCGCTGCATATTAGGATATCCAAACCACCGGACTTTTGTAAGCACAGGTTTCTGCAGGCATGTTATTGGAACTCAATAAAAGGAGACTTGCGTGAGTGCTGAACTTCCGGATCGTATGTCATTCGAACCAATGTCAGAGTACCGAGAAAAGGCGAAGTCGTTCCTGACGAGTCACGCCCTCGCAGATTTCGCCAAGTGCCCGCTGCTCTTCAGAAAGAAGCAACTCGGTCTCATCAAGGGAGTCGAGAGCAGGAGTTTTGCTTTCGGGCGTATGGTTCACACCCTGATCCTTGAAGGACAGGAGGTGTTCGAGAAGGAATTCGCCTACGATCCGCCAATCAACGAGAAGACAGGTGAGCCGTATGGAACTAGGACGAAGGCTTACACGTCGTGGGCAGAGGAAATGCACAAACAGGGAAAGGAGGTGGTTTCCGTTTCCGACTTGTCTGTGGCTAAGACGATGGCGGCTGCTGTCCGGCATCACGAAGTTGCAACAGGTCTGCTGAAGGAAGGCTGGCCGGAGGTCACGGTCCGTGTGCCGTACAACGGGATTGCCTGTCAGGGGCGCTTGGATTTCTTCTCCCTCAAGACCGGCATTGTCGACCTCAAGACGTGTGACGACATTGATTGGTTCGAGCGTGACGCCGAGCGGTATGGTTACGTGAATCAGATGGCTTTCTACGGGGCGTTGGTTTCCCTTGTGCATGAGGACGTTCCTATCCACATGATAGCCGTTGAAAAACAGGAGCCGTTCCGGGTAGGTGTATGGAGAATAAGCCGCGGCCGTCTGGACGCGGCCCGTGAGGAAAATGAGGAGCGGATGCGAGAGCTTTTGCACTGCCAAGAGAACGGCTACTGGCCCACCGGTTACGAGGACGTGCGCGATCTATGAATTATCAGTCGACAAGATGGTATATAGGCCAAGGCCTGGACGGGGCGAAGTATCTCGTCAAGGAGACCTGGATCAAAGAACCACTCTCCACTGATTTTTCGTCTACTCAGTCGACTTCTTTCGTAGAAAAACTCCAAAGCATAGAGATACCGTATTCCCTCGGATCACGGCCACAGAGACTCGACAAGTTAATCCAGAAGCATTTGCTTGAGACATCTGGCTTTATCGGCTGGTTAAGGGAAACCGGAAAATACTTGTCGGAACCACAAGTTGCAGCGGTCCTATTATCTGAGGGGCAGGTGGTGCCCACATCCGAGGTTGACTATGCGAAGATTTCCTGAAATAAGGGTCGGATGTGCTTCCGCTGCGTTGTACCATCATGTTTATGGGTTCCATAGTACCGGCACCGTAGTCTACAAAGGGTCATTGTCGCTCATCCAGGAACACACAGAGGTTATGCCTCCTTTCCTGGCTTGTGTGATCAAGGTGCATTCGGCGCCTTATCAGGCGTCAACGACTTATCGTATTTTCGGAAAGTGCGGGGATTACAAGTTCCTGATTAGCCCCGGTGATGTCTACCGCGAAGCTTGTCATGTTGAGGGGCGCTGGTTCAGCAAACACAGGACGCTTATTTGTTGTTTTCGTATGAAGACGCCGCGAGAGATCTACATACTCCGCGGAGTTCGCAAGATACCCAGGAAACCACTGAGGGAACTCACGCAGTTCGAGCGTCCGATAGAACCTGAGCAAATAAAAGCAGAGGCTGTCATTTATCGGTGCATCCGACGCAAGCAGTGCGTGAAGCTGTTGTAACTGGTACCGGCCGGCAGGTGCGGCGATAACGAAGTCGCGCTGAGGTGCGTATTTAGAATAGAGGTTTATGTCCGGCACGCCGGCCGGTATCCTTTTCAAAGGAAGCATCATCGTGCAGACTGTCTTGCTCGGTCCGCGGCTCCGTCCTGGCAAGCTGTCCTTGAAGGAAAAGCTTGAGTTTGTCAGGGAAAGCGACGGGCTGCTTATCAATATCTCTGGGAAGAATGAATTTGTCGATGGGGACATGGAGTTTTACGGTTGCAAGCTGTTGAGGTATTTGCCGGATGGCTTAGAGGTAGCGGGAGCGCTGGACCTTCAGGACTGCGCGTTACCGCTTCGATTGCCAAAAAGCTGGGCTTATCTATGTCACTGACCATCTTAGGCGAACCTGGACTGGATCCCTGCAAACTTTGTGTCAGGGACAGGATTAAAATTGTCCGGGAGAGCAACGGCTTGCTTGCGTGTCTTCTTGAGGGTGTTCGAATTGAGGGGAGGTTAGTTCTTGGTCATTTGTCTCAGATGACAGCCATTCCTTCGGGATTGCGCGTGGAGCGTGACCTTACGATAGCGCACTGTCCTAACCTGGTAGAGATCGGTCCCGGTCTCCACGTCGGAGGACACTTTTACCTGGACTCTTGCTTGCGCATTCCTGGACTGTACCATTCTGCTTTTATCGGTGGGAACCTGTACCTGAATAAATGCGCTTATCCATTCGAGTGTTCAGAGAAGGTTCGCGTAGCCGGTTTTGTGGCTCATACGGATTTATAGGAGGTGCTTGTGCCGAAGGTCGAAATCTGGCAGCTACGTCAACGACAGGGCTTACCACTAGAGCTAAAGGAGCGCTACGCCGAGCGTCGCATACAGGAATGGTACGAGTACTGGGATGGCCAGGTGTTCGTGTCGTTCTCAGGCGGGAAGGACAGCAATGTTCTCTTGCACCTTGTCAGGAGATTTTATCCCGATGTTTCTGCCGTTTTCTGTAACACGGGATTGGAGCACCCCGAGATTCTGACCCATGTAAAAACATTCGAAAATGTCACTTGGCTTTTGCCGAAGATGCCCTTCGACAAAGTGGTCGAACGCTATGGTTATCCGGTTGTCTCAAAGAAGGTTGCCCGTTGCATCAAAGATTTGCAAAACCCGAATCCGCGAAACGAGGCCACACGACACCTTCGCCTGACCGGTTACAATCGCAAAGGTGCGTACTGTCCTTCTCAGAAACTTCCGCAGAAATGGCGCTACCTCGTCGATTCTGGCATAAAGATCTCGGATCACTGCTGCGAGGTCATCAAAAAAAAAAGAACCGATCCGGCGCTACCGAAAGGAAACCGGCCGGATGCTGATGATGGGTGTTTTGGCTTGCGGCGGGCACTTGGCACTTGTTGGAGGTAAAAAGTATGGTGAAGAGCCAAACAAAGATAGTTTATGCGCTAGTGCGAGGAAGAAAAAAGATATACGTCACTCGGCTACAAAACTGTAAACGTAAGGCGTTGGTATTGGAAGATGGTGCGAACATTGAAATTCTAGCTTGGTTTTCTGATGATAAAAAAGCACAGAAATATGAACGGCTTCTTAAACAATGCTATCGTGACTTAAAAAAGTGGCGCGCTAAATACGGGGTTGAGGGGTAATGCCTGACTATCACCTGGATTTTGAGACTCGTTCCTTCGTCAGCCTGCAAAAATGCAGGGTGCACCGCATTGACGAGACCTGCCTAGAGGGGCCGGATTTTGAGCGCATTTGTGCTGTGCTGGATGGCATTCGTGTGGCCATGTGGGGATTCCCCACCTCAGAGAAGGCGCGTGAGTAGACAGACAGCCTCAAGGCGGCTTGGTTGATTTGTGAAAAATATAGGATGTTCGGGGAGCCAACGCAATATGACCACACTCAGAAGATTAGCACATCTGACGCAGGTGCTTGATAGTGGGCCTGCCGAATCGTTTAGTGAACAGGCTCGTGCTGAGCAGGAAGATCTGCTTGCAGTCGCCAAAGGAACACGCGAATATCTCAGGAAGGCCTTTCCTGACTCGGGCGAGTCTTGGTTGGAGTGGCTGGACAAATCCTTGCGAATCCTCTTTCCGGGGGTGAAGTGTAAACTGTACGCACCGTATGACCCGGACGGGACTCTCCCGGGTTTTATTCGCCTGGACATTCATACCAACATGGACAGGCAAGAGTTTCGTGCACGCGCGGATCTGCTTTGTAGCGCGATGGACGGAGATCGCTACGGCCTTATCTACTTGGGCCTGAGCGTCGTACAGATGCTGGATGTGGAAGCTGATGGCTGATTCTGATGTATCTACACCGACTGATGCGCTTGGCTGCAACCAGTCCCTTGTCGTAGAGACCGATGCCGTGTGTGCACTGCAAGCATTGCTCTTGTGGATTGGTCAGGTGCACTATCGCCTCTCCGCCCTATTGGGACTATGCGACTATGACGTCGAGGGCAGGTCGGGCTGGAACCTCTGCTGATGGTGTCGCTGAGCGCGTGGTTCTGCCCGAACATCTATGTAGGTGACAGGTACGCCGTCAATGATGCTCGATCCGACGATTGACCCGCATGATCTGTCTGTGGTGGAACGTGTGGAGATGGTACGGGGTTCCAAGGGCGTGTTGGTGGAACTGCTGAGGGGCGTGGAATTTGATGGCTTCCTGGACTTGCGCGGTCTCGATGACCTCCGTTACCTGCCAAGTATGAAGGTGAAGCGCGGGCTATATCTTGCGAACAACAAGGCACTGGAGCGTATTGAGGGACCGTTGGAGGTGGGGGAATCCTTGGCGCTGGAAGGTTGTTGCAGGCTTCACTCATTGCCAAACGGATTGCGCGTTGGCGGGGACTTGATACTAAGCAGATGCCGGGAATTGGAATCCTTTCCGCAGGGTTTGCACGTGGGCGGGGACTTACTGGCTGAAAGCTGCTGGCGCCTGCGCACGATCCATCCTGACTTATACGTGGGCGGAAGCTTGAGCTTGAAGCGGTGCAAGGCTCTTGAGTATATTCCACCAGGGATTGTTATCGGGGTAAGGTTGAGCCTGTTGCTGTGCTTCAATGTGAAGCGCATACCGAAAGGGATCCCGGCTCTCAGGATACAAATGCCGCATGATACTCGGATCATGGAATGGTCGGGGGCGCATTGGTCGCCTGATGGGAGGACGATTATCGGCCCGGGTGAAAAGAGAAGCGAGGAGTTAGCTGATGTATAGTCACACGTTTCACTACACAGCAGCCTTTGTTTGCGCAATTGCTCCTTTCGAGCCATATATCATTCCCTTTCCACCAGAAAGAAGCGTTCCACCACATGAATAGAACGGTTGTTGAAATTCCGGCTCCCACGAAAGGCATTATATCGAGTTTCGTAAACTTCCAGCCTTCCAAGTTCACGTAGAAGAACCACCATTTCTTCCTCGCATACGAAGCCTTCGTTGTTATACGAAACCAAAAGATATTTTGCATCAATGTTGCGTAAGAGATCTTGCAAGGCGTGATAACATTTGGCTCGCTTGTTGTAATCAGACCTGCGCCAATCTTTTGGGATGCCAGATACACGACTAATGCTTTGTGGGCGCTTATACTTAGCTATCAAATTCAGCATGAAATAATTTGAGCCATACGGGTGTTGGTTATATGGAGGGTCTATATATGCGAAGTCAAATCCTTTTTCCTTACGAACAACTTCATTAGCGTCCCCTTGAAACACCTCATACTCGCATTCAAACCGGCTTAGAATAGTGGCTTCAAGTACAATATCTGCGAGGATTCGTTTAAGAGCATCACGTTTCGTGCCGCCAAACTGACCAATGCCGGTGCGCCGATCTTTATAAAACCCTTTGAAAACACCAGCGGTATTTGCGTGAATCGACGCTTCACTCAACAATGGTCCCAAGAGAAGATCGTGAAACTCAACGGGAGCCTGCTCAATAAGTCTTCTGTAGTTATCCAAACGCCGCGCGTTCTTTTTCGTGTAGAAAACACGATCCTCGGGAGAAATGTTGGCCTCGTCCCGTGGAGAATACAATTCCTCAATGAACCCCATCGGCATCGGCTCTACATCCACCCTAGAGTTGATATCGGAGACAATATCTAAAAGAGTGCTCCAGTTCACCTTGCTACGATTTGTCAGAAAACAACGTGCTACTACAACAGCGAAATCCTCAATATCGTTGGCCGCGATGTAGTTGCTATGAGCTTTAAGAAATCGGGAAACAACGCCCGAACCGCTGAAAACATCAAAAACCCGAAGCTTCTCTTTTTTGAGCCGACGTTTTACCTTTTCAACAGCAATACCGATGGGACCGAGAAGCGCACGTTTGTTCCCAATACAGGTAATCAATTGCTTGCTAAGGAAATCGGGATCTTCCGACGTAGAAGTTTCTCCCCACAAAGCAAGTTGCCGAGTCATCCTTGCCACCCCTGCTTCCTCGTAGATGTATTGAGTGTGACGTCCCGCAAACCCTGCTTTATCAAGTTGCTTACCCACTCTTGGATCGTCACATCCTCCAGGGCACATTTGACGCGAAGTTTCTGGTGCACTTCCTCAGGAAGGTTGATGTGAATCTTCCGAATCGGTGGTCGCTTGCTTGCACGTTTCGTCATCTCTCTGACCATCCCGGCAATCCTCACTTTCAGCTTCAAGGTCAAAATATACCTGAGCCTCCCGCCATGTCAAGCCAAAACCTGGTTCGGCGAAATCCCTCCGCCGCCGGTAAGTATCCGACGGCATGGAACAGACTCGCAACAACTACGACCTGAGCGTCATGAACGGCGCGATGGGCATCGTGACCCACGTGGGGAGGCAAGCACAACTGGTAACGAAGGTCGATGAAACAACACAGGGTAGCTCGTTCTCCGGGGCTACCGCGCTGCGGAGATGATTCGGAACTCTCGCTGTAGCGGTGGAGAAGTTGGCGAGGGTATAAGTAAATAATTCCAGAAAATCACTTGACAAGCTATCTTCGATAGGGTATAGTGAGGTAAGACATACTTATTTATGAAAGGAGATGGCCATGTCTGTTTATCGGAGTACGTGTACGCTTGAGGGTTTTTTCGACCGGAAGGAGTATCGGAATTATGCGAAGTACGAGTCGGATCCGCGGGCGTTGGAGGTGTGGGAGTGGTTGCGGGCGCGGGTGGACTGGTTGGTGAGCAGTGTGGTAGACCATGGCCGGCCGGCGTTGCAGGGGGTGGTAGTGCATTTGGAGGAGGAGTTGTTGTGTGGGAAGTACGGGTGGACCCGGGAGAACCGGGACCGGTTTTTTATCACGATGATTGGCGCGATGGTGAAGGTGTTGCTGGAGGAGCATGGTTTTCGGGTGAAGCGGAGCGGGGTGCCGTTGAAGTTCACGAGGCTGATAACGACGGCGGCGAAGTATGAGCTGGCGCCGGAGGTCCCTGTGCGGCGTCACGTGGAACCGGCAGAGTATGCCGGTCAGCACTGACCGACTTTTCGGTGGCCTGGTTCGGCCACTTTCTCTCCTGGGCGGCCGTCATGGTGGCGGCCGCCTTTTCTTTGTTCTCTGCCCCTCTGCGGGCTTCCGGGACGCCTTCCCGGGCACCCAACGTGAGAATTCGAGCAGATCCTGGGGTAAATCTCCTCTAACAGGCACAAATTCACCCCAAACTCCGGCCTTTCCCGACATATTTTGCCCAAAATCCCGCCTATATTTTCGCCTGAAACTCTAAAACCCCGTTCTTGAGCCCAGGTGCAGGCTTTTCGGCACCCACTTTCGCG